AGAAATTTATTTAAGATATAAAAATGGGAAGGTGTAATCAAGACAATCACTTCTTAACTACCCTTCCCTATTATTTATTGCGCTGTCTTCTTACTACGTGTTGTAGTCTTTTTAGCAGTCAGAGGAGATTGCTCCTCTACTACAGGAGCTTCTTCCTTAACCACAGCTTCTACAGGCTCTACTGAATCGCTTTCATCATTTACTTGTTCACCTACTGAACCAACATCTGTTGAGCCAACGTCAATATTAGAAGCTGCTTCTGTTTTAAACATTTTGCATTGTAATACTAAACCTACTTGACGACCAGATTTAACATCAAGTTTATAACCTTGTTGTAAATAACTATCTACCTCTTTTAAGAACTGAATCAAGTTAAGTTTGTTAACTTGTTTAACATCTGTAATAGTAAGACCGTTTAGTAAATTACCTTTTTTCATAAATATTTCCTCATTCATTAGTTTATATGAAACACAATAACTCGAAATTCCCAATTCACTTATTTCTCCATTTATTTAAAATTAATTCATATAAAACATACTAACACAAATATTCAGATAAGCAACATATTTAATGTAATTATTTGTTTAGTATTCTGTATAAACAATATTATCTAAATCTAAAACAGGGTGTTCAAAAGCTTTCTTCATACAGTCAAAATTAGCTTTTAATTCTTCTAAAGTTTCCCCGTAAGGCTCTATGAAGTTTTCAGATGTAAAAGCAATTTCACCTTCGTCTTTGTAATACACTTCACAAATACCAAATTGGTCTTCTTCGTAAACATCGTTAGACAAATCAACCTTATAAGACGAAACTTTCTTGCATACCCTATAGTTCCAATACACTACTTATCTCCTAATTTTAAACATTGTTTCATAATAATACCATACACCTCTTTAGAAATCCATCTGTCGCCAAACTTAACCATCAACCCTGCATCAATCTTCTGTTGTAAGATTTCTTCATCTTTAATACGTTTACGTTCTAACATATCCTCGTATTCTTGTTCAGTCATAATTACGTATTTGCACAAGTTCTCTACCTTATCTAAATCACGCCCCATATAGCGTTGGTATACGTTGCCTCCATCCGTTGCTGTTTCATTAGGACACTGACATTGAACGTAGTGGTGCTGACTCTTAGATACTAACACTTCACCACACTCTAAACACTTAACACTGTTATGTGTTAGCACTTTACGTAGAGGTTCTTTAGAACACCCTTTCTCTTTTAACTCCCAATAATCACTCATTACTTATCTCCTGTAGGTGGTTTTGGGTATTCAGTCATAGGTTTCCAATGAGTTACTGATCCAAACCAATTATTAAAGAACGGTTCAAAATCTTGTTCAAGTTCTTTGTTAGGGCAAATCCAATAGTCGTGTTGAACTTTATTGTTAAGCGTTTCATAAACCCAATATTCACGATTATAAGGGTCGTTTGTTGGTTGTTGATCTTTAATGTTAATCCAAACATTTTCTAAACTATCTTCTAAATCATTCATAACTCTCTCCTCAAACTTTAAAAATTAAACTTCCAAATCAAATTTAAACTTAGCAAATTTCAAATCTTCTTCACTGTCATAAAAGATATGAAACCCTATCTGTTTATATTCATTCCAAATGAATAATACATCATCTAAGATATTCTTTACAACAACGTATTCTGTCCCTCTGTCAGAGCAAAGGTTCTTAGCTACCACTGTATCACCTACTTGTAAATTACGAATGTTCATTTAATTCTCCTCAAAAGGTTTAGGTAACTCCATCCAATGAGTAACACTGTCTGAACTAATCCAAAAATTACCTTTAACTTCAAACTTAGATTCACAACAACCCTTACCACAAGAAGTAAATGTAGCAAAATATACATCTGGTTCTACACCATATTCATCTGACTCTTTGTTAACATCACATACTAATACGTGTTGCCACTCTTCAGGTAATTTTTCTTCAACACTAATCCATTCACTCATTTAACTCTCCTAAATTAACGAATCTTGTACTAATAACATATCATACTGCTCAGGGTTCTCTAATGGCAACCACACCATCTCACCGTTCTTAGGACATCTCCAATAACTACAGAGCAACCCATCTTTGATAACAACAGCACCTTCTTGGTAATCTATGTCACACGACCATGTTGGAAATTCTTGGTTAATTTGCATATCAACCATTAAACTTGCACCCTTTTATTGTAGAATAATATTTATATTCACTATCACCCAATTGAGCATACATTCTAACAACTTTCTTAACCTCTCGACTGTCAACTTTAATACCTAAAAGACTAAGGTTATACTCTACAGGTCGTATTGTCAAGTCAATATCTAAAGTGTGTGACCACCACTGCCAATGAGTTATGTAGAACTTATTCCCATTAAACCATACAACTTCTGAACAATCAAAGGTTCTTTTATCTGACTTACTATAAATTTTATGCTTAACATACTTATCTTTTAACCAAATAATAAATTTAATAAAAGTTACTGATATTACTGCAATACCTACACCTAAAGCAAAAGCTAAAATGTGTTCTATTAAGTTATTCATCAAATTCTCCTAAGTAACGGGTGTACCTCAAACAAACTACCAAAATTAAATTCATACTGATCTCCTTCTCTTAATGACTCTAAGCAAGGTTCTAAATTTAAAGTTATTAAACCGTTTTTAAGATTTAAACTGTTAATGTACTTGCTAAAAGCTAAATTGAAGTTCAGAATACATTTTACACCATATTGTGTATTTTGCAAACGTCTTCGATACACTTTAGGTATGTTGTATGTATCTAACAGGTCAATTAAATTTGCAATAGCAGCTTCTTCAAGACTATTATATAAATCCTTAAATATTGTTAACATCGGCTTTCCACTAGCAAAGGAAAGTAGGCAACTTTGTTCACTCATCAAATTCTCCATCTAACCATCTTTTAAATAGCTCTCTCATTCTTCGACTAGGAACGTAAAGGTTAATAGGCTCTCCTTTACGTAATCGAGAACGGAATACAAACTGAATCATATTAGACAATGCCCACAAGTCTTTGTCAACAGGATCATCACTACGAGTTTTAATTAACAACCCAATATTTACATTAGGGTAGTTATTACATAAATATGCTACGTCTCTACAATGTATATAATCATTAGTAGCTTTAGTGCTGAAAGCAAGCCAAGCAACATTATGACGACCTTGCACACCTGCTTTTGCACACTTATATGTTGTCCACAAACGATCTTCAGCTTTAGATTTACATATATTCCTAAAGAAGTTTGCAAGATTCTTATTCAAGACTTTACGAACTTCTGTTGATCGGTGTAAGTTAGTAAAACTTAGTGCAGTTTCTTTCTCCCCTACATCATTAATCTTACCCTCAACAATGTTGACTAAGTGTTTAATTGTTTTTGGAGAATCACCGAAACGCTCTACATCGTATTTAATGTTGTAGTAATTAAGGTACTTAGAGAAATACGAACTTTCAAACAAATACGTTAAAATGGTAACTTTACCAAAAGCATTGATTAGATCAACACTAAACTCCCAATACACAGTCTTGTTTGATACTAAGAACAGTTGATGAGCGTCACAAGCCCTTTTGATCTGCACCTGCATCAACCCATCATAAGCTAATTTATACTTATTATCCTGCCAATGCAACATACCAATAGGATCAACTTCGATTACACCATTTGCAATCAAGTTAGCAACTTCTTTATCAGTTTTAGACATCCCTTTTGTTTCTGTTTCCTCTATGAAGTCTAAGTCATTACCATCTTCTTTATCTTTATATTCTTGAACTTGAAACTTCTTCCAAACACACAATTCTTCATCAATAATTAGTTCATAAGAGTTGTTACGAATAAACTTTAAACAGTCCTCATCTAAGATTGAGAACAGAGAGTGAGTTGATGCAATATTTCTACCCTCTTGTAACATTAATTTAATACTGTCACTCTTAGAGAATCCCCAACCATTGCTAGGAGAAATAAACTGTTTGTCAGACAGAGGATGTTCCTCTTGATACATCAAGTTACCATCATCATCCTTCATTCGCTTTCCATCATCGTCAAAGAGGTATCCACATACACGATCCACTTCCGATAACAAAGGGCTGATGTAGAGAACAGGATGTGACTTTTCTGCAATCTCTTTAATAATACGTTCTGTCTTACCTTGTCCACACATTGCATCGTAAACTACAACTTTAGTATTCATTTTATCTCCTTAACTAACTTACGTCACATACTACTACAATTATACACAAAGTCAACTCATTATTTTGGGTATTTCTGTAATTTCAAAACAGGTTAAAACAGTATTAACACAGACCCAATGGGTATTTTTACTAAAATATTGACGCAAGGTATTGATTTTTAAAACTTTAAAAGTTGTCACCACTTAAAGAGGTATGCTACAAATATATTTAATATTATTTATTAATATTGTCTGTGTACACAGACAGGTAGTAACACTAATTTCAATAAATTGAAACATACTCAAAAAGATAAATTGAAGGAGAAGGAATGATAATGACTGAAAAGAAAAGTTAAAGAGTAACTAATATGTTGCAAGATTCTTGCAACAGAGTAACACTATCTGTAAGCATAGCTTACAATATTATTGCACATCTATAAAAGTTATTTTATTAATTTTAACTTCTCCTTTCATAAGCTACTACTAAGATAACTAGAGATAAGATTTAGAAGTATTGTTAAAATGTATCTTAACAGATACAGAGAAGATTATCTTAGTGGTTATCAAACTTAACTGTATCAACACAGTTAGAGAAGTAAGAGTATCATCTTAGCGATGATATAAGAGAAAGAAGAAATAAAAGAATAATTATTTATTTTATCTGTGCAAAATGACAATCTCTGATTGTCTAAAGCGTTAGCTTCTGAAAGTGAAACGTAGTTGAACGACATTATCAGAAGCTATAAGCTGACATACTAACTACGTTAGTAATAGTTACTACCTGCGAAGTTTCCTTCGCAATATTAACACTCAATTACAAATTATTTATTGACATATAAGATTTAGATGATATGGTTATAGGCAATGATGTTTATTTAAACAATAAGGAATATTGATGTGTCAAGATGTAAGAGCTGTAATTTAAGATTAGAATCGTTCGATGACCACACCTACTGTAAACGCTGTATCAAAGCTTCAGAAGATACTACAACAGAATGGAAAGACTCTCAACATAAACTCATAACTGACACTAAGCAAGGTTGTATTGTCACTACTCCACGAATTAACAGAGAGTGACGTAGATTACACTACACCAATAGCGTTTAAACTCACGTAGCGACACGGTAAGGGGTGTTTAGAGTCTAGGGTGGTACGTATGTAGCCATACGTTTACGAATGTACCTTGAATGGTTATATAGGGTTTAAACGACATCTGAGAGCTTCTAGGAGTATTATGAATAATTGTGAACAACATTGTGATTGTGTATTCTCTAAAGAAGAAATTGAAAGATTAGTTGCTTTGTGTGACGAAGATGGTTATATTGTTCCAAGAGGTTTAACAAGAGAGGAAAAGAAATTGTTTATTTTAAATAGTACCCAAAAGGAGGGAGAAAGGTGAAGAATGGTTGACGTAGTAACAATGTGTTTGGCTCTTAATGTGTTTATGGAAAGTCGCGGTGAACCGAAGAAAGCTCAATATGCTGTACTTGAAGTTGTCCACAATAGGAGCAAAGACTCAGACTTTCCAAATGATTATTGTAGTGTAATAAAACAGCCAAATGCGTTCTCTTGGGTTAAAAATCACAGATCAATGAAACCTCCAAAGTTCGAGTTAGAATCTTGGAAGGAATCAATAGCAGTAGCTAGAGATTTTCAACGCAAACGAACAAATTACACTAATGGTGCAAAGTATTTCAACCACGTAAAGTTGGGAGTTAGATACAAAACAAATGTTAAAAGTGTTAGGATTGGTCAACACGTATTCTATTAATGAGGAGCGGTAAGTTATGAAGTATATGGGAAGTAAGGCTCGAATTGCTAAACACATTCTACCAATTATGTTAGAAGAAGCTGAAAAGAAAGGTGTTACAAGTTGGGTAGAACCTTTCGTAGGCGGAGCAAATATGATTGATAAAGTTCCTGATACGTTTGAGCGTATTGGGTATGACTTCAACCCTCACACAATAGCTGCACTTGTTGGTATTCGTGACCATTTAGAAGAATTACCTTGTGAGGTTACTAAAGAGTTTTACAACTCAATTAAAGGTTCTGAACCACATAACGTCAATTCTTGGATTAGATATGAATGCAGTTTTGCTTCTAAACTTGATAATGGTTACGCAAGTAATAAAGAGGGTCGAAACTATGCAGATAAAGGGAAAAATCTAGCTATCAAGCAGTCCCCTAAAATAAAAGATGTAGTATTCATTTGTGAAGACTATGAAAACTTAGATTTTGAAGACTCAGTTATTTATTGTGATCCTCCGTATCAGGGTACAACTGGATATAAAACAGGGGCTTTTGACCACGACAGATTCTTTGATTGGTGTAGAGAGCAAGCGAAACGCAACATTGTATTTGTATCTGAATACAGTGCTCCTGAAGACTTTGAATTGGTTTGGCAAGGTGAGATTAAGACAAATTTTGCATCGAACCGAAAGGCTGCTACACACAAAGCTGTGGAGAAATTATTTAAAGTTCCTTAATTGATTACATTCTGTAACAATATAGTGTTTGACTTTAATGATATATGTGTTAATATCTTATTAAGAGATAGGGAATACATAGCTACTATATTTTAAGTAGTAGCTTACTTTCAGTAAGGAGAGGATGATGAATTTATCAGAAGGTGCTGGATTTAGTAAATCCGATGGATATGGAATCGGAGCTTCTAATGCCTGAGAATACAAATGTGATTCTCCAATGTAGTGCCTCGTACTGTAACCCCTGTCAACAAGCTAAACGATATGTTAAGTCCATCGGAGCTGAAGATAAGATTATCTATGTTGACATTGAAGAAAACGAAGCTTTAGTAGCTGAATACAAGATTAAGAATCTTCCTACATTTATCCATTTAGATATTGATGGAAAAGAAGTAAGTCGTTTTGTTGGGTTTGATAAGAACAAAATTGATGAAATGCTTCTAAAGATTTAATCTTACGATTAGTTTTAAGAGTTTATGTCTCCGCTTCCCTCAACAGGCTTCTACCCTGTCGGCATTAAACAGAGGGCTGGTAGCCGAAGTGTTCAAGTCACTGCGTGGGACTCCATATACAGCATTCAGAGGTAATCAAACTAACCCTTTGAATGAGGTTGTTAAAACCTAGAAATAGGTTATTCATACAATATAAGGTGACAACTTAGTATGAGTATTTCCCTTGAGGGCTTGTCAATAAATATATTTCCTACAACCTGATACGCATAAAGCTAGGTATGTTAAAGGGAAATAATAAATGTGTGGTGATCACATTAAAACTCACCAATTATTTTGAGAAGTGAATTATAGTGTAAACGGTAGCATCGAAAGGTCTGATTTATGTCAGTCTCGGTAGTGCGCTGAGGGTTTGGGTTCGAGTCCCAGTGTTCACTTCATCAAAGTAATTATTTAAAGACAACTTTCTACCGAAGTTCGTAGTCCTGAGTACGACTTAAACTGCTTATCAAATTCCAAAGGAAATAAATTATGTTTAGATTCCTGTTATGTCTATTTGGTTTGCATGGTGCAACAGAAATAGATTTCAATGATTCTCAAGATGATGTGTTTTACACAGAAATCTGTAGAGATTGCAATAAACGTCTTAATTGATTTTATCATCTGACCATATTTCCCAAGTGGTGAAAATGGTCTAAAGTAATACAACGTCCTTCTTGGGCGTTTTGTTGTTTCTGTAAATATTAATTACTCGCAAGACACAGAGGGAACGATAGTGAACTCTGAGTTAAGTTTACTTAACACCTTGAACGAAGTGAACACTCCTCCTATACTCAAATTAAAACTATTATAATACCAGAGGTGTGATATGAATTACACATCAAAAGAAATCTTTGACTTTATGAGAAAATACAATCTCGTACAAAGTCAAGTTGATGCTTTCTATAAGTTGTTAGAACAAGGTGCAGACATTAACACTATCGCTTTGTTTACTGGGTTATCTCCTAAACATGTTGTAGAGGAAAAGAAATTGTCTAATTTCAAATTATCTCAAAGATCACTAAATAGTTTAAGTGGTGTTGATCCTAACCTAGTTAAAGTTGTTAAACGAGCTATTGAAATCACTGAGCAAGACTTCATTGTTATCGAAGGACTTAGAACTCGTGAACAGATGATGATTAACTATGGTAAAGGAAGAACAGCAGCTCAGTTAGCTGTACACGGTATTCCTGCTTCTTATGCTAAACCTAAAGAATCTAAAGTAACTTGGTTGACCAATCCATTTGCATCTAATCATGCTAAAGGTAAGGCTGTGGATATTGTACCTGCTCCTGTAACTTGGGATGACATTAGTAAGTTCAAGAAGATCAATGAAGCTATGCAAGCAGCAGCTAAAGAACTTGGTGTAAAACTTAGTTACGGTGGTGATTGGACTAAGAAAGATTACCCACATTGGGAATTAGCATAAGAGTTTCATATCAAGTATAAGTTTCATAACACACAGAGGAATAGAATAATAATGAAGAAGAAAATAATTACAATTGCTTTCCTTGCTGTAGCAATTACAGCTTCTTTAGTTCCCTCTGTGTTGTTTTTTATTGTTTAACATTAATTTAGTAAGTTCACTTATTAGCATACTTTATGTAGGTTTATTTTATCTAACTCTAACTAAGGATTTTATATGAGTTTAACAGAAAACGATAGAGTGATGGTCTACGGAAATAAGTCTGAAAGACTACCAACTTTATCAGAATTATCAGAATATATTAACAGTAATGGAAATGCTGCGTCTGCTTCAAAACTAGAGACAGCTAGAGCTTTCACTTTCTCAGGTGCAGCTACAGGGACAGGAAGTTTTGATGGTTCGAGTGCAGTAGATATTGAGCTAACATTATCTCCTGTTGAAGCAACAAATGTAAACATTGCAGAAGACGCTGATAATGGTGTTACAGCAGATACATTACAAGCAACTATTTCCGCATTAGCTGCTCGTATTCAAGCTTTAGAAAACCCTACACCACCATAAGTCCCTCTGTCATAAACTTAATGTTAAGAAGCCTGTAGTAATATGGGCTTCAATATTTTCTTCATATATGAATACATAATGATGTTTATATAATAAAGGAGATATATTAATATGTCACAAATTAGAGGCGTATCTATTTCAGCTATTGTCAATGAGATTGATGAAGGTGTATTAGACGCTGTACGAGTATTGAAAGCTGCTATTAAAGATGAGAAAGCAAAAACATCTGAAAGAACTACAGCAGCCAATAGCTTGTTAAAGATTAAAACACAAATGTTTGGTATGCAACGTCAACAAGTTTATGATCGAATTGATTTGAAAATGAAACAGATTAATTTAAGAACAGCAGAGTTGAAGTTATTAGCATTGGAAGGTGTAGCTGATCCTAAGTCAACACCAGAACAAGTTAAGGCTCATAGTAGGGTTCTTACTCCTGATATGAAACCATTTGGTATTGATGATAAAGTATCTAAAGAAGGTCTGTAATTATGGCTGAAGATATTGATCTATTTACCCCCAAGAGTCAGAAACAATATGACCTAATTTGGTCAGATACAGATATAACATTTTTTGGTGGTTGGAAAGCTGAGCTACCCTTTCGCAGTAATGTGATTGTAAGCAATAGATGAGTTTATTGTGAAAACCTTGTGAACTCGGTGAAACTCTCTAGCAGACAATACCGAGCCTCTTGCAAAAGAGGTGTAGAGACTATCCCTGATGAGTGTAAGGGAGTAGGCTTCAAGTGAAGTCGAAGCGCAAGGCATCCTAATAGGATGAAGATATAGTCCGATCTTCGTAGTGATACGGAGCAGTTCCTTAGAGAACGGGTTGAGATTAACGACCTCAATTGAACAAAATTTAGTCAGCAGGCGCGGGAAAATCGTTCAATTCTTTGCTCCGCTTCCTACGTTACGTAGACGAACCTCTTTATCGTGGTTATGTTATCCGTAAAACCCAAGCATCTATGAAACAAGGTATCTTTGCTGATGCTGTACGTTTATTTAGGGCTTGGGATGATAGAGTTAAAGTAAACCTCAATGAGATGACAATTAAGTTTCCCAGTGGAGCTATTATCATCTTTAAAGGTTTAGATGGTCAAGCTGCTATTGACTACTTTCAAGGTCAAGAGATTTCAGGTGCATTAGTAGACGAAGTTACACAAATTAGTTACGAAGAAATTTCATGGTTGATGACACGTTTACGTTCTAATGCTAGTGTAAAACCTACTGTGTGGTTTACTGGAAACCCCAACCCAGATCATTTCGTTCGACAATGGATTGAATGGTATCTCTACCCTGAGAAGACTTACGAAACATTGGAAGATGGTACTCGTAATGATATTGGGGGTAGACCTGATCCCGAAAAGAATGGTACAATCAGGTGGTATTATGTTATCGGTGGTCAGTGGTATTGGGATACTGATAAAGATCGCCTTACAGAAACTTATAAACATCTCTTAGATGAACGCCAAAAACCAATGTCTTTTAGATTCATTGGTGCGACTTGCCTAGACAACCCTGTGCTTTTAGAAAAGCAACCTATGTATCTTTCTAACCTTCTTAACAAGTCTGTTTTAGAAGTTGAGAGATTGTATCACGGTAGACACAATTGCCGTGTTTAAACTTTGCTAATTCGGTGGAACTCTGTGCATCAGACAATACCGAGCTAAATTAATCTAATCAAATAACGAAATGGAGTAGTTATGTTTGTAAATATGAAAGAAATTGGTTTATCACAATATTGTGTAAACAAAGCTGGTGAAATTTACTCTCTTAAAGTAAACCGTAAATTAACACCAAGAAATCACACAGGTTATCAAGCCTATAACCTAAAGAATGACTTCGGAGAGCTTAAGAACTACAAAGCTCATAGACTTGCTGCGTTGGTTTTTATTGAGAATGATGACCCTGTAAACAAAACACAAGTGAATCACATTGATGGAAACAAGTGGAATAATGACATTTCTAACTTAGAGTGGGTTACACCTTCTGAGAACAATCGACACTCAAATGATACAGGTTTGAGACCTCAACCATTTTTGAGCGATTTGAACAAGACAGTAAACGAAGGTGAAATTGTTCACGATTGGCAAGAGTATGGAAATACAGAGTTCTCTGAAGATGATGTTCATTATATTTGCTCACAACTTCAAGATGGATACCGTGTTTGCGATGTAAGTCGAATGACAGGGTTTGATCGAAGAATGATTCAGTTTATCAAGGATAATCAGAAGCAGAAGTGGGAACATATTGTTGTTCAATACAACTTCGATAAGTTGCGTAAAAAAGAAAAGACTTCACCAGAGTTAGTACATAAGATTTGCGAAATGTTACAAGAGGGTAAGAGAGCTTGTGATGTTTATAACGAATTAGGTTTAGATCGAAAAGTAGTAGAGAATATTAAAAACCGAAAATTCTATAAACATATTAGTGAAAACTATGTGTTTTAAATGATTAGATTATAAATGTGTGACGGTCATCGAAAGGGTATCCCTGAAAGGGAGAGTAACCGAGTAGAGTAGAGTCAAGCGACTCGAAACGCAAAGAACACTTTACGGTGTTAAGATATGACCTGATCTATATGGTGACATATAGTTGCACGTAATGGTGCAGACGCTAGGGTAGCGACCTAGCGTTGAACATAATGAATTGGTTTGTTAGACAAGAAGGTGCAGGTTTTTGGAAGCATGAGTGGTGTAAGATCATTAAAACTTTCCCTCACCCTGACGATCCAGATGATCAAATTGTAGAAAGGGTTAGATGTTGGGACTTAGCTTACACTGAACCTCACGATGCAAACCCTGACCCCGATTACACTGTTGGTGTTCTGATGGGTAGAACAAAGAACGGTTACTATATCGTAGAGCACGTTGTAAGGGATAGACTTCGAGTAGGTGCATTATATCGTTTCATAGCAGAAACAGCTAAGAAAGATTATGACATGTATGGAATCATTCCTCAAGTGTTACCAGAAGACCCTGCTAGTGGTAAAGCTACATTTGCTTTTGCAAGAGAATACTTGATGGCGAATGGTATCGTAGCTGTAAAAAAAGTCTCAGGTAGTAATCAACGTAACAAGTTAGAACGATTTAAGAACTTCGCTGCTGCTTCTGAGAACGATGCTGTGTACATCCGAGATGCTGACTGGAATAATGTCTATTTCAAGGAGCTAGAAGCTTTTGATGGTACTCGAAATGTACATCACGATGATCTAGTTGATGCTACTTCAGACGCATTTAACACCTTATACAAGAAACGTAAAATTAGAAAGGCTGTTGTTGGGAATATGTTCTGACGTACATATTAGAATGTATGTTCTAATTCATTAGGACGTATTCCTTCCTAACATAAAGGAGAATAATAAGTGGCTAAACGCCAAGACAACAAGGGGCGTTCTGAAAGGAAACAAATTGCTCCCGAATTAGGGAATCTTGGCGTTAGTGTCGATTTCCGATCTATTTATGAAGACAGCTTAAAAGAATTACAATTCCCTCACTCTTTAAAAACATTTGATCAAATGTCTAAGAGTAGTGTAGTTGCTTCTGTTCTCTCTGCTGTAAATACAATTGCAGGGCAAGCTGATTTCTACGTAGAATCTTATGATCAAACTGATACACATCTTAGTCGAAAGAAATTCTTAGAACAATGTTTATTCTATGATATGAAAACTTCTTTCAATCAAGTTGTAAAAGATTCCTTAACATCAACTCAATATGGATTTTCTATCCTAGAGAAAGTGTTCCGTGAACGTAGATACGAAGAAGGTAGTTTGTATGATGATGGAAGGATTGGTATTAAATATCTTCCCTTACGTTCTCAAAAGAGTATTGAAGAATTTAAATACGATGATATGAATCGTGAACTTCAGTCAGTTGTGCAAACGCTAACAAGTAATGGGACGAGAGCTCTAAACACTCTTACAAAAACTACTGTTAATCTTCCTGTTGATAGAATCTTATTCTTCAAAGTTAATCCTTCTAGTAACTACCCTCACGGTAGAAGTCCTCTAGCTGACGCTTACATGTCGTGGAGAGTGTTAGAAGAACTTAGAGGGATTGAGACAGTATCAGCTAACAGAAACTTGAATGGTATTCCTCATTTATCTTGTCCTTCTGAAATTATGGATGAGAGTAGTGATGACCCTGAAGATCGTTTACGTGTAACAAAGCTTAAACAGCAAATGTCACGTATCTCTACAGGTGAACAGGCATACATCATCACCCCCTCTGATAGATATGATCAGACAGAAGGTGCTTCTGCTCAGTATGACTTCAAGGTAGTGACAGGTTCAAGTAGTCACTTGACAGCTCTTGGTAGCATTATTAGTCGTTATAAGAATGAAGTGTTCCAAGCGATGTGTGCGGATATTCTCACCATTGATGATGGACAATCAGCTTCTAGTTCTCTTACAGCAAACAAGCAGACAATGTTTAATATGTTTGTTGAAGCAAGACTACGTGAATTTATTGAAGTGATTAACAACGATCTTATTCCTGATTTGTTTGCAAGAAATGGATGGGACATCACTAAAACTCCTAAGTTGAAATATGACAGAGTTGAGAAGCTTACTGTAGCAGAAATGGCTAAAGCTATTCAACAATTAGCTGCAACATCTACAATTCCTATCACTCCTGAGAATACTAACTACATGGCTGAAGTGTTTGGTTTCCCTACTCGTGTTCCTTTAGATATGAGTTTTGAAGAACTTACCAAGCTTCGAGGTTATGAACTAGGTGTTCAATCTAGGTCTGGTGACGGACTCGCTAAGGGTGCATCGAACGGCACATCAGATAAACCTGCTGCTGCTGACACCAACGCAAACAACTTAAATAAATCATAAGAAAGGGATGATATGAATTTTCATCAATTATCAGAACTTCTCTTTAACAACTATCTTCTAGCCGATAGCAGGACACTTCAATTAGTCCTGCATCAATATGAGAAAGCTCAAGTTGTTGGAGGAGAACAAATAGGTGTTTTAAAAAAACCCTTATCGAGAAGAAAGTATCAAGTCAAAGTTCTTGAAGGACAAGACTCCAAGATTGGTGTGATCCCGATTAAAGGGAGTTTAACTTACGAAGAAACAGGCTTTGAAGCTTTATGTGGGATGACCTCTTACGAAAGCATTCAAGGTCAAGCTGAATACCTCATCAAAAATGAGAAAGTAAGTGAATTGATCTTAGAACTAAATAGTGGTGGTGGACAAGCTTATGGATGCTTTGAAGCTGCACAATCAGTTCGCAATCTAGCTAATAAGAATAATGTAAAGATTACAACGTATGTAGATGGTGTAGCGTATTCAGGCGGATATGCTTGGGCTTCCATTGCAGATGAAGTCATTGTAAACCCAATGGGTCGTGTAGGTAGTATTGGTATAGTTCTTCCTCTAACAAATTATGCTGAAAAGGATAAGAAGGATGGAATTAAACGCATCTACATTACAAGTGGTAAATCTAAAGTTCCTTACGATGAAGATGGTAATTTTACAGAAGCAGCTTTAGATGAGTTTAGAAAGAGTTCCAAAATCATATATGACGAGTTTGTTGGTCATGTAGCGGAAATGAGAGGTATTGATCGTCAATCTGTAGTTGATACAGAAGCTAAGACATTCGATGCACAAACAGCTTTAGGTCTGAAACTTATTGATTCTATTATGACTAAAGAGCAATTTTACAATCACGTAAACGGTAAATATGGAGAAAACGTAATGTCGTTAGTACCGAAAACCAATCAAGAGGAAGAAGTGTCAACGACTACTAATGACTCTTTAATCTCAACATTAACTGAGGAAGTAACTGGTTTGAAAGCAAATGCTGAAACCCTACAAGAAACTATTTCTACTCTAACTTCTGAGAAAGAAACTTTATCTGTCGAATTGGAGCAAGTTAAATCTACTCTAACAGGTAAAGATGAAGAAATCAAAACACTACAAGATAAGATTGTAGAACTTCAAGGTAAAGCTGAAGAAGTTAAAGTATCTTCTCGTGAAGAACAGATCAAAGCTCTTGTATCAGTAGATGAAGTTGAGAGTGTTATGTCAATCGCTTCTGTGTTAGATGACGAGAAGTTTGGCGTATACGTTGAAACTTTAAAAACTAAACAAGTTAAAACTCGTGAAGAAATGAAAGAAGTTGGTGGTGCTGGTGTAGACAATGAAATTGTCCAGCTCTCTACTGCTGAAAAGATTGCTGCTAAAGCAAAAGCTAAACAAGCTCAATAACATTATTGCTCAATAATAAGGAAATGAAATAATGGCTGTTCTTAATTTAAATAAATCCCCTGTTGTACCTTCTGATGTTTTCGGTTGGGAAGTTAATACTGATGTAGGTTATGGTCGTGAATCTTTCACAATCACAACTGCTGCATTAATCGGTGTTGGTGAAGTTCTTGTAGCTGACTACGCTGCTAAAACTGCTGTACGTGTTGGTGCATTAGCTGATGCTGATGATGTAGATGCTCTAGGTGACTTAGTTATCTTTGTTGGTCGTGATCTAACTAACAATCCTGCTACAGCGCAAGACTTTGATCGTCTAACTCTGGCTGCTACTGGTGTTGGTGTTGCAATCACTCGCGGTGATGGTCGTGGTACTCTATACAAGAAACATCTTATGTTTGGTGGTGTAGCATTCTATGATCTTCCTGCTGTAGTACAGGCTGCTCTAGTTGCTAAGTTCACTACTGAGAACCGTTTCAAAGTGTTAGATCAAGTCTAAGCAAATACAACAATAAATACAAATAAGGAACTTTAAATGCGTAATCCAGTTAATCTTAACACTTCTATTGACCTGTTACCTACTATTCAAAACCTTCAACCTGCTTATGGTCGCTTCGCTGACTCAGGTTTGTTTAAAGAATACGGTATCAAAACTAACGCTGTTATCTATTCTGTAGAAGAACAAGAAAACACTCGTATGACTAAACTTACTTCACGTACAGAACGTGACGCTGTTAAAGTTAGTCGTGGTCGTTCTAAACAAGTAACTGCTGCTTCTGAAACCATCAAACTAACTGGTGGTGTTCACGTAGAAGACTTACAAAACCGTCTTAACTACTTTGACATTGATCAAGATGAGACTCTACAAGAAGCTCTAGCTGATGCTACTGCTGATGTGTACAACTCATTCTCTCAATCGTTTGAGTATATGTTAGTGACTGCATCTCAAGGTATTATGCGTAACCCTGAAGATGGTAGTGCTCGTCTGAACATGTTCACTAACACTGGTACTGTTCGTTCTACAGCTACTATTGATGCCTCTGCTGATTCAACTACTTTGATCTCAGGCTTGAACTCTCTACGTAATCAATTGACTCAGTTGAATGGTTACAACGGTACTGTAGGTAATATCGAGCTTTGGGTAGCTGATGATGTGTTCAACGCTATCGTAAACCATCCTGAGTTCTACACTCTGTATCAACTTGCATATCAAGGTGCTCAACAAGCAGCTATTATGCAACCTATCCTAAATGGTAGTATTGATCGTGTAGTTCAAACTCGTTATGGTTACAGCCGTACATTCACATGGGAAAACATCACCATTGCTACGTACCCTCAGACGTTCACTTCTATGGAAGGTACTGCTCTGAGTGCTATTGCTGATGGTAAAGGTTGGACAGTTGTTCGTGGTGCTACTAACGCATACGAAGTTGCATACTGCCCTGCTCCATATTTCTCTCAAATGAATGGTGTTGGTCAAAAAGTTTATGCACGTACTACTGGTGTTGTAGATGATACTCACCTAGATTTCACTATCGAATCTCACTTGATTCCAATGTTGAAACGTCCAGAACTTTCAATTGATGTAACATTTACTCTTGTCTAAGGGTTGATGTGAAGGAGGGACTCTGTTCCCTCCTTTATATTCATTTATAAATATTATTGCTGTGTTTATAGATCAATATAAAGGAATAATAAATGGCTTTATCAGAAATACAAATTCTTAGATTAGAACATGGTGATACAGATATTGAGTATCCAATTTTAACAGATGAAGAATATCAATATTACATTGATGCTTTCCCCAACAAAAAGAAACGATCTAAAGCTATCGACTTCACTATCCTAAACGCTTTGTCTTACGATGTGAGGGAACGTAGTGGACAAGAAGAAAGGTATGCTAACCAAGCTTTCCAAAACAGACTTGAATTGTTAGATAAGAAATATAAAGACCCTACTTACACTGGTGGAGCAAATACTCCTCTATCTGTAGGTGGAATATTTAAAGATGAAATGGCTGCTTTAGCTACAGACCCTAACAGAGTTCCTGATACATTCGTTAAAGGTGACTATAGAGGTTTTGCTGAATGGCAGACAACTAGACATTACTACTATTGCGGAATGATTCAACCTTATAACAATCTTCGATGTCTATATTACCCATTCGTTGTTCTAATTTGATTGGTGCAATATATGGGTAAATTTAGAAGTAAGATAACTCTTGATACTAAAGAAGTAAAAAGAATAGTAAGAGAGTTGAATAAGGTTGATAAGACTGAAGTTGACTTTGGTTGGATTAATGGTAAGAAGTATCCTTCTAATGATCTTGCTGTATCTCGTAGAGGTGTTTACATTGCATCTATTGCTTACATGAATGAGAAGGGACATTACACAATCAACAATAAGGGTAACGTGATATATGTTCCAGCTCGACCTTATGTTCAACAGTCATTGCATAATATTAGCTTTTTAGCTGATTCACTTGTCATGGTGTTAGAGAATGTGTTTGAAGGTAAGGTATATAAAAACGTCTTAAACTTTATCGGTCAAGATATGGTAGATAACATTAAGAAGTCTGTATCTAAACAGAACTACAAGAAACTTCACCCTAAGACAGTTAACATCAAGAAAAGCTCTATACAATGGATTGATAGTGGAAGAATGTTAGATAACATCACATACAAAGTTACTTACAAACGGGCAGGTGTGGAAAAGCCTTACGACAAGTTCTAGGAGAACACAATGTCAAGACATGGTGGTAAAGTTAGACTTGGTAAGAAGAAATACACAGTCTTAAGAAACATATCTTCTGGTGGAAACTATGATGAATATGGTGAAGTTATTGAGGGTGTATGGGAATCAATAGAGATCACAGCTAACATTCAAGGTGCATTAGTTTATAACAAAATGAGAATGACTAACGCTGGTGATGTATCTAAAGATACTATTTCTGTTAGATCAAATCAAGACTTATACAAAGCTAGAGTTGATGTTAATGGACAAGCTTTACTTGCTGATAGAATCTTTTATAAAGGTACTTATTGGGAAGTTAAAGAAGATATTGATTATAACAATTTAAGAACAGCTCACATTGAAGTGTTAGCAACTAGATTGGACGAACAACCTATGGAGAGGGAGATTTAATGGCTGTAGGAAATATTACAAACGTAATCCCTGCTTCAGAATTACCTGTTATGGCTGAAGAAGAATTTCTAGCCAACGTAACAGTTGCAGTTGTAGATGGTGCAGGGAGGATGAAACAAATTCCTCGTCCTGCTTTATTTAATACTATTGCAACAGTGGTTCAGAAAGGTGAGAAGGGGGATGCAGGAGCACAAGGTTCTGTAGGAGCGACTGGAGCTAAAGGCGATAAGGGTGATAAGGGTGATAAAGGGGACACAGGTTTAACAGGTTCTCAGGGAGCAACAGGAGCAACAGGGGTACAAGGTTTCAATGGATGGACTCCTGTTCTAGCTATTGTAGCGAGAGGTTCTGATCAAGTAATTCAAGTAGTAAACTGGACAAATCCAAACCCTTCAGCAACAGGTAAACCTTCCTTCCCTCTCTATGTTGGAGCTACAGGTTTTACTGTCAATATCGCTGACGCTGTGAATATTAAAGGTTTGCAGGGAGCACAAGGGTTACAAGGTATTCAGGGGTTAAATGGAACTAATGGAACAAACGGTTGGTCTCCTGTTATCACCCTAAAAGAAGAAGATTCAACAAGCTTAGTTTATTTCTACTTAAACTCTTGGGTTGGTGGAACAGGGGCTTCTCCTACAACTATTGGGTACATATCAACTGAAGGAGTTACACCATCTCCTGTGACTGGTAGTGATATTGGTTCTCTCCCTTTAACTATCTCTTTTGCAGAGCTTGCAGATGTCCCTACAACTCTTAGCGGTTATGGGATAACTAATAGAAATGAAGCAGGTCAAGTTAAGGTTAATTATACAGGATTGACAGTTAATAACTTTACAGAGGAAGTATATAAAGCCTTTAACATTATTTCGGCTACAACTACTGTATCAGATTCACCTACTACAACATACCCTTACAGTACACCTAAAAGCTACGTAGGGGTGTTTGATGGAACAAGAGGAACTTCACCTAACGGTAGGTTGATTGAAAACCCTATTGGTGGACAAGTTCATGCTTGGCGTATACAGGGTAGTTATTCAGGTAAATCTACAGGTGGTAGTGGTGTAGAACTTTTATATCTTCGTATTAGAAACCCTGTTAGTGGTTTTCAGATTGTCAAAGCAATCACATTACCTAACGCTATCGCTGCTGCTGCTGTGTACGAAGAAATTATCACTATCGCTGATGATGCAAGTATTTCTGCTCCAAACGGATATATCTTAGAAGTAGCGTTCTCTAAAACAGATGCAGGACTAACAGTACAGATTGATAACATTACAAGAATCTCTTACGCAGTGGAGATGAATAAGGGTTGAGTTTAAAAACTCCCTTATTTAATTTAACATATTTAGGAATTAAAGAATGGCTTTAAATGAACTAATTAACCAAATTGTTGACGTACAGATTCGTAACGTCACAAGTAATACATATTCAAGAGATTTAAATACTATCGCTGTACTTGCAAAACATGACGTATTTACCTCTCCTGAAATCTATCGTGTATATCAAGATTCTTCTTCTATGGCTGAAGATGGTTTTGACTTAGACTCTTACGCTTACAATGCTGTACGTACAATCTTCTCTCAAGAGATTACTCCTGTTAATGTTGTTGTTGGTCGTGTAGCTGCTTCTGGTACAAATGCAGATTACTTAACAGCTTTCAACCAACTACTAATGATTCCTCAAGGTTGGTTATGGGTTATTAGTGATCTACGTGATGTTCCTACACAAGTACAACTAGCAGGTCTTGCTCAAGCTAATGATAAGATGTATTTAGCTGCTACACACGCTGCTGCTGCAATTGATCCGCTACTCGATACAGACTTAGCTTCTCAAGTTAAAGCTCTTAGTTATTCTAACACTGCTGCTTGGTATGATGATGCTTTAGGTGAGGTAGAACTTCCTTTACCTAACTATAGTGAAGCTGCTCTTGTTGGTCGTTGTGCTAATGGTGTTGCTGGTACAGTTAACTTTAGATTGAAACGTCTTGTTGGTGTTACACAACCTACTTCTATTACTTCACTAAGTAACATTACAGCTTTAGAAAACAAAGGGTACACATTTGCTGCTAACGTGGAACAAGCTGTACGTTCTTTTGGTTCAACTAAAACTGGTAGTGGTGAATGGATTGATGCTGTTCTTGCAAGAATTTGGTTGAAGACTAATATTCGTGAGCGTGTATTTGCAACAGTAGCTAACAGTGAAAAGCTTCCTTATGAAACAGAAGGTGCTGCTGCTATTGAAGCTGATGTTCGTTCAGTTCTTGCTGAAGCTCAGGGTTATGACATTGTAGCTGATGATACGCCAATTAGCGTAACAACTCCTAACGTACTAGACTTAACTCCAGCTCAACGTAATACACGTATCCTACCTAATGTAAGATTCTCTTGTCGTTTGTCTGGTGCAATTAACGGTACAGTAATTCGTGGTGAAGTGTTTGCTTAAGTGCAAACCCTTTTCTAATAAATATAAAGGAACAATTATAAATGTCTAAAATTAGAACAGGTATTTACGACTTCTCTCAAGTCTTACTTCTGATTAAGCACAAGAACTTTGCAGGACAAATCAACATTGATGGTTTTATGCCTGATACAGAGATTACTGTAGAACGTGATGATCCACGATGGACACGTAATGGTAGTGGAGATGGTAAGGCAACCACATTCATTCGTAACCCTGACAACTCTGGTACGATTAGTTTTACACTAAACCAATCTACAGATTCTCTAGATAAGATGAATGCGATTTGTCAATTTAGTAATACAAATAGAACATTGAATATCTTATTTGAAACCACTTTAGTTGATAAGAGTTCTCGTACTATTTACTTCTCTCCTGAATCACTAGCATCTTTCCCTGATAGTGTTAGCTTTGGTTCAACAGAGAGTGGTCGTGAGTTCTCAATCATCTGTGGAGAGCTTCAAGAGAATTTAGGTGGTAGTTCTCGTATCCCTCAAGATACTTTAGCTATCCTAAATGCGTTTAACATTAACGTAGATGAATCTTGGACAGTGTTATCTTAAGAACACCTCACTAGACAACGCTCAGTGCCGCGCTACAGGCTTCTACTTCTTTAAGGTACGTATGTACCTCTCAGTTGTTTAAGAGGGCGTAGCGTTGAGCCTAGTGCGTTTTAAAGCTATATAAATACCATTTAGAGGGATTGATGTCAAAGGTTAGTTTAATTGACCCATCTGAGTTAAAACTCAACATTATGGGTGTGAGTGTTAAAGGTTTTACTAAAGGTACTTTTGTCACAGTGTCTCGTAATGATCCAACATTCTCTCAGAAAAGAAGTTTGAAAGGAAAGACACAAGTTAGAAAGAACTCTAATTCATTCTACACTTTCAACTTTATCTTGGATAGTGGAGTGTCAAGCAACTCTTGGATTCATGCTTTATACCAAATGCAAGAGAGTTATGGAATTGCTTTCCCTGTTCCTGTTCTGTTTAAGGACGCTATGGGAACAAGTACATTCTTCTGTAAAGCAGCTTACCTACAAGAACCACAAGCAACATTTGGCTCTGATTCTACAACAAGAGAGTGGAGTTTGATTTGCAACGATGTATCTCACATCATTGGTAGTAATCAACAAGACGATAAGATTGCAGATGTTATCTCCAAGATTAGAACAGCAATTGGTATTGCAGGAGCTTTCGGTATTGATGTAGATAGGTTTGTGGACAGTGCTTTAGGTGGAGCTTCATCTCTTATTACAGGAGCTATTCGATAATGGCTTTATTAGATTTTATTAAGAGAGTTACAGGGATTGAAACTTATGATGCTTCAGATAGTGAAGTTATTGTAGCTAATTATCCTCTATCTGATTTTACTAGAGTGGTTATTACCAATTCTGAAACAAGTAAACTAGAAGTTGGTGTAGACCCTAGTTATCAAGTTCCTGTTTCTATTGTACCAACAACATCAATATCAATTAGCTTACTACCCAACAGTGAAGATGTTGAGTATTTAGAATCATTGCAAGACTACCTTGAAAAGAATGGTGGATATTTCAATATTACAGTGAGCAATAGTGGAAAGTTTAGAGGAACATACAGTTGCTTCTTCTTGAATGACTCAGACGTTGTTATTGATACAGAACCAGATGATGAAGTATTTGAGTTTGGTGCAGTGAGAGAAGACAGAGGGCTTTCAGCAAGACCTTTATTCAGAACAGAAAACAATTTAGTTAATACAAATATTTAAGATAGTAGGAGAAAAGAATTGGAAGAACAAGAAATTAAGAAACCAAAGATGATTGAATCAGAAATTATTGATATTGATGGTGAGCGTATTGTTAAATATGGAACAAAGTCATATCGCATTAAGTTATTCAAGGGACGTAACAGTTATCGAGTCTTAACAAAGCTTACTAAATACGGTAGTGGTTTGTTTGGTGGTGTATTACGTGGTGTAGCTGAATCTGGTGAAGATGTAGATGCTGTATCATTGTTAGTAGCAGGTAGTCTACGAGATGCTTTCCAAACAATTGATGATCCAGAATTAGAAACTTTTGTGTGTGAAGAATTAGTTGCAAACGTATTCTCTAATAACGAAGCATTCAATTGGGATGATGAGTTTAAAGGTAAGAATATGTTAGTTTGTTTTGACTTGTTACGTCAAGTTATTCAATACAACTTCTCTCCTGTTTTTCAGGAACTCGGTATCGCTGCGCTATTCAAGCAAAAGGAAGTAAGCGAGTAAGCGAATCGAGGGTAAATAATAGAGAGTTTGAAAAACTCCAGAAAGACCTTTCAATCCCTGTCGAGTGGGTGACAATCTTAGCTGATGAAACCCCACCTTTGTCTCTTTATGAACTCTCCCACACTGCAACCTTACATGATGTGTATGATGCAATTGAGCTTATTGAGTTTAAGAAATACCTACAAATAGAACAACATAATATAGAACAATCACAACAGACGAGTTAGAGGTGTCTTTGCATGAATAAAAAGATAGCAAGTTTATTTGCTTCTGTTGGTTTTGATATTGACACCACTGATTTAACGAAGTTGGATGGACACTTAAAGTCTATCCGTGGGAACACAGCAAACCTAGCTCGTAACTTAAGAGTAACTAATGCACAACTAAGTACGACTTCAACCAGAATGCGTAACTTAGCTAAGTCTGCTGAAGCGGTTACTAAGTTTAATAATCTTGGTGGTAAGTATGTAACTCTTGCTGTTAAGGTAAAAGATGCCGAAGCTGCTATTGCTAGATTTGGTAGAGTTTTGAAACTTATTGAACCAAGACTAGACAGTACAAACTTTAGATTGTCTCAGACCACTCGTTCCTACATACAATTAGCAAGAGCAGTTAAAGCAGCTAATGCTACAATCAGTCAAACTCCTCAAAGAACACCAAGACCTGTAAGCTCAAGTGGTATTGGTGGAGGAAGTATTGGGAATAGAACCTCTCAAGCAGCTCAAGGTGGTGGATTTGGAGCAGGATTCTTAGGTGGATTGGCTTCCACTGTCGGTAGGTTTACCCCTACAGGTTTAGTTGGGAGTACAGCATTAACCACTGGTGCTGTTGGTTTGAACGAAGTACGTAAAGCTGGACAAGATCAGCAACGTATGGAGAACATTCTCTTATTCTCTACTAAATCCCAAGAGGAATATGCAAGAAGCTTGCAATTTGTCAGGGAAGAAGCTTTAAGACTTGGTTTGAACTCTGTTGAGTTGGGTAGAGCTTTTGCACAGGTGAATTTGAGTGCAAGAGAAAAATTGTCAGAAGTTGATCGCAGAAAACTATTTACAGATTTATCTGAGTATATAGCTGTAACTGGTGCAGGTCAAGAAGATCAGAAACTTATCTTCAAAGCTATTAACCAAATGTTCTCTCTTGGTCGTATTCAAGCGGAAGAACTTAACCAACTTACAGAACGTGGTGTTCCTAGAACGCTAATCTATGATGTAGCTAAGGAAGTCTATAAGGTAGACTCCACAGAGAAAGTTCTAAAACTACAAGAGCAAGGGAAGCTTGATCCATCTAAGCTTCTTCCTGTTGTGTTTGACAGATTCGCCAAACAAGCGAGGGAATCTGGAGCGTTCGATAAAGCTCAGAGTTCTTCTATTTTAGCTCAAAACAGGTTAGCAGAGTCGTTGAGACAAGCTTCTGATAAGCTTTTAGATGCAGGATTGGATAAAGCTTTTGCTACGTTCTTTAACACACTAAACGCGGGTATCCCTGTAGTCATGACTTTGATAAAAGGTTTTGGCGGCGTTTACAAAGGTATCAGTAGTATCGTTAAGATTATTGGTACAGCTATTAAAGGGCTATCAAACTTTATTGCAACTAACTCCCAGTTAGTTTTAACCTTTAGCGTTTTACTAGGCATCTTTGCGTTATTGACAGCGAGAGTGTTAGGAACAACACTAGCTTTTGGTAAGTTTGGAGCTTTGTTAGCTACACTAGGTAGACGCATACCCCTTATTGCATTGCTCCTTACACTGTTCTACTTATTTAAAGAATATGATAGATATGTGAAAGGTGAAGACAGTTGGATGTCTAACTTTGCTGATTGGATGATTTATTTAGCAGAAACAACAAGACTTTGGAAAGAAGAAACTATTAGTGCGTTCAATGCTGTTAAGGAACTTCGATTGGGAGATGCTGTTAATGGAGTAACAGAGGGTTTGGGTAAAGCTGTTTTAGACGAAATTATACCTCCTACCATAAGACGAGGTTTTGAATCTTTCGGGGATAAGCGTAAACAACTTCGAGATGAAGTGGAGAGGTTAACTTATCCTAATCCATTCAATAGAACATCCTCAGTTGGGTCACCTGTAGAGGTTGGAGGTTATGTCCAAGTTTCTGTAGACCTCAGACAACCTAATGGTAAGGTGGAGAATATTTTAGTTAATGCTCCAGTTAGAAACGTCAGCACTGCTGGACTTAGGGAAACTTAGAGGGGATTATGATATATACTTTATATCTTGTTGATAACAACAGCAGTATCACAGAAACCATTTCTCTTGATGTTATTAATAGTTTTGGAGAAGACTATTCAAGCAACATTGCACAAAACACTGTTGAGAATGGATACGTAATCTCTGACTCTATTAGTATCAGTAATCCTAAGTTTTCTGTTAGTGGTGTAATCACGGACAGTAAGTTTAGAGTTTCTGGTCATTTGGTTGTATTTAATGGGAACACTTTTGAGAAATCTCAGGGTGATAGCAGAGAACAATTCCAACAAATATCAGATGATGACTACGCTGATAAAGTTAAAGATAGATTGATTAAGCTTTGGGAAAATAAGGAAATCTTTGGTATCTTAGAATCTAAAGATATTAACAACATTAAGGGAAGTCAAGTAAGAAACATCTTCCCTTGTGTTCTCTCCAGTTTAAGTTTCAATAAGTCTGATGCTGCTTCTGCAATCTACCCTACACTTTCTGTTGAAAGAATTAGGTATGCTGTAGTTACTGTAGGAACTGTTAAAGACCCAACACCAGAGCTTATTCCTAAATATAAAGAAAGTATTGAAGCTCAATCTAAAACCTCTTCTGGAACTGCTACAGTTGCTTCTGAATTAGCAAACGCTGATGCTCAAGCTAAGGCAGCATTAAAAGGTATTAGTGGTGATGATCCTGAAACCAATCCTGTAAGAAGAAATAACGAAATTAACTTAAACAGAACAGCACAAGCGAGTGGTCAAGCTGAGTTTAACAACTTGGGGGCTGATGGCAGACGAGCAGCTATTCAACAATACGGTTCAGAAGCCAACGCTGTAAAAGCTTATAGTGAAAAGATTTTTAAATCTTTAGCTGAGGGTGAGGGGTATAAAGGTGCAACATTTACACCAAGATAAGGGATGAAATGGAAATAGAAGTTTATACAACTAACGTAGAATTACAAGACATTCCTTCTTATACCACAAGTATTACCTTAGAAGGTCAGTTATTAAGACTATCCTTCCTGTGGAATGAACGCATTGGTAAGAGAACTCTGTCTATTAAAAATAGCTCAGATGATTGTTATTTACAGAACATTATCTTGCATCCCAACGAACCTTTCGAGCTAAATTCAAATGCAGTGTTTGATGAACTACCGTACAAAGTTGTTTTACAAAAAGTTGGTGATGTTAGGCGAGTAGGTAATATTTATAATTGGTCTAAAGATTACATCCTCTGTTTTTACAGAGATGTTATTATTGAAGAGTAAATGAGGAGATTACATTGTTTGGTGTAACAGATAAAGATATTCAGTTTGGTAGACAATGCAGTGTAATCTTTGATAACTATTCTACAGGTGAATCAATTCTTATTAACGACTATTCAAACTTGTTCGATGAGAACGGTAAAAGATTGGATAAGTTGCGAGTAGGTTTTGAATTTACTAAGAGTTTAGATGAGAATACTAACTGGTCTACAGGTAGTGTTAAGATTTACGGGTTGACACTTGATACGTTTAACAGACTTGGAGACTACTTAGAAACTGAAGTAGAAGTTCAAGTTGGTTATGAATACTCAACAATAAGAAAACTTAATAAGCTTTTTAGAGCTGTGTTGATTGATAAGTCTTATGTAATTGAGGGAGGTATCTCAGTATCTTCTTTCAGTTTACAAGGTTACTATTTTATTGCACAAAGTACAAGCAGTACAGGTAAGATTAGCAAAGTCTTCCCTGAAAAAACTCAGTTCTTAGCTGCTCTTGGTGAGATTGTAGAAGAAACAGGTTTTGATGGTTTTACTGTTGACTTAACAAACGTCAATAAGGGGTTTCCTGTTTATGCAGATAAATTCCTTCAATACGTGTCCAATTTGAAGTTCCCTCTTGGTAAGACTTACTACGGAACTCCTAAAGCTGTTCTCGCTAAGTTTTGTGAGGAGTATGGACTAGGTTATGTTGTAACTAACGACAACCACGTTCTTATGTATTTCACTCAGAATAAATTAGAACTTCATTTCAGTGAGATGCTTCAAGCTAATGTAAGTTTGGTCTTTAATCAAGATTTAGTAAACAGACCTCCAGTGGACTTTGTTGCAAAAGATAGACAGTTTAATTTCAGAAATGGAACTGACTCTATCGTTCTAAATGGTGACACGGGCTTACTGGGACTTCCTGTTGTAAAGACTAAAACAGTAACTAAGCAATATAGTGCTGCTGTAGAAGCTTCAGAGAAAGTATTCATTCAGAAACAAGTCGTTGGTAAGGTGAACAAGAAAGGTGAAGCTATTGTTGATAAAGAAACAGGTAAGCAGAAACTTAAAGTTCCTAAGACTAAAAAAGTTTTAAGGCGTACTGTAGAAGCTGTCTGCCAGATCAATACAGCGATAGAACCTCAAGGGTATGTTACCCTAGCCTTACCTGATGATAACGAACTTGCTGGTGACTACAGAGTGCGTACAGTAGCTATTGAAGGTGACAGTGAAGTGGGTAATTGGAATATGACTTTATCTTTAGAAGGGGAGTGGTAGGTAGACGAGCTATCTAGAGAAAACTGCAAGGTTTTCTCAGGCAACTTTATCCCAGAACAAATATGGCTGATACTATTTATTTAGAACCAATATTAAAGAACTTCTTCAACGATAAGATGTCAGAGATGAACTTCTGTCTTCCTGCAAGGATTGATAATGTTCAGAATCTAAAACAAGGTAGAGTGGACGTAAAGCCTCTCTACATTCCAAGATATTTAGATAACACTTATTCAGAACTACCTGCTATTAAAAACGTACCCATTGTCTTTGCGTGTGCAAATGAGAGTGGACAAGTATTTGCACCAAAGCAAGGTGATACCGTTCTTCTCATATTCTCTCAATGTAACATAGATAACTTTAAAGCTGGTAGTGTAGAACCATATTCTACAGTGTTTGATAGAAGTTTTGATATTAATGATGCAATTGCTCTTGTAGGATTTACACCATTTAATATCAACCCTATCAACACAGAGAAGCACAAGAAAGATTATGAATTAGGTGATGTATCCACATTTAATAATCTTGGCAAAGAAAACGAAAACAAAATTAACATTAAGAAAGATGGAACAATTAAGATTATTAGTTCAGCTACAACAGTTGAATCTAAAGCTATGATCAAGATGGATAGTCCTAACTTTAAGTCTGGAGGCACTTTAGCTTCTGGTACAGGAGTTTCTGGAAGCTTTCAAACAGCGTTAGGTCAGAATGTCATCGTATCAAACGGAATCATTGTTAGCATTGAATAATGTTCAATATTGTAGAACAACAAAGGAGAGGGAATGGAAACTAAATATTTAGACACTTTGATTGAAAGTGTAGATGAGATTGACACTTGTGAAATGTTACAAGAAGTTTATAACGATGTATTCAAGTTTATTGCAGAGCAATTAACCTCCTTGCAAATTCAGGGTGAAAGCTTTTCAATACTACAGAAACTATTAGAGATTCCTAAAACTATTGATGATGTTCTAACTTGGGTTCAAGATTTTATTCAAGAATACCTAGCTAAAGTGCTAGGCCCGTTAGTTAAAATTCAAGCTGACATTGCAATCTTAACAGCAAAGCTTTTATATCTTCAAGATAAGATTAGAGATAAGTTAAATTCCATTCCTGCTTGTAAGATCGACTTTACTCCAGATTTAGAGGCTGTAGTTGAATAATGGATATTAGAACAAATGTTGAAGATGGAAAGATTATGTTCCAAAACGGACAAATCTTTACAACGCAGAACAGGCAAGATTCTTTAAGACAAAGATTGGATATTAGAATCAAGACTCAGAAAGGGACATGGTTCTTAAACTTAGGATACGGTATTGATTGGTTCAATGATGTGTTCTCAGACACCTCTACTAAATCTTCTGTAGATGCTCTTATTCAAGCTGAGATACTAAAAGAAAATCAGGTTGCTAACATTATTGAGTTTAGGTCTTCTGTGGATAATATTACGAGAGAATATCGTTGTGAGTTTAAAGTTAAGCTAACCACTCTTGAAGTTTCAGATACAATTCGTTTATTAGCAAACGAGAAATTGTTTGTTGTATTAAGTAACGATGGAACAGCAATTAAAGTGTAATCAATTAAATAATAGGAATAATAAGTGGCTAGATTAACAGGCAACGGATTAGAGTGGGACAAGTTTGGAACTTCTTATTCTAAATTACAACAAATTGCTAAGTCAAAGTTTGCACCACTCTTAGAAGAAGGTGAAGAATTATCAACGGACGAAAGCAGTATCTTAGGAAGAATCTTAGGTATTGATGCAGACACAGATAGTTCTCAAGAAGAGTTAATATTTCAGATGTACTCTTCTTTTGATCCAGAACAGGCAGAAGGTATTTACTTAGAGAAGTTAGTTTACCTGTTTGCAGGGTTGAAACGAAAACAACCTACTCCTGCTATTGCAGGATTGATGTTACGTGGTGACGTTGGTGTAACTGTACCAGAAGGTAGTAATGTTAGCAACACTAAAACTGGAGATGTGTTCTCAACAGACTCTTCTGTAACTTTCTCAGAGACAAATGTTAATGGTGTTGTAATAGATGTTGGTGTTGTTAGTGCAGATACTACACTATCTATCACATACTCAGAAAGCGATTCTCTGAATAGATACCCACCAATTACTATTGCAGTAGGAGAACTGGACAACTCTATCAGTGTTGCTAGAACAATGGTTCAGACAATTAATGCTACGTCTTCTGTAATTTCTGCATTCTTAGATCAAGATAATGTTGTACATGTTAAGTTTATCAACTTCAACACAGTTGGAAGTTTTTCAACAACAGGTAATATAAGTATTGTTCAGTCTTATAAACCTGTCACAGCTACGTCTAGAACATTCTCTGCTGTTATGCAAGCTGTCAATGATTTAAATGTTATTCAATCTCCTATTCTTGGTTGGTATGAAGTTTACAACCCTTACGATTCTATTGCAAGTACAGAGCTTGAATCTGATACAGAACTTAGAAATAGATACAAGTTCTCTAAAGGGTTTAATCAAGTGGGAAACAGAGAAGCTATGTATGCAGCTCTCTATTCGTTATCTGGTGTTCGCTATGTGAACGTTCAAGAGAATATCCAAGATACGCCATTTGAAGGTCGTTCTGCTCACGGTATTGTAGTTACGGTACTAGGTGGAGATGATGAAGAGGTTGCAAGAACTGTAGACAAGTACAGAGCTTTTGCATATACAGATGGAGCAATCGAAGTTTCTATGTCAGACATTAATGGAGCACCTTACTCTGTAAGATTTAACAGACCTGAAATTGTACTAATTCAAATCAAATTAAGTTTAACTACTGATACAAACGTGTTCCCTACAGATGGTATTCTTCGTATTCAAAACGCTTTGATTGACTATATCTCCAACTTGAATGTAGGTGAAGACGTTATCTGGAGTAAATTATTTACCCCTATCAACACAGTTAACGGTCAAAGTGTTAACAACCTTCTTATTGGGAAAGTTGGAGAAACACTAGGAACTTCTAACATTGTTATTGAACACAATCAACTTGCAGCACTTTCATTTGAAAACATCTTGTAATGGAGTAGAGTATGTCTATCAAACCAGATAACGTTGTTATCAATATTCTAAACTCTTTATATCCTGACATACAGTTTATTGCTGATAACGGAGATGGTGTTCATTTAAAAACAGTGTTTGGTATTGTTGGTGAAGTTTCTAACAAATCAATTGGAACAATGAGGAAAGCTATTAGATCGTCTGATGGTAAATACTTTCATGCACAACCTAAAGAGTATTTATTAAATATTGGTGTTCAAGGTAGTCGGAAGTCCAACGCATATGATATTGCAGAAGACATCCAATTCTTACTAAACACTGGAAGATATAAATCTTTGTTTAAACAAAAAGGTTTTTCTATACGTGTTGACCATCAAGAGATTGACTCTATTCCGATTCAAATGGATACAAGTTGGTTTGTACGTTATCAGTTTCCAATCTATTTGACAACCGATGTTATTATGATGATAGAGAATGAATCTATTAATGGTGTAGATGTCTCTGGAAAGTTTCTTAGTGAAAATGGTGAAACTCTTTATCAATATGAAGACTTTATAAGGGAGTAAGTTTAGTGCAAGAACAAAACTACAAAGCTGTAGCTCACTCTCGATTAACAGATAGGCACAGAAACGATGAAACCTTCTTAGCGATACTAGATACTCTTATCGAACTAAAAGAACAAAGACAGAAAGAGTTTCTACAGATAGCAGAAACCTTTCTAGACATTGATAAATCTTCTGGAAAGAACCTTGACTTAATTGGGAAACTGATTGGTGAAGAAAGAACGTTAGTAAACTTTATTGATAGGGTTTACTTCGGTTTCTTAGGGGCAAGACTTGCTGAAGCATATGACTTCGGATACTGGTACTCTTTATACAAAAACAAATACGGAACACTTAGAACTCTCACTGATGATGAGTACCGTAGGGTTTTGAAAGCTAGAGTTGTTAAAAATTCAAGTGATAGTAATCGAAACACTTTCCTTACAGTTGTTAACATCTTATCAAACAATCAATCCACCATAGTTACAGAAGGTCTTAACAACACCGCAATTTCTGTCGAAGTTGAAGATTATGATGGTCTGGTATCTTACTTCTTATCTAAGTACAAGAATGACAGAAACTTAATACCTATCCCACTAGGTAGAAGATTGAACGTAACTTATAAAGATATTAATGTGAAATTCTTCGGCTTTGACGGTGAAGAGTTTACGGACAACTATGGATTTGGTGTCGGACGTTTCTTCGATACAAAAGTAATATATGAAGACATTATCTTTGGCTTCGATGGTGAAGAGTTTACAGATAATTACGGACTCGATGTTGGTCGTTTCATTGATATAAAACAAGAATAAATTGGAGAATTAAATTGGCTGTAAATAAATTAGACCCTAAAATCATCTTTGCTTCAACTGCTCCTGCTCAGGACACTCCTGCTGTATTTCCAAACAAGACAAATGGTTGGGGTGAGTCCAGAAAGAATGGTGGTCGTCCTACAATCAAACAAATGAATGCTTTACAGCAGGAAACTGACCTAAAGCTTCTTTGGTTAAACGAAAATGCTGTAACACCTTATGATGCTACGATAGATTATCCAAATAATGCTGTAGTAATCAAAGATAATACTTTTAAGATACTAGATACAGGTGTTTGGAAAGACTTCGTAAGCAGGGATGTGGTATCTAAGATAAAAACAATACCAACGTACTACAGTGCTGTGGAAGGTGTCAATACGGTGACAGGCGTTGCTGATGGTGCTTACTACAATGTGCGCTCATCAAGCGATGAGTCTTATGTGGATGAGTATCAGAACATTGGCGGTAGCGCTGTAGCTACTGGTAAATCGTATCCGAGTTCTGAGGTTGTTCAAAAAATTGCAAACTATACAGCGCTCCCTTTTGTTGATGGTAAATCCTACCCATTGAACGCTCAAATCATGCTCACAAATGGCGACATTGTAAAAAACACTGTTACTGGAAATACTGTAGACCCGAATGTTGATATGACGGGGTGGCTCAGTGAAATAGAAACGTCTGTGGGCGGTATTCACATCAATGAGTTTTTAAGTGCTGCTGAATTACGTGATGCAATGAAGTCATCGCCAGTGCTAGATCATACACAAGCTTGGCGTAAAGCTGTAGCTGCATGTCCAGAAAACGGCACTATTGTTGGCGACCCAAAGCATACGTATAACATTAAAATCCAGTCTGACGGCTGGAATATATTAATTGAGAAGTCAATTAAGATTGATATGCGTGGTGCTAATATTATTTATAAGCCATGGGCTGATTCAAACCCTGCGGCTACGCATACTCCTGCTTTCTTTTTTCGTGGCGGCACGAATGCTAAAGTCGCAATCGACCAAACACTGGTACGTCACAATGTAATTAAATGTTCTGACGTATCAAAGGCAAGTGAGTTCGCAACGGGTGATTATGTATTTGTATACTCTAATGCATTGTACAAACAATGGAACTATCCAGAAACAACCTATGGGTCGGGTCAATTCTCTGGTGTCGGCGAGTTGCAACAAATTGAATCCGTTAATACAGTAACAGGTGAGATTAAGCTATCTCGAATCACAGAGAATCCTTACTATTCACAAGCATATGTTCAAAAGTTAAATCCACTTATTAACCCATCGTTCACTAATGTATCTAACGCAACTGAAATTGATGCCAATGTCATTTCATCTAAATCTCTTGGTGCTGATTGCGGACATTTCGTTAGTTTTGATGTGTGTGTAAACCCAAAAATGTCTGAAAACTCTGTTCGAGGACATCGTATGTTTGTCGGGTGGATGGGTAGATGCTGGCAAGCTTTAGCAGATCGAAATCGAAGTTTTGTTACTAACGCACTCTATCCTATGATTGGAGGACATGCGTACTGTATACGACATCACCACAGTTTTGGTGCAGTATCTCGGCAAAATTTTGGCTTTCGTTCAAGACATCTTATAGATTATACAAGTAGTCATGATTGTGCACAGTATGACAATATTGGTATTGGTTGTAACACCCCATACCTGACACATGGTTTTTTCGAGCGTAGAATTAAATCGTATAACGATAAATCTTTTGGCTCAATTAGCTATGTCGGTTGGTCGATAGGAAATCCGTCATTTAATGGTTCATTTGAGTGTTCTATTATTCAGCCATCTGGAAATGATGCTATTTCCGTAAACTCTTGCTCTGATGATGTTGAGATTCAGTCGCCTAGAATTGAGAAATCTTCTCCAGGCTCTCCATTGATGCTTAGGAGCGGTGCTAAGAATGTGAAAATTTACGGCAAAGGGTTTTTAAAGATAGTAGGTGATCAAAACACCAGTAATGTTGTAACGAGTTGGTCAACGGCAAATTATAGCGGAAATATCGGAGGAGATATATTATCCGCAGTAGCAACTGCAGGTAACAACTCTGTTGTTAAGCTGATAATGCAATCTGCACACGGGCGACTTGTTGGTCAGGAGATTTATATTGATCTTCGTGATATTAATGGAGGAGCAGAATGGTCTGGATATTATACTGTTGCAAGTTCCAGTAAAACCAATATTGACGGGGATACTCTCACTTACATAAGAAATGGAGTAACAACTGCAAATTTAAATATAGTAACTGCGAAGGCATTCTCTTTATTTAAAGCAGGAGACTTTAAACCTGTAGAAAATGTGTCAATACGTGATGTTTATGTAGAGTCGCCAGTAACCTTTGTTTATGACGTGTTTGGTCTTTCTGTTGAGGGCAATGTCGAAGTTGATGGAGTTGAGTTTAATCTACTTCCGAACCAAATCGCTTGCGCTATTAATAGCGCAACAAGTAAATCGCCTGAGTCAATAAACTTTTCTGGAAATAAATTCAAAGGCACTCATCGCCGTGCTATAACAATAGTGCAAAATGCGCCTTTGAAAAGCTTAATTATAAAAGACAATAATGACACAGAATACACAGAATCGTTTGTGTCATTGCGTGGTGATGCAGCCAAGCTTTACGCAGTCCACAATATTAAAATTAAAGGCAATACATTATCTGCCCCATCTCCAACAGTAGGGGTTTCTAACTTTAATATTTGGAATCTTGTCAAGAATGGGGCGTCCGTTTCTGGTAATAGCTATCCACTTAATGCTGTTGCAACTCACGCCACCAACAAGAATTGGGAGTATGGTACTTGGACACCATCATTAGTAGGAGAAACTACAGCAGGTTCGGCTACATATACACGAAGACTAGGACACTATCAATTAGATGGTAGGTCTTTGAAGATTAAAGGGCGGGTGCAAGTTTCAGCATTCACCGGAGTGGGGCAGATGCAAATTACGGGGATACCTTGTTCTAATAATGGTTACGTTGCACCTGTTGCGACTGCTGAGACTGACTTAGTATTTACAGGTCAATTAATGCCGGCATGGGTGGGCACGTTTATTAGATTAAGACAATCAAATGCTGGAAATATTGAGGATGTGCCAGTTAAGGCTAATATAGATTTAGTTTTCCACTCGACATTGGACTTAACATCATCATAATAAGTTAAAAATATTGCACAACAAACCACCACCGACCCTGATCTTTAATGAGGTTAGGGTTTTTATTCTTCATGTTAAAGTGCTACTATAAGAAAAACTTATATCGGGGTTCGGCGTGGAGTATTTGGCAGGATTGATTATTGATAATGAAAGGCTGCTCATGTCATCTTTCGGTGGAATGATGCTGTAGACTTTAATTGAACCTAGGGAGAGTGGGGAGGAGGTAGAGCACTGTGGAACTTGACCAAGGTTAATATGTCTGTCTTGAGAACAAAGAATCAGGTCGGGAAATATTATGATTTTTAAAATTAAGAGGTAAATATGGCTGTAATTCCATCAAAACCAAATACAAAATTAATGTGGGCTTCTCAAGGAAACCGAGCAGAACCTACATCTGATAAACAATTAGATGGATGGGGTCAAGAGATTCCTCCTCACGAAATGGAGAACTGGGTTCAATACAAACAAGACTTAGCTATTAAATACTTATATCAAGAGGGGATTCCTGAATGGGATTCTTCTTTTGAATATAATACAACATCGTATGTAAAATACAATGGAGTTATTTATAAGCTTAAAGAAGGTGCTGAAGTTCCTAACACAGCAAAACAACCTGACGTTGAAACAACATCTTGGGAAATTGCTTTTGAACCTTACGGAGCTTCTTCCCCTCTTGCTGAAGAAATTAGAAAGATTAAAGAGCTTGAAGGGTATTTAAGTCTTTACGTTTCTAAGGCTAAACCAGTGATGAATGGTATTGCAACAGCACCAGAGTTTCAAGCTACAGCTAATGGTGGGCATACATTCCAAAATACAGGAACAGATACAGGGATGTTCCTAAATGCAAATAATGAGCCTGAGTTTAGAATTAATAATTCCCCTAAAGCTGTTGTAAGAAACAACCCCTCATTATCAGCTAATGATAATACTATTGTAACTATGGCTATGTTGCAAGAATTTAAAGCTAATATGTTTAATGTACAATTCCCTGTTGGCATCTCCATTATTACACAAGACCCTCGAAATCCTGCTGAATATTTAGGTTTTGGTTCTTGGGAGAGGGATTTAGAAGGTAGAGCTTTAGTTGGTGTCACCACAGATGTTACCTCTGCATCCCCTGATTGGGTTAAGACAGTTAACAGGAACTTTGGTGCTTACGAACACCAATTAACCACAGGACAACTTCCTCCTCACGACCACACTTCAGGAGAGTACAAGTATATTCTCCGTTCCACAGGTCAAAACACAGCAGCTTCACTCGGTCCGACAGCAGGAGAACCTGATCTTAGTAGTTCTGGTATCGTACCCCTAAGTTCTGTTGGTGGTAATGAACCTCACAACAACGTGCAGCCATCGAAAACTAAATTTATATGGACTCGTTTAAGTTGAAAAAGAGTAATCTTTCATGGCTTTAGATCAAATATTTTCTGTAGTTAAGGAGTATTTTCCTGCTACACTTGGAGCTATCTTAGGAGCTTGGAATAAGAGAGGGGAGAAGGGTAGTCTTAAATACCTCTTAGAAACAAGTTCCTTTGACAAGCTCTTAATTACGATTATAGCTGCTTTTGCTATCTTGGTGGGGATTAGTATTGGTAGGTGGGTTTCAGTGGCCTTAACAGGCTACTACGACCTCCCTGAACATGTTATCCCTATTCTAGAGTTCGTTACTGCCCTAAACGGAATAAAGCTCGTTGATAGTGTTCTTAAAGGTGTTGATAAAACATTGGACATCATCAACGAAAAACTTCCTAAGTTTATCTCAAACATCATTGATGTCCTTGAGTTAAAAATCAAGAAATGGTTTGGGTGATATTATGCAATATTTTATTATCCTTTCACAACTAATTTTATTAATCATTTTTCTCCTCACCCTCAAATGTGAAGTTTCTAAACATTGTTCTGACTCATGGATTTTTGTCTCAATTAGGACATTAATCATGTGTGTTACATCAATTGTGTTCTGTCTTCTATTTGAAAGTAATCATCTAAGTGTAACAAGCGTTTCTTTAGGAATCATCGCAACTGTAGTTGGCGCATTTTATGTCTTATTAGAAACCATCTATCCAAGTCGTAATGAAAATAATAAGGAAGTATATAATGACTGTATCGAAAGGTAAAGTTTTAGTTTGGAGTAATAAATCTCGTAGGATGATCTCTATTGGCGACATTATTGAAGGTGTTCAAGGTGAAAAGGGGTTACAAGGCCCTCAAGGTGTACAAGGAGAACGAGGGCCTATTGGGCCTAAAGGCGATAAGGGAGATACTGGAGAACAAGGTGTTCAGGGTGTTCAAGGTTTACAAGGTGAGGGTTTGCGTATTGATCTCACTATTGATAGCGTATCTGAGCTAGAAACCAATCCTGCTGTTCAAACACTTCCACATGGTTCTTTAATCCTTATTGCTGATCCCAACGATGTTGATCAAATTGACAACGGTAAGGTTTATGTTGTCCACGATAACGGGCCTGTGTATAGCTTCTCTATGGCAGGGAAAGAAGGTTTACAAGGTGAGCAAGGTATTCAAGGAATACAAGGTGTCAAAGGTGACAAGGGAGATAAAGGTGATGTCGGAGAAAGAGGTGAACAGGGTTTACAAGGGCCTCAAGGCTTAAAAGGGGAACGTGGAGAGCAAGGTTCTCAGGGGATTCAAGGTGTGCAAGGAGCTAAGGGTGATAAAGGTGATAAAGGTGATAAAGGGGATAAGGGAGATGCTGGTGAAGATGCACCCCTGAAGGGTTATCTCTACGGTAAACGTGGCTCACCACAAACTATCACCAAAGCAGGTGATGTTGTGTTATTTGATACATCGTTTTTAAGTCGGGATATATCGTATAATGCATCTAATGGGCAGTTTGTACTGCTTGCTAATAAGGTGTACCGTATAACATTTACTACAGGTATCGCATTTACTTCGACAAATGGTTTTGTTAGCTTCGCATTGACTGATAATACAGGTACGCAGTTAGAGCAGACTACAGGTTTGTTCAGTAACATCGCATCCGCTCACAACGGAGCAGGTAACTACTTACTTGATATTGTATATAGACCAACAGTAAATACTAACTGTACTATTAGTGTACACGAGATAACTGCTGGTGCTAGCTATCTGATACGTAGTGGTTACACATCCCTAATAGTACAAGAACTTTAAGGTGATTTTACAATGAACTTCTCAGTAGTTTATTGATAAAATTTAAACAAAGAAAAGGAGAGCTAATTAGCTCTCCTTTTTTATTGCCTGTTATTTAATTAGATAAGCTTACAGGGTCATATAGTCCTGTGTGAATAGGACGTTCTTCTAGTACACCCTCTAATTCGGCTTCCTCGTAATCCAATTCGTAAGCTAAATACTCAAATGCCTCATCTTCATTATCAGCTTCAATTAATGCTGTACCAAATTTAGTCCATTTAATTTCATAGAAAGGCATCTTAACACTCCTCAATAGAATCAATATCTAGATCAGAAATATCTAAATTCTTTACTTGCTCAAGGGCATCAATCTTATCTTCAGCCTCAATGAAAACTGTTAGCTTTACTTCATAAGTGTTCATATTACTTATTCCCCACTTGTTTAACAAAGTCTTTAAAAATCTTTTGTTCTTCTGCACTAAGAAGACTCATAAGATATTTACGAGATTCTTTAGTTGTAACAAAATTATTAGCGTTCAATAAACTAATTTCATTTGATGTATTTAAATTTGACATAGTGTTTCTCCTTAAAATTAAATTTTAAACTTCTTAAATAAGATTTAAGCTTCTGTTTCCGTTAAGCGTTCTTCTAAATCAGCAACTTGATTTTCTAAGTGCTGAATAGTTGTACTCTTAGTTGCTAACTCTTTTTGCAATGTAGAAATCTTATTCAAATATAGATTTTGAATAGCTTTAAGATTTCGTTCACATTCAATTGGTTCAGCTAGAGTTCCGACAGACTCTTTATCAAGCTCTCCACCAATAACTAAGTTATCAAACTTATCACCATAACCCTCTTTCTTCAATGTGATTTCTTTCACAACCTCAACAGAACATTTAGGCGCAAGTTTCTCAAACTCACCGTATCCATCTTTAACAAACACTAAATTACTCTCAACCATATTAAGAAGGTCTTGAGCTTGTGACAAGTCATTGCCTAAGTTAATATACCCTTTAATGTCATTCTGTAAATCAATAATTAAAAACACAATCTATCTCCTACCTTAACCTTCAATAATTCTATACAAAGTTTCTAAAGCTTTCTTAGCTTCGATAAACTCATCACAATCTTCCACATTATTAACTTCTGCTTCTAAAAAGTGTAACAAGTTCTCAAATTTATCGTAAACCTAATCTAAATCTTTCATAACCCTTCCTCGATAATTTTAAGTTGTTCTGGTTTAAAATCCCACTCGTTATAACCATAACGATAGTCGTCCTCAAAACGAACTCCAACATTTCGTTCTTCCCCTGAAGCTGTTTCTGTTAAAGAGAAAACTTCTCCTACAGCTCCAATATAATCATCTGGAGCATCGTGTTCACCCTCTTCAAAGAACAACACCTCTACCTTACTGCCAATCTTAATACTCATAACTCTTCTCCTGTAATCAAAATCTTTTCCATCTTCTGTGTTTCCTTATTATAAACACATTCAACTTCTATTTGCAACTCTTTTAATATGTTTAAAACAGATTGCATACCGATTCCATCCTCGATAGTAACAACACGGAAAGTATTCCCATTCTCACTGACCTTATGTTTATGAATACCATAGATCGTTTGATCTTTCTGTGTGAACCACCAACCTTTGTTAACACCATCTTTGATACGTTCCACTGTATTACAAACATCTTTTAAAGTCAACAACTTTTCAGAACAATTTGCATTAATCCATCGAGATAGCAGAGTGCTAGGAATCTTACTCTGAATCTGTGTAAGTTTTAAACTAACAGGAAGATACATTCCTTCTTCATCATACATAGAAACAATGGGAATCTTCTTATATTGTGTACGAAGGTGACTTTTATTAAACAACAACGTGACAGTTTTATTTGTTGTCACAGGAACAACAGGTTGCTTACGTACAATTTGAATGTTCATTAAGCTTTTTCTCCTGCTGAATTTGAGTACGTAGACGTTGAATCTTAGATGAGTTCTTTCCAATCTTTTCTGAAATTTCAGCTACATTACAACCATAAGAATTAATTGTAAATATGTTAAACTTTCCAGATAGGAACATTCCTTCTGCAACAGTGATCAAATGTCTGCGTTTCTGACCTAACACACAATTGATTCGTTTAAGCTTATGAAGCTTACGTTGCTTACTTGAATATGGTTTCTTCATTTCACACTCTCCACTAATTTAATTTGTTTATTAACACATTCATCAAGACAAAGAATCCATTTATCTAATGTTTTACTATAACGATGTACACAACCACCAATCACCTTATACTCACTTTCATCTTTGTACACAGCACCACCAAGTCCATTTGATAATTTAACCATTCTTATTCCTCAACTAAGTCAAAAGCTCGTGATGGGTATGTATATTTCGTACCACCTACGTAAAATTCTACAAACTCTACACCATGTGTGTTGTCATCAAAGCAAGAGATCACATTATAAACATCACTGTAACTACCTTTAAAATTGTGTAGTTTAAAACCTTCGTGAATAACGATCTTATCACCAGATTTAAATCTCATTTCTAACCTCTCGTATTTGTACGTTTATCTCACGTTATAGCGTGTTTACTTGTTTAAGGTACGTATGTACCACTATGTTGTTTAACAACCCTTGACGTAGGGCGTAAGATGTTTTACAGCGTATTCTGTGTACGTTCTAGGTCTATGTTCATTATCAATCCTCTGTACCTGTCACAACTGCACTAATTTCTCCTGCAAGTTCTTCAATAGTTGTAAAACTTCCAGTGTAATAATCATCCATAATCATTTCAATTGAAGCTAATTTAGAATTTGCAATCTTTAGTTTACGAACATTGTCATCTTCTACGTTTTGAGTTGTTTTACGCACAAGTTCTTTCCAACCATAAGCATTGTTATTCATTTCAATTCTCCCTCACCCTACGTTGTGAATATTCATTGCATTAGTGTGACTAGCTTCAGGGAAATGCTCCTTGAACCAAGCGTTAATAACATTGTGATCTACGAAACGAGAAGTTGCTTCCCACTTTAAAAATTCAACACCTTTGTATTTTCCAAACTGTAAACTGATCCAAATAGGCATATTTTCATCGTCATTAATAAAACCCACATGTAGACCACTTCCTGAATTTTCTGTCTTGTAAATGTTATCATCTTGATATTCTTTCCATAACATGAAAGATTCTGTATCTGTCATTTCTACAATATTATTTACTTTACGACCAATAAGTAAGTCTGGTAATGTTGGGTTAAGTTTCATATTCTTCTCTCATTTGTTTGTTGATAAAGTGAATAATATAGGAATAGAAATTAATGTCAACACTAAATTTAAAATATTTTAATGTTTATATAATATTGCGAAGGAAACTTCGTAGGGAGCAACTACTATTGTTTCTACGAAACAGGGGACGCAATCAGAGATTGCTTTTTTGCACAGTAAAAACTAAACATAGTAAAAGATATATTTCTTAGTTGTCGTTAAGACAACACTCTTATTCTTATTATCTCACTTCTCCTACATCTTGCTAAAAGATGTTAACCTTACATTCTATACAGTAGAGTTTGATTCAGAAGATAAACTTCTGTGTGAGATAATCTTATATATGAAAGAAGAAATAGAGAATTAATTATTCTTTTTCTTTTCTGTTACAATAAAGGAGATTTATCTCCGTCACTTCTTCGATAGAAGATATTGTTACTTCTCTATTCAATTTATTGAATGTTGTGGTACTACCTGTCTGTGTACACAGACAATATTAGTAATCGTTATTTCCAATTTTACATTCAGAATACTCATGCTATTATTGTAGTACAAGTAAACATACAGAGGAAATTATGAATTTAGATGATAGTTATATCTTACTTCATGTAGATGATGAAAAAGTTATTGACTTTGATTTTAACGATGATTGTAAGGTTGTTACAGTTAAATTAGGTAGCGATATGATACAGGAAGTAAGCTTATCTTATGAAGATATTTACTCCATTTTTAAAGGGTGGAGAGAGGGGGATACTTCTCTAAGAAAACCTGTTTTTTCACCTTTATAATCAACATCTTATAAATTTCTATGGACAGGCTCTTGTGCATTTAATTGTTAAATTGAGGTTAAAATGTTTAAAGTTACAAACTCCAGAGTAGAAAATCCTTCTAATAACACTGTCGAAGTTCTAGATAGTATTATGGGTAGTGGTAAATCTACTGAAGTAATAAAGTGGATTGATAGTAATATAGAAGAAAGATTTATTTACGTATCTCCTTTGTTGTCAGAAGTGGAAGATGGTGGACGTATTCATCAAGCTTTAGAAAAAACTGTATTTGAAACACCTACAGATAGCGAAGGAAGTAAGTCAGAACATTTCCTAGAACTCTTAAAAGAGGGTGTCAATATTGCTTGCACACACTCTCTCTACTTAGGTATGACTTCAGAACACTTTTACCAGATTAAAGATAAAGGATACATTGTAATTATTGACGAAGAGATTGATGTAATTGAGAGCTTTGACAAGTATTCTAATAAAGATTTAGAATGGCTTATTGCAAACGAACAAGTTGACATTGCTGAAGATGATGGTATGGTATCTTGGGTAGGAGATAGGACACTTGTTACTAAGGAGCACAAGTACCACACAATGTTATCTTACTGCGATGCAAAAGCCCTTTACACAGCTAAACGAAGTGATTCAATGATGGTGACACAACTTCCGATAAAGTTATTTGAATCTTCTAAGCGTGTAATTATCCTAACTTACATGTTTAAAGGTAATGTGCTTGACAAGTTTCTGCAATTGAAAGGTTTCAATGTGATTCCTTTTACAGAAGTGACTGTCACAGAAAAAAGTAAAAGTAGTGTTAAGGGGCTGTTAAAAATTGTTCCACCTAGTGAGAAGTTGAAGAAAATGTCGATGTCCTCAACTTGGTACAGAAACAAAGCCACTTCAGAGGATATTCGTACAATAGGCAATTTTATACGTACATTGTGTCTAAATGAGAAGGTTTTGTCTAAAGATGTCGCTTGGTGCGTTCCGAAGTTTAGAGTTGACAAAGTTACTAAAGTTGATAAGAACCTAATTAAACCAAAAGGTTTTATTGTTGACTCCGAAGGAAACCCTTGTTATTTACCTGTAACAACTCGTGCAACAAATAAATATCGCAATAAAAAGGTAATGATTCATTGTTTTGATCGCTATCCTCATATTTCAGTTGCATCGTATTTGGAAGATTACGGATACAGAGTAGACAGTTCTGTTTTTGCATTGTCTGAAATGTTACAGTGGGCTTGGAGAGGTTGTATTCGTGATGATCAACCTATGACTCTTGCAATAGGTAGTAAACGTATGTATAATTTATTTAAAGAATGGTTGGAGAAAGATGATGAGTAAAGATGTTAAAACAGCTGAATACACTTTATTGTTTGGGAACTGTTTAGAACGAATGAAGGAAATTCCTGATGGAAGTGTAGACTTAATCCTTACAGACCCTCCTTATGTAAGGATGGTGTCTGAAAAATGGGACAACCTCTCCGATAATGAAGCTAGTGATTTTTACAACAAAGTATTTTCGGAGATAGGAAGAATCCTCCGACATGGAGGTAGGCGTTTAATGTTCGGTAGTAATGATACGCTAAAATACTATTATGAAAATTCACAACTACTGCATAGAGAAATTCTTGTTGTAGAAAAAGATGTTAAAAAGGTTTCAGCAGGCAGGAATACAAAACAATATAAACAGCACGTAAACCATGTTGAGTATGTTTTCGTAGCTACAAAGTACGCTAGGGAATATGTTAAAGATTTATTATTAACTTCAAAATCTAGTACAAATCTTTCAGCAAAAGATATTAATGACGAACTTGGTGTTAAGTCTAATGGTGGAGGTATGTGGAGCATTTATACAGGAAATAACAAGTGTGGTCAAGTTCCAACTAAATTGCAGTGGGATAAATTTAGAGCTATTTTTAAATCTCTACCAGATTACAAATCTTTTGAAGAGGTATTTAATAATAGTTTAAGCATGGGAAATGTTCTTAAGGGTTTTAACTTCATTACTAAACCTCGACTTCACCCCACACAAAAACCTGTAGATTTGTTAGAGTATTTGATTAACACATATAGTAACGAAGGAGACACTGTGTTAGATTTTACTTTCGGAAGTTGTAGTACAGGTGTAGCAGCTTTAAACACCAACCGTAAATTTATTGGTATTGAGATGGAAGAAAAGTATTTTGATATTGGTGCAAGTAGAATGGAGAGTGTTTGACGAATAACATATACTGTAATTCCTATTGCAACAATCTTAACCGTGTGTAAGAATAGATTTAATTCTTTAAAGGAGATTTTGGTATGAAGTTTGATTTTGAACCTTATAAACTTTTCACAGTAGGTGAGTTGAAGAAGGGTATTAAAGATAATTTAAAAGGTAGTTTTACTTGGGGAGGTTATGTAAAGAATACTAAACCTGATAGTAAATTTGGACATACTAAATTTGAGCATATAACCCAAATACCTTTCATTGGTTTGGCGTTTACAGGCACGGTTTATGCGATTCTAATTGTTGTCACTTACCCAGCAATCCTATTTCAACAAGTTAAGGAGAAACTTAATGCAAAACGAAAATGAAGATTTAAACAAAATCCTACAATCTCTACTCACCATCAATGGTGCGTTAAAGAAGATGGATATTGATACAGATGAAATGTTTATTACACTTCCTAAACTTGATTGGAAGTATATTGTTAAAGTGATACAACAAAACAAGCAAGGTAAAGTGTATAAGTTCTTTAGTAAGGGTGAGGATGACACTTACTTTAAGTTAGGTAATATTAAAGTGGTGTGTGGAGGGTTGTAAATGAGTAAGTATCTTGTATCTGTTGGTGAAATTAAAGGGGAATACCCTTGTTACGTTTGTTTAGAATGTGCAGACCTCCAAGAGGTTCTTGAAACACTTTCTGAGTTATTAACTTTTGCAAATGTTAAAGATTTCATCCTTGTATTAGGTAGTAATATTCTCAACGAAGCTTCTTGGAACGAACGAGGAGAAGCTTATGGGGATATTATAAGTGCTGACCATGTACTCCTCACTGTGGATGATTTATTACAAAAACAAGGGTTGTCAATAGAAGATTTAAATTATAAGATTGAAGATTAACGCGATGGGGTGAAGGTGGTATGAATAAATTAGATGTTGTTGACGAGTTAATTAAGTTGTCTAAAAGGTCTGATTACGTTATGAAAACGAATTGGATTTCTCAACGGAAATACACTTATAACGAAGATAAGTTGGATTACATCGTGGTCGAATACGGAGTGTATATAGACACTAAAGGTGGTTGGTTAAAATACTACACTAAAGATGTATATAAGCATTATCAGCTTCACCCTGTAGAAATTAAGTTAATTAAGAACCTGTTCGAGTAAGGATGTTTAAGATGAAAAGTGAAGTACAATTACCGTCAGATTTTCTATACGACAACCATAAGAGTTTACAACGTAGAAACGACTTTGACGACTTATGTGAATCGTTGGATGAGTTGCAATTTGAAGCTATTCAAGAAGCATTTCAGGAAGGTGTTAATCACGGACAACGATTGACTCTACAGAATTTACGTGAACAGGGTTTGTTACCCAAAGACTTTATTGGAGAATACGAATGAAGGTGCACTATAGTAGCGAGAAACATACTTGGGAAACACCTCAAGATTTCTTTGATAAATTGAACAATATTTTTAACTTCAATTTAGATAGTTGTGCTGAAATAGAAACAGCTAAGTGTTCTAAGTTTTACACGATAGAAGATGATGCTTTGCAACAAGATTGGGAAGGTGTTGTCTGGTGTAATCCTCCTTATGGGAAGGAACAAGTCAATTTTGTTAAGAAAGCTTTAGAAGAACACCTAACGTTTAATTCAACTGTTGTGGTTTTAATTCCTGCACGACCTGATACTAAATTGTGGCAAGATGATATCTTCCCCAATGCTTCTCAAGTTTGTTTCGTAAGAGGTAGATTGCGCTTTGGTAACTCTAAAGATAACGCACCATTCCCTTGCGCTTTAGTTGTGTTTAGTAAAGAGAAAGTAGATTTATCTGATTTTGGGTATTGTATTAAATAGGAGATGTTGTAATGAAAAACAAACAAATTAATATTTATGAAGATCACATTCAAAAACGTATTGAAGATTTAGATAATCAAATCAATTCTAATTGTCTAAAGATTTACAATGAATTTAAAAGTGGATTAGAGGAAGCTTACATGGAAGGGATAATAGAGTACGAACTAGCCTTAGCTAATTACCATCTTCGCCTCGATGCTGTCAATTCAGAGGCTTGTGCGGAATTAGAGTACCTGTATGAGAAACACAAGCCTGTTAAGGTAATTGATTTATTTGATGTATATGTTCACGAAACAATTGTTTGAGGTTAAGATGGATATAAGAGCTGTAAGAAAACGTAGCGAGTTATTAGGTAAGGAGTTTCAGACTAATAACCACGGGAAGTGTGTAGTTGTTGAATATAATGGAGCTAAAGATGTAACTGTGATGTTTTATGAACCCAAATGTTCTGTCAAATGTCATACCAGTCAGTTGAAAGATGGGACGATAAGTAATCCACTTTATCCCTCAGTATGTGGGGTAGGGTTTATGGGTGTAGGTAAATATAGTTATAAGGATAAAAGAGCAGTTAAGTTATGGGGAAGAATGCTTAACAGGGCATTTAATCCAATTTTCCATGAAAGATACTCATCTTACAAAGATGTGACAGTTTGCGAAGAATGGTGGAATTTTCAAAACTTCGCAGCTTGGTGCGAGAATCAAAAGTTCTTTAACGCTAAGGATGTTAATGGATATTATTACCAACTAGATAAAGACTTACTTTATAAAGGAAATAAAGTTTATTCTCCAGAAACTTGTTGTTTTGTACCACAGTATATTAATACTGTTCTAAACTCTTGTGGTAAAGCTAGAGGAGGGTATCCTATAGGTGTGGCGTATTTTAAAAAAGTTGATAAATTTATATCTGGCTTTTGTATAAAAGGCACTAGAAAACATTTGGGCTATTACAATACAGTAGAAGAAGCTTTTCAAGCTTATAAAGAAGCTAAAGAGGATTACCTATCGCTAATAGCTGAAAGCTATAAAAATGATATTGATCATAAAGTATATATATCTTTGTTAGAATATAAGGTGGAGATTGATGATTAAAGTTTATTTTAAAGAAATAACATATCATTACGATAACGGCTGTTCTTGTTGTGATCCTATGGAGGTGATAGAGTATTGGTATTCTCACTCCGAAGGTGAAATTAGTTATTGGCAAGATCAGCACTTAGAAGATTTAGGTGGGTGTAATGAACAATATCGTTGCTTAGTTGACACATCTTACATCCTTTCGGAAACAAGCCTTCCATACCACGAATATGTTGATTGGTGTTATAGTTTGTTTAACTATGAACAAATGGAAGAATTGTTGAAATCGGATAAGATTGAAGTATTCTTTATTAGTGAGGAAGATTTATGACAGAAGGTGAGACGTTATTTTTAATTTGGACAGTAGTGAGCTGTTCAATAGCGTTTGGGTTCGGAGTAGGTTGTGCTATTTACAACGGTTATTTTGAATACAAGAAAGATGAGAGGGAGATGTTAAGTTGCAACCATAAGTATTTCACTAGGTTTGATAAATATTCTCATGAAGTTTATGATTCAGAATTAAACGTAATTAAAACAACTTACAAGTTTAAATGCAGCAATTGTGGTATTATTAAATATAAAGAGGTTGTTGATGAAGAAAAAACATAAAGTAGCTTATATGGAATGTGCCAAAGCTTTTGCTAAATGCTCTAACGCTAATAGGTTAAAAGTAGGTTCTGTTATTGTTAAAAATGACAGGATTATTTCTTGCGGATATAACGCACAAACTTCACATATTAACGACCCTTGTGAATTACCTAATGGTACGACAGACCCAAGAGTTAGACACAGTGAGAAAAATGCACTAATGGGTTTAATTAGAAGCTCTGAGTCTGCTGTTGGTGCAACTATGTTCTGTACACACTCTTGTTGCTATTTGTGTAGCATTGATATTGTTGATTCAGGGATAACACGTTTCGTCTATGAAACTGAATACAGAAGCAGTGAAGGCTTACAACACCTAATTGACAATGGTGTTATAGTTGAGAAGTTAAATAGTGAGTTTTGATGTTTAACATCGCGTACAGATAGCCTCACAGCTCCGTAGAGGGTTGTTAAACGTAATGGTGGTACATATGTACATTAACACCTTAAACACGCTATAATGGTCAATATTTTGTACCTCACACAACATATATTTTAACAAGTTTAGGAGAGAGTAATGAAATTTACAGTAGAAATTCGCAAGTGGGTGGAAGTTGAGATTGATGATAATTGGAACAAGGAAGATTGGTTAACATCTTTCTCAGAAGTTATGTTTCCAGTAGATTCTCCTGAAGAAATTGTCGAACATGTCTTACACAATCATCTTAATGGTTTTGATGAAGTGGAATGTGTTGGTAAGATTGGTGAAGATATTAAGATAAAAGATTGTGGAATTGATTTTGACATTGAGGAACTTCTTTAATGAATAAAGTAACTTTGTACCAAACAACTAGGTCAGAACATCTAACATATTCTGGACACATTGCAGCCAGTCAACTGACACGTGATGATGTTACCCGTATTAGAGGTTCTGATGAATTTATTTCTAAGCAAAAGATTAAGGAATTACAATATCCTGTTCAGAAATATGTCTTTTCTCAAAAAGATTGGAAAGGAAATGTAGAAGAACGGATTGTATACGCTGCCTTTGATGACCAGTTGTTAGAGTTAATTCAATGTGAGAGAAATAAGTTTCAGAATTTGAATGACGACCTTGTTTGTAAAGTAGCTCAGATACAAGATTTGAAAGGTGAGAATGATGTTTTACAGCAACGCCACTCTCGTCTTGAAAATGAATGCTTGCAATTGAATACTAAACTCAGTAAGATAGTACAAATGAACTGGTGGAAACGTATAGTGTTTATTTTTAAAGGGTGTGTTGAATGATTTGGTCTGAGGTTGATGGAGTTTGGCGAGTTACAAAAAGATTTCGCGGAGTTGATTGGGGTGAAATCGACTTTAGTTATGAACACAAAACACAATGTCCCGTTTGTGCCGAAGCAGGGTTAGACGAGTCTGCTAATAATCTGCATATTTATGGCGAGGACGAAAACGGTCTTCCTCGTGGAGCGTTTTGTTTCGCTGATGGGACTACGATTGTGAGCGTGGAAAAGGCATTAGAAGACTTAGAGAATAAGTCTTCTACAAGTGGAAAGGTGGCAAGTAGTTTGTCACGTAACACGAGCGCATTAAGTAAGAAATCAAATATTGGAGAGGAGAGTAGAGTGTCATTTGCAAGTGGTAAGGTGAGTCGTGATGAACAGAAGCTTCGAGAGAAGCGTTTAACTCAAGAGCAGATTGATAAGATTCATAACGAAACAAGTGCTGAGTTACTTGTTGGGTATAGAGGACTGGATAAAGAAGTTTGTAAATCTCTCGAAATTCGTTGGAAATATGATGAGAAATCTGGAAAAGTGACTGAAATGTGGTGTCCAACACACGTTATTGAGAACGGTCAAAAGGTTTTAGTTGGTTATCATATTCGTATTGTTCGAGATCGTCAGGGTAATCTTACTAAAGACTTTCGAGTAGAAGGGTATAATGGGAAACTGTGTTGCTTCTTCGGACAATCGACCAACGTGAAGGAAACTCTTGTCATCGTTGGTGGTCAGATTGATGTAGTTAGTGCTATTCAAATGTACCAGTCAGCTATGAGTAAATATACTTCTCGCATTCCTGTTGTAGTGAGTACACAGTTAGGTGAACCAAGTACGTTTGAGACAATTAAAGCTGAATATTCTTGGGTGTCTAAATTTGACAAAGTTATTCTTTGCTTAGACCATGACCAAGCTGGTATTGCTGCTACAGAAGCTTGTAAGGATATTCTAGACCCAGACACAACATTGACTGCAAACTTAGCTTGTAAAGATGTGAACTGTTATTTACAACCGAAAGAAGGTAAAACTTCTCACGACTTTGCACAAGATAGTTTCTGGAAAGCTACGCCATCTCGCGACTATGGTGTTGTAGATTCATCTTATTTGTTTGAACAAGCTTTAGCTAAGTTGTCACAAGAGAAGATTCCTTTTCCTAACTTCTTAAAAGATTTGGCTCAACATTTTACCGATAATGCTTTAAATACAGGAAGTTGGGTAAATTTTATTGCTGGTATTTCAAGTGGTAAATCAACAATCTTTGATTCATGGCTCTTAGACTGGAGCTTGTCGTGTCCTTATCGACAAGCTATTCTATCTTACGAAGCAAATGCTAAAGCTTTTGGTGTCAAGGTTATCTCACTCGCAACATCCAAAGCAGTATTGAGAATTGAAGGTAAGGAGAATCGAATTGATTTTGCTAACGAACACAAAGAAGAAGTAATGAAGCTTCTTGTCAACGATGATGGTGAAAGTCGATTTGACTTAATTGATAAATTACCATCTTCTGCCCAAGAAGCTAAAGATTTGTTCACCTATTTAGTTAAGATTCGGAATGTTAAGGTTATTTGGATTGATCCTATTGTTGATTTTTTAACCATATGTAAAGATCAAGCAGAACAAGAAGACTTGATCGTATTTATGGACAATTTACGAATGGCTCAAGATGTAACTTTTATGTGTGCCTTGCATACGCGTAAGAATATTTCTAGTGGAGCTAATACAAGTAAAGGTGGTGAGGTTGCGGAAGAGGACGCTTTAAATGCACGTTTAATCCTAGCAAAAGGTACTGTGAACATTACCTCTTGGCGCAATAAAGATTCTGAAGATGAAGTAGAGCGTAATACAGTATATCTTTCTATTAAGAAGAATCGTGATGATGCAGTCACTGGAGTAACGGAGAAATTGTTCTTCCGATTCAAAGCTAACAAGTTGTATCCTTATAGCTATGCTGCTAGTAGAAATTTCTTTTATGAGGATAACAGCGTTAAAACTGAAGATATTATTGTTGATGATGACGAAGGTTTTTCATTAAACTGTCTTGGTGTAACTAACGTAGATCAGATTGTCACTGAGTCTGATCCAGAATTGAATTTTTAAATATAGGAGTCGAGATGAGTAATCGTATTGAAAAACGAAGAGATGAATTGTTAGGTGTTGAATTTAACAATAAGCACGGACATCGTTGTTTCGTAATTGACTACAAAGACGCACACAATGTTGTGGTTATGTTTTACGATACAATGTCAATCGCAACATTTAATTACAGTAATCTACAACGAGGCAGTTTTCTTGATAGATATAAACCGTCTCTTTATGGTGTAGGTTATTTAGGTGGATTTGGTAAGACATCTAAAAATGAAATGGCTTATAGGGCTTGGAGTCACATTCTATGTCGATGTTATTCAGAGGAGTTTCAAGAAAGACAACCTTACTACAAAGGTTGTTCTGTTGACGAACGTTGGCACTGTTTTGAAGTGTTTGAAAAGTGGTATAATGAACAAGAACAGAGGAATTTTAAGGAAGATTATCACGTGGGTCGTAGGTGGTCTATTGATAAAGATATTCTTGTTCGTGGGAACAAATTATACTCTCCAGAAACTTGTTGTTTTGTACCTAACGAAATTAACTCTGCTGTAACTAAGGCTAAGAGTAGAGGCGTACACGAAGGGTTGCCCGAAGGTGTGGGGATTATTAAACCTAGAACTAAAGGTTCTAAAGTTGGTTATACTGCGAGAGCGCACACTGGAACAACGGATAAAGATCGTTACTTAGGGTATTATGATACTCCAGAAAGAGCTTTTAAAGTTTATAAACGTACTAAGGAAGCTCATATTAAATCTTTAGCAGAAAAGTGGAAAGGGAAAATTGATGACAGGGTTTATGAAGCACTTATGAATTGGGAAGTAGGTGTAGACAACTAGTTCGTCCTATGTTATATTCAGACGCTATTTATGTAGCGTCTTATTTTATTGGAGGATTAAATTGACAGATGTAGTTTTTAAAGACCATATCATATATGACTTGGAGTCATACAAAAACATCTTTACTTATTGCGGTGTAAATGCCGATGGAACAGATATTAAAGTGTTTGAAATTTCAGATCGTAAGAATGAAACTAAGGAGTTGTTAAAAGAACTTCGTAGACTTGTTGTTCAAAAGAAATCATTAGTTGGATTCAACAACGTAGGGTTTGACTACAACTTAATTCATTACATTATTGAGGAAGCTAAGAAAGCTAAATCTAAAGGCGTTGAGTTAAAGTTGTCTGCACGTAAGCTGTATAATCAGACAGAGAAGATTATCAATAGTTATCGTGGTGATGGATTTGGTATGAAAGTACGAGAGGAAGAAATGGTTATTCCTCAAATTGACTTATATCTCATCAATCACTTTGATAATAAAGCTAAGTCTACTTCTCTTAAAACTCTTGAAGTTAATATGCGTTCAGAGAACGTGGAGGACTTACCTTTCACTGTAGGGACTAAGCTAAATGATGAAGAAAAAGATATTCTTATTCAATACAACAAACATGACGTATTACAAACATTGAAATTTTATAATCATTGTGTAGATATGATCAAGTTACGTTACGACCTTACTGAGAAATATGGATTTAACTGTTTAAATCTAAACGACAGTAAGATTGGTGGCAAGTTCTTTATGTCTAAGATTGAGAAAGAAAATCCTAATGCTTTCTACGTTAAAGATGAACATGGTAGACGAAAGATGCGTCAAACTCCACGAGATAAGATTGTGATCAAGGATTGTTTATTTCCTTATGTTAAGTTTTCTACTCCAGAGTTTAAAGCATTGAAGTCTTGGTTTGAGAAGCAAGTTATCAGTGAAACTAATGGAGTGTTCTCTGACATTGAGGAGCACCTTCTTTACGATTTAGCTAAATATTGCGAGATGGTTGTTAAGAAGGTTAAGTTTAAGACTAAACCAAATGTTTCTGATGTAGCTGAGTTTAAGAAAGTTCATCCTTTAGGATGGGTTGAGGAAATTGAACTTAAAGCTATGGAAGTTGTTAAAGATGAAAATGGTAATCCAATTAAGGAAGAATATGTTTGTGAGAAAACCGGTAAAGTTAAAACTCGCAATGTAAAAGTCCCTAAGAAGTCTTATTATGGTTGTTATCGTATTGCAGAAACACTAAATGTAATGTTTGGAGGAATGCGAATTGATTACGGATTGGGTGGTCTTCATGCTGCTGTGCAAGGACACCATCAGTCCACTGAAAATGAAGTAATCATGAGCTATGATGTAGCTTCTATGTATCCTAATATTGCTATTGCTAATAATGTTTACCCAGAACATTTGAATCGAAGTTTCTGTAAATCTTATGAGGATTTCTACCATGAACGTAAGAAGTTTGCAAAAGGAACACCAGAGAATTTAGCAATTAAACTTGGATTAAACGCGACATATGGGAATAGTAATAATAAGTATTCTCCTTTCTACGACCCTAAATATACGATGACCATCACTGTGAACGGTCAATTAAGTTTGTCTATGTTAATGGAAAAGGTTGTTCAAAAATTTAATGCAAGACTTGTCTGTGCGAATACCGATGGTTTTGAGTTCATCATAGATAGAAATAAATTCGATCAAGTGGAAGACTTAGTGCGAAAGTGGGAAAAATATGTAGGACTCCAAATGGAGTTAGCAATTTATGATCACATGTACTTAAGGGACGTAAATAATTACATTTCAATTTATGATAATGGAGAAATTAAGCACAAGGGGCAATACGTTTATGAAGGATTGGGATGGCATCAGAATCACAGTGCTTTAGTTGTTCCTATGGCTGTTGAACATGAAGTATTAGGTAAAGGAAGTGTTGAGGATTTCATTAAGAATCACAACAATCCTTATGACTTTTTATTGTCAACCAAAGTACCTCGTTCTAGTCGTTTAGTGTTAGTTTCAGAATGTGGACTGGATATTGATCTACAAAATATCTGTCGCTACTACCCTTCTACAACTAAAGGGAAGCTTGTTAAGATTATGCCTCCTTTGGAAGAAGGTGGGGAAGAAAGACGACTGGGTATCATGACTGAATGGGATGTTAAGGTGTGTAATAACATGAAAGATTTCACTTGGGAGATTAATTATGACTACTACATCAAAGAAGCCATTAAACTTTTAGAACCGTTTGGAATCACTCGTGAAAAAGATGTAAATTAGTTGAAATAATTGTTGATCTTTATTTTAATTGTGTTAATATTGTTTTTATAGAAACGAGACGCCCTTGAAAGTATTTCGTTTGAAAAAGATTACAATATTTAATAATTAAAGTTTGAATTATGTGTTGTAATTTAAAATATATGTGTTAGAATGGCTGACATATTTAACGAGGAGAGAGGGTATGAAAAAACTTTACGAAGTTCATTGTTCTGTTGATTTTTGGATTGAAGTTGAAGCCGATTGTGAAGATGCTGCTGCTGTTATCGCTACCGATAGTTTGATTGAACGTGGAGTTCACGATCTCACAGTTTCAAGCAGTCCTGTATCAATTGAGGGAGTTAAGGAGTTGGGAGAATGAAAACATACGATGTCATTATCGAAACAAAAGAGATTCATCGAATAGAATCATACGGTGATAATGAAACAGATTCAGTTGGTAAAGCTTTAGATTTATTAGATGTTGATGTTCCTCTTAGTAATCGTGGTATTAGTTACAGCATTTTTGATGTCTTGTTAAAAGATGAATATCTAAATTAAAACATTCTAACATTATGTTAGAGAGCAGGAGATGTTATAATCTCCTACAAGCAACAAGGGAATTGTCATGGTGATAATTCTTTAATTTAAACACAATCATTATGATTGTAAATATAGGAAACTTAAAATATGGCGTTCAAGACAACTTCGGTGGCTACTACAACTTCAGCTTCTACTAAACCTACAGTGGACTTTGATGCTCTTAATGACTTTGTTGTTGAGCAAGTTGGTTGTCAGCAACCTGAAACTCTTAATGGTGTTATTGTTGGTATTATCGACTTAGGGAATCAAAAGCTCCCTGATGCTGAGTACGATGTAGACAGTGGTGATGAAGATTTATCTGTAGAAGAACTCGAAGCTAAATATGCTGATGAAATTGAAGCGGGTAAAATCTCTAAGTTCGACTTTGTGAAAGATTGGTCTACACGACCTCCTAAAGATGTGATTAAGAAATTTGTTCCTCAGAAAGATCGTCAATGTATCTCCTACTGCGTTGATTTCCCAGATGTGATGCTTGATAAAGGACAATTCTTTGGAGAGAACTCAGAACCTAAACCTTTACGTTTATACTTCGGTGGTCAATACTACCATCAAGGTTTGAAGAAGATGATTGTACAAAACCTTCTTCCATTGAAACTTTCTAATATTGCCAAAGACCCTCGCAATGATAAGTTGTGGTCTTTAAATCCGAAGAGTCAGCTTCATAAAATGGCTGTAGCTTCTAAGATTATTAACACAGGAGAAGCATTCCTTCCTGATCAAATTGATGAGTTGTTAGGTAAGACTTTGCAGTTTAAAGTGCAGATCGGCTTCAATGAGAAAGGCGATAAGAAATACTACTTTGAAAAGATGTCGTTTCTTGGAGCTATTCAACGTAAAGATAAACCTTTTGAGAATGTAGATGTGTTTCTTATTCAAATGGACGATGAGAACGACCCTGAAGCTCTAAAACAGATTAGAAAGCATTTATTGAATACGATGGAAATGGCTACCAACTTTGAGGGAAGTGCTTTACAGAAACAACTGTTAGAAGTTCGTCCTCAATCATTTGGTGGAACATCTTCCTCTGCTGTTGTTAAGAAGGAAACGCCTAAAGCTGTTGTAGAACCTGTAGCTTCTGACTCTAACGAAGATGATGATGATTGGTCATAAGTCTAGTTATTTAATCTAACGAGAGGATTCTTAGGAGTCCTCCCTTATAGGAGAGTTAAATGGCTGAAATGGTAGAAGCTCAGATAAGTAATGCTGAGATCAAACGTGTTGTTCTTAAGACTTTACGTGATGGTGGGTTTAACCAAGACGAACTAGAGCATCTGCTGAGACAAGTTTACACTCAGATTGAACGTAGACACCCTTCAAGATGTGATTATGTATATCGCTTTATTAGTCGAAGATTCACGAAGCAAGTTGCAAATGAAATGAAAGAACAACGTAAGACAGATGTTCTATTGTTAAACCAATTGTACAAGTAATTGTACTCTTGCATAAATAGGAGAGAGATGTGGATATTAAAGATTGTAAGATTGGAACACGAGTTGTTTGCGTCAACCCTGATTGCGAAACTGTAATCCCAGTAGGAGCAGTTGGTACTATCATTGAAAACGATTGCACTATTCCGTGGGTTAGTTTCGATGATAATTACTCTATTGAGCAACAAGAAGTCTTTGGGTATTCTAATTGCAAAGTTATGGAACTTGAAGAACTTGAGGTGTTGAAAGAAAAGCCTTCAAAAGGTACAAATATTGGAAAGCTCACTGTAAGTCTTGCAACAGAAGATATGAATGAAATTGCGAAAGACATTCTTAAAGTTGTATTGCAAGAACTTTATGTTGGGATTGAAAATCTTTCAAAAGATTTAGATGAGGATGAAGTAGGTGGAGATGTTACCCCTAAAGAGTCTTTAGTGACAGAACAAGGTGTGTTGAACAGACTGCTTACTGAGATCATCTTTGCAACAGAGAATAAAGATGAGGATGCAGCTATAAAACTAAGTGAAGCTTACCAACGTATTAAAAGTGTTCAAACAATCTAGGAGAATGTTATGAGTATTAATTACACTTCAGTTATCGGGGTAGGTGTTGCAGAAGATGATATTACTTACCAAGCTTTAACAGAACAAAGTAAGAACATTGTTAAAGCAGCATATTTAGACTCTTTACCTGAAGAAGAAACTTATGATGAAGATGGTGATCGAATCTCTAATGAAGACCTTTTAGATGATGTTGATTTAGAAGAGTGGTTCTCTGAGAACATTTATGAATACGATCTTTTCTACGAACTTGGGTTAGAAAACAATACAGGTAATTACTTTACAGGTGAGAAAGGTTATCGTGGTATTGAAGTTAATTTAAATAGTATCGAAGGTTGTAAAGCAGAGTTCCGTAAGATTGTAGATTTAGAACCAGAAGTATTTAATGGAGTGTTAGTATGGTGATTGAAACTCTTACTTCAAGCGAACAAACCCACATTTTAAATTTAGTTAAAGACGTATTAGGAGAAACAAACATGAACGCAGCTATGAATGAAGTAAACATAGATAACGAAGCTAAACCAACACAACAGGAGCTTTTTGATCGTTACGTAAACTTATATCACGAACAAGCAACAATCGGTTTAGACATTAAAGCATTGACAGAAGAGTTTAAAGAGTTCTATCCTGATGAAGATTTAACTACCATCAAGCAGGTAGCCAAGAGTAAAGCGGAAGAATCTTTATGTAGCAAGATTGATAAAGCCTTAAAGTTCAAGGAAATCGTTGAAACCTTTTGTTGAAACTTTTCGTAAATTTATTTAAAACGGTAAAGAGAGAACACTTCGTGATGAAGTGTTCTCTTATAGTTAGGAGGTAACGTGAATACTCAGGTTGAAAGGCGCAGGGATGAGTTACTAGGTAAAGAATTTGAAACTAACAATTGCGGTAAATGTGTTGTTGTAGAATACAATAGCTCTAAAGATGTTTTAGTACAGTTTATTGAACACCGTTACTTGGTTAAGTGTCAATTAGACAATTTAAAAAGAGGTAATGTCAATAACCCTTACACACCCACCTTCTACGGAAAAGGTTATATAGGTGTTGGCGACTACTCTTTATTAGATAAAAAGTGTTTTGGACTTTGGACTAATATGTTAAAAAGAGCTTACAGCGACAAGTTCAAAGATGAGTACCCTACCTACAAAGGTGTTACTGTGTGCGATGATTGGTTAAACTTTCAAAACTTTGCTGGATGGTACTACAGTCAAAAATATCATGACACAAAAGACCATAACGGTAAATCCTATCATTTAGACAAAGACATTCTTGTGAAAGGTAATAAAGTGTACTCACCTGAAACATGTTGTTTTGTCCCTAATAAAATTAACAGTACATTGTTAGTTAGAAAGGCTAGTAGAGGAAATTATCCTATTGGTGTATATTACGATAAGAAACTGAAACGGTTTTTAGCTAAACTAAGCTTAGGTGCAGATAATTCGTGTAAACATTTGGGTTGTTTTGAAACAGTCGAAGATGCTTTCCTTGCCTATAAGGTAGCTAAAGAATCCTATGTAAAAGAGTTAGCAGAATATTGGAAAGATAAGGTTGATAGTAGAGTTTATCAAGCTTTAGTTAACCACGAGATAAAGATAACTGACTGAATTTAAGGAGGAACAATATTGGCTTTTAAAACATATAAACAGAGAGATGAAGTTGATGTTTCTAAAGAATACACAGCAGAAGAAGTTTATACTTTACTACCAACATATAGTAAGCAAGATAAGGTATTAATTGTTGATAGTGATATTCACGCCTTTAGATGTGCTACCGTTTGTGAGACTAAGCACGAGTATACTCATCCTAGTGGTGATGTCTACAACGTGAAGAGTAAGACGGCATTCAAAGATTATTGCTTGGAAAACAATTTAGATTATGATAGTTTTGCTTGTGAACCGAAACAAGTTGCAGACCCTATCTCGTATTGCATAAAAACTGTAAATGACAGTTTAAAGAAAGTAATGGAGTTTGTTGGTGCAACACATTATGAAATGTATATCGGTGGTAGTGATAACTTTAGATTGAAGATTCCTACACCAACGGAATATAAAGCTTCTCGTTCTGACGCTTCAAGACCTTTATTGTTAACTCCTGTGAAAGAGTATTTAATTAAATACAAGGGAGCTAAACGTATTACTGGATCAGAAGCAGATGATGTTGTGTCTCATCGAATGAGAACTTTAAATAAGCAAGGCATTCGTTGTATTGCTTATTCAATTGACAAAGACATTTACCAGAATGTGGACTATGACTTGATGGTGTATGATCCTGCGAAAGAAGATATTATTGTATCTAAGAAAGGTGTTGGAGAACTTGTTGATCGAGGTAAAGACGTTAAAGGTAGTGGATTGAAGTGGCTGATCTTTCAAACTCTCTTAGGGGACGAAATTGATGGTTTCACACCTAAAGGTTTCTTCAAGAAGCGTTATGCTGGCAAGAGCTATTACAAAGACTTTAATGATTGTAAAACAGAAGTTAAAGTGTTAGAGAAGTTTGTGGAAGTTGCTAAACGATTAGTTCCAAATAACGTCAGTTATACAAGTTTCACAGGACAACTTATAGAACTTAATCGAAAAGAGTTATTTGAGATGTACTATTTGTTACCTAAAATGCGTGACAATTGGTGCGAGACATTGGAAGAACTATTCTCCTTCTACGGAATGGATATTGATAGTTTAATTTATGATGAAGAACAGGAGGTGTTGTGTTAGACTTAGAGAAAGAACTTAAACGTATGTCTGAAGCATATAACATTCCTGAGAAAGAAGTTGTATCTTGGTGGCGTAGTGCTGTAAGGCAAATGTTTAGTAACAGCATCTTCTATCGTAAATACATTGAAGACAGTTCTACACTTGTTGTAAATGAAAACCCTCGTAGTAAGAAGCGTTACCCAATGGTGAAGCGTTTTACTTGTGCAATATGTGGTGAACAAATTGGAAGTGGAGACCTAGAAGTCGATCACCTAGAGGGTGGTAACAGTAATAAATCTTTATCTGATGCTGATTCATTTATTAAAGCTATTATGTTTGTAACTCCTGATGACATCCAAGTGTTGTGTAAGGATAAACATAAAGTTGTTAATAAGAAAAAAACTTTAGTTAAGTTCGGTTGTCACAGCTACAAGACTCTCCAACAAAAGCTTGGATGTTCTTTTGAAGAAGCTAAGGTGCGTAAACAATACCTCTTATTCGTCAAGGAGAACGCTGTAGACGCTCAATTAAAAGCTAGAGGTATAGAAGTACCACCCAAGACTAAAGCTGCTAAAAACGAGCTTCTTTTATCGTTAATGCTGCGTGAGATTAAAGATGAAAACGTTTCCTGAATTTAGAGTTGAAGATATTCATATAGTTAAAGATGGGAAAGCCTACTTTGACCTAGTGTTACATCATTCAATGTATTGTTGTGATGTCATAGATGCGTCTGTCTCTGTTGTTGAAAAGACTCTAAATGTTAATTTGAATAAGAGTTTAGATGTTCAGAACGACTATTGGATTAAAATTCCACGATATGTTGTTTCTTCAAATGTTGCTGAGGTGATTGGGGATGAAAGTGAAGAAGATTTAAATGTTGGAGACAACATTCAACTGTCTGAAGATCAAATTGATAGGTTGAACAAGTTGTTGAGAAAAAGAGATTTGAACAAGTTTGACAGAGACCTTGAAGAAAGAGAAACACGTATTGCTGAAAATATTGTTGACACTTGGAGAGAAGAATGAAAGATTTAAATGAAGTTCAATTATATCGCGTCTACGATGACGGAAATGGTCACAGGTATTTAATCCCTAAAGATGAATACGATTTTTTTGTTTGTAAGCTGAATCAAGCTGAATGTAAGTTAGAAAATTATGTAATGGGAACACCTATTGAAGATCAAGATGATGATTATGTAGAAGAATTGCTTGAAGCTGTTTGGGGTTGTTTTGAAGACTACGAAACACTTGAAGGTGAAGATCATTACATTGTGTTAGTAAAAGATTTAGAGGGAGAAGTTTAATGAGTAAGATAAGCAGACCTTATCGAGTAAAGAAACACAGAGAAGGTTGTATATACAAAACTAACCAATGTGGTGAAGTTATAATTTTACAATACGAGAGTGCTGTTAAGGTTCGTGTTAAGTTTTTGGAAACAGGGTACGAGACTACAACCAGTATGTCTAATATTGTGGCAGGTAAAGTTAAAGATTTGTTTGCAAAAACAATCTATGGGGAGGGAGTTGTAGGTGAAAAAGTTTCCACAGTTAATGGTAAGTATCCGAAAGAATATTTACTGTGGAAAAATATGTTGAAACGGTGTTACAACGTCCCTTATGTTGCAGCTAACAAAACTTATGAAGGTTGTTCTGTATCTGGAGAGTTTAAGTATTTTCCTTATTTTAAGGAGTGGTGTAAAAACCAAATTGGTTTTGATCAAGATGGTTGGGAGTTAGACAAAGATATACTAAATCCACAAGGTAAGCTATATTCACCAAAGCATTGTGTTTTTGTACCTAGAGAGTTGAACTGCTTAACTAAGTGGAATAAAACGATTACTGAGGAAGAATTAGTAGGTGTAAAGTATCACAAAAAACTCGGTAAGTTTTCTGCTGATATTACCTGTGGTGGTGTTCAAAAATATTTAGGTGTTTTTAATACAAGGTTAGAAGCGTTTTCAGCCTACAAAGATGCTAAAGAGTTGGCTATGAAAGAGGTGGCTGAGAAGTGGAAGGGTAAGGTCGATGAAAGAGTTTATGAGACGTTAGTAAATTTTGAATTTAAAATACTTTAACGGGGAGAAGATTATGTCAAAGATAACAGAGTATGACTTAGAGGAGTACCTAGAGTTGATTAACGATGGGTATTCACAACGAGCAGCTTGTAAAGAGCTTGAAATTCCACGCACAACAATGCAAAACTTCCTAAAGCGTAGAGAAGAAACTTCTTTATCTTCGTTATTGTTATCTGCGTCAGAAAAGGACGAGTATACAAATTGGAAAGCTGGAGAAAAACCAAAATTAGTTGAAGTGAAGAAGAAACCTACAATCTTGGTTATTGCCGACACGCAAGCCAAATCTGAGGAGAACCTAGAATACCTACTTTGGATAGGACATTACATTGCTGAGAAGCAGCCTGATATTATCGTTCACATCGGAGATCATTACGATTTCCCTAGTCTTTCCAGTTATGATAAAGGTAAGTCTAGTTCAGAAGGCAGACGTTTGTACAAAGATATTGAAGCAGGGAATACTGGTTTTGAATACTTAAATATGGCTATGAAAGATATTCCTGACTACAACCCTCGTAAAGTTTTTTGTTTAGGTAATCATGAACATCGTCTGTCTCGTTACGTAGATGATAACCCTGAGCTGATTGGAACATTAGGGGTTGATAAACTACCTTTTGAGAAATATGGTTGGGAGGTGTATCCTTTCTTAAAACCTGTTGAGATTGAAGGTATTTACTTTGTACATTACTTAGCAAACCCGTTTACAGGTAAACCTTACTCTGGAACTGCTGCAAACATTTTAAGTAAGGTTGGTAAGTCTTTTGTTGTTGGTCATAAACAAACTCTTGACATTAGCATTCGTCCTACAATTGACGGAAGTTTACAACTAGGGATTGTAAACGGAGCTTGTTACGACTTTGATGAAGGTTATAAGGGTTATCAAGGAAATCACCATTTCAGAGGATTAACTGTTCTTCACGAATGCTCTAATGGATTTGGTGTACCTATGTTCGTATCTCTAGAGTTTATGAAAGAGAAATACTACGGTTAATGTTGGTCAAATAAAGAACAAACGAATACAATATTGCTAGAAACTTATTGCAATAATATTTAAATCTAGTAATATTGTATTTATCAAATGTGTGTTAAAACGGAGAAAGAAGCTGTGTCTAAACAAACTAAGAAAGTTACAGGTGTGAAAGGCGTATATACTAACGAAATGCTTCAAGCATATTTAGGTGGGGAATTTAAACAAAGTGTCCTTGCTTGGAATGCGCGAGTTGGAAAGGGATTATCGGAAGATACAACTTGTGTTCAGATTATGCAGCTTATCATTGATCAAAGCTCTCGTTTACTTGAAGAAATGGTAGAAGGGTTGACAGCATATTTAGAGAAAGACACAACAGAACGGATGGACGCTTTAGTGGATATTCAGTTCGTTAAGGTGATGTTAGACCATTACTACGAAGCTTTAGATAAGTTTACTAATGAAGATATTACAGAAGCTTCTCTATCGTTCTCAGAAGATGATTTGTTAATTCTTCAAATTGTTCCTCAGATGTTAAGTCCTGCTGTTATTGCTTCTCACGGTGTTAATTTGTTCTCACCAAAACGGGTGTTTATTGCGTGTGAGCTTATCCTAGCTAACAATGATGCTAAGTACACGGACGACAAAGAAACGATGGAAGATTGGAAAGCCAATTTAACAGAAGGTTGTGAGATTCGTACTACAACAATTGATGATAAAGATTGGTATTCGATTGTGCGTCTAGACGATGGAAAGACGATGAAGTCTTATAACTTTAAAGAAGTAGTTTTAGAAACTTATTAATAAGGGAGTTAGTATGAAAATTTGGCGTATTGAAGGTGATATTAAACTACCTGTATCAAACTTTATTGCTTCAGAGACAGCAGAAGCAGCTTTTGAGATGTTTATTGAGGATATAAATAAGCGTTTTGAATGTGATGTAACTTTTGATTATATCAATATTGAGATGGAAGAAGATTTAACTAAATAAGGAAATTAATATGACAAACACTCCAAAAGGGAAAGACAAGTTAGGTAGCCCACCTATCTTTATTAGCTCATACGATTTAGCAGATGAAGATATTCAAGTTTGCATTGAAGCTTTAGGATTAGAGGAAGTGTTGTATCAGATTGGATTTGATAAAGAACATTGGTTTGGAGAAACTAATAACTTTTACGAGATTATGGAATGTACTCATAAGACTCGTACAGGTAAGGTTGTTACAGGGAAACGATTCAGTGGTCACGAAAGGGTAGATCGAGCTTGGTTAGAGTCTGGATTAGCTAGTGAAGATGCAAAAGCTATGGCAAGATGTGATCGAAGTTATCTACAAGCTATTCGTGAAATCAGCAAGCGTTCGTACTAATTAGAGAAAGGAAGTAAAATTGAAAGTTGTTAAACGTAATGGTAAGTTAGAAGAGTATAATTGCAAGAAAATTAAGAAGGCTATTGCTTTCGCTTGTGAAGGGTTGGGAGTAAACCCATTAGAGTTAGAGGCTAAGTTTGATGAGTTCCTATTTGATGGTGTAACAACAAAGGCTATTCAGGATAATTTGATTCTACATGCTAAGAATCTTTCTACACCACAACAAGACGAGTGGTTGTTAGTATCAGGGCGATTAGCAACTATGAATCGTTGGAATGAAACACGAGCTTATGAGAAACCTTTTCCTGTTTGGTATAAAGAGCAGATCAAAACAGGGGAATGGAAACACGAGAAGTTCTCTGTTTATTCTGATGAAGATTTAGAAGTTATTGCTAGTTACATTGTTCAAGATCGAGATTTACAGCATACCATTGCAAGTTTAGAAACAGCAGAAAGTAAGTACCTTTATAAGAATGAATGTATTCAGCAGATGTTCATTGGTGAAGCTATGCTTTACGCTAGTGTTGAACATGTTGATGTCAGACTGAGCAAGGTAAAAGAGTTTTACGATGACTTTAGTTTACTAATCGACTCTTTAGCCTCACCTCAGTTGATGAATCTGCGTAAAGGTATGAATAATGCTTCTTGTTTCATCCTAGCTTGCGAAGACGACCTAGAGAGTATTTATAGCAATATTACTAACGCTGCTCGTATCTCTAAAAATGGAGGTGGAATTGGTTTCTATTGGGGTTTTGTTCGTGCAGAAGGAAGTCCTCTCATGGGACAACCTAACGCTAGTGGAGGTGTGTTACCATTCATTAAGGTTCTAAATGACACACTTGTTGCTGTAAATCAAGGCGGTAAGCGTAAGGGTGCTGGAACTGTAGCCCTTCCAATATGGCATAAGGATATTGAAGATTTCTTAGATATTCAGACTGAAGTTGGTGATGCTCGTAGTAAGTCTTTTGATGTACAACCTCAAGTTGTATTCCATGATTTATTCATGAAGAAACTTACAGAAGATAAAACACAGCGTTGGTTAACAGTTTGCCCTTACGAAGTTAAGGAAAAGTTAGGTATTATTCTTCCTGAGTGTTATAATGAAGACTTTGTAAAAGCTTACGAGCAAGTTGAAAAGGCTTATGACAATGGTGAGTTAGAAAACGTCAAATCTTTTGTTATTAACGATCTTTGGAAGAAGTATTTAATGGTGTTCTTTGAACGAGGTCGCCCTTATGCTTGTTTCATTGACAAGATTAATCGTGATAACCCGAACAAACACGATGGGAATATTTACTGTTTTAACCTTTGTATTGAATCGTTTAGTAATACAAAACCTGATGTCTACGCTCACACTTGTTCTTTAGCTTCTTTAGTTGTCGGACGCATCCCAATGAATGAACTTTCTGACAAAGCTTCTACTTTGTGCAGAATTTTGAATAATGGTATCGCTATTACCTCTGCCCCAATTCAAGAGAGTAAGGCGCACATGGATGCATACCGAACAATTGGAATTGGTATTCAAGGTATGGCTGACATTCTTGCTCGTGAGTGGAAGACTTACAAGGATTTAAACTTCATTACTGAAGTTGCTGAACGTATTCAGTTTGGAGCTGTTCGCGAGAGTATCAATATGGCTAGGGAGTTTAGCCCATACCCTAAGTTCGAAGGAAGTCGTTGGGATGTTGGTGACATCTTTGATGAATACCACAAGAATAGTGTGTGCCCTGACTTAGATTGGCTTCACCTTAAAAAGGAGTGCAAACAATGGGGTATTTACAACAGTCAAATGACTTCTCCTGCACCTAACACAAGCACAAGTATCTTCATGATGGCTTCAGCAGGGTTTATGCCTCATTATGCAGCTTACTTCTATGAAGACAACAAGGATGGTAAAACTCCTGTATCAGCTATGTTTGGTCGAGAGAATCCGTTGTTCTATATGAAGTCTATTAACACTTTTAAACAACACGAGTTAACTAAGGTTGTTGGAGCAGGACAGAAATTTGTTGATACAGGCATTAGTGCTGAATATGTAGCTGATCGAAATATTCATGATATTACAGCTAGAGATATTGATATGTTAGTTAAAGAAGCTTGGATTAATGAAACTAAAGGTGTATACTACCTTCGTACAGTTAAGAAAGGTGAATCATTGGTTAAAGGTGATGAATCCTGCGCTGCTTGCGCTGGGTAATTAGTTTGTAAGGAGGGAAGAAATTCCCTCTCTTTTAGTTTTAGTAGGAGAATATTTTGAAATTAGATTTAGAAAAGTTATCACCGTCTTATCGTAACGTTGAAATCTCACGCCCTAAGCTGTTTAACGAGAACGGTACAGATTCTTATGAAGATCAATTAATCTTTGGAGGAAATCCCACAGGGATTGCTAATATGAACACTGTACGTCATCAGTGGGCTAATACTTTGTGGAATACAATGGTGGGTAACTTCTGGATTCCCCAGACGGTGGATATGACGGATGATCGTAGAACTAAGGACTTATTAACTTCAGATGAGAAAGAAGCTACTTATGATACGTTAGGTTTCTTGATCTTCATGGATAGTTTCCAAGTCGCTAACTTACCTAACATTACTGACGTTGTTACAGCTCCAGCTATTAAGATGTTGTTAGAGAAGCAGACATACCAAGAGGGTGTACACACACAATCTTACCAGTATATTGCTGAAGCACTACTACCTACCAATGAACGTGATGCAATTTACAATCGTTGGAAAGATGTAGAACCTCTTAAGAAGCGTATCAAGTTTATCAGTGCAATTGCACAAGAATATGTTGATAACCCTTGTCTAGAGACGTTGTACAAAGTCCTAATTGCTAACTATATTTTAGAAGGTGTTTACTTCTATCAAGGTTTTAATTACTTTGATCAACTGGCTCACCGTAAGAAATTAGTTCAGTGTGCAAAACAGATTGACTATATTCGTACAGATGAAATGACACACTTAGGCATCTTTATTAATATTCTAAAAGAAGTGGGTATTGATGAAACCCTGATTATTCAGATGATGAAAGAAGCGGTTAAAAATGAGATTGAATGGTGTCACTATGTTTACGGCGACAAGATCATGGGTATTAGTAAGAAATCAAGTGAGCAGTACGTCAAATGGCTTGCTAATGAGCGTTTGGGACGCTTAGGTATCTCGCCTATTTACGAAGGTGTTGATAACCCGTACAAGCATTTAGAGCTTGCTTCTAAAACTGACTCAGTTCGTGGTAACTTCTTTGAAAGTTCTATCACTTCTTATGATGTAGCAGGAAGTCTTTCAGGTTGGGATGATATTTAAATAAACACAGGGATTGTTGAGCTACTGGCTTGACAGTCCCTTTTTTAATGTCTATAATAAAGCTATTAATTAATGGAGATTGTAATGTCATCACACAAAGATATGTTAGATGTAAAGAATGAAGATGCTCTTTCTTATGTAAAGTCATTGAGTGATAATTCAGTAGATTTAGTGTTAACAGACCCTCCTTATGCTATCTCAAGAGATACTAACTTTAAGAGCGGAGAGTTGAAAGGTACAGATGTAGATAGATTCCGAGTCTCTTATGATTTTGGAGAATGGGATGTTGTTGATGAAGATTACTTTAGAGTTTTATTTAAAGAAACTTATAGAGTGATGAAGAAGGGAGGTACTTTGGTTTGCTTCTATGATATTTGGAAGCTTGAATCATTGAAGGTTATCTTAGAGTCTTGTGGCTTTAGAATGTTCAGATTTATTGAATGGGTTAAGACAAACCCTGTACCAATTAACAGCAAAGTTAATTACCTGACTAACGCCAGAGAAGTTGCTATTGTGTGTGTAAAAGGGAGTAAGCCTACTTTTAACAATTCCTACCATAACGGAATATACTCTTATCCTATTTATCAGGGTGAGGATAGATTCCATACAACTCAGAAAAGTCTAAAGCTCTTTGAAGAAATTATCTTAAACCACTCTAATGAAGGTGACGTTGTTTTAGATATGTTCTTGGGTAGTGGGACTACATTAATTGCTGCAAATAATTTAAAAAGAGCTTGTTTTGGTTGTGAGAAAGATTTAAACTACTACACACAGACACTTGAACGTGTCAACAAACATTTGGAGAGTAAAAAATGAATACAAACACACGAGAGACTTTAATCGGATTACAATGTTTTGGCCTAGATTTAGAAACTGGTACTTCTCCTGATATTGATGTTAAAGAACTGGAAGACTTAACAAATATTCGACAAGTGAGTAATGGTAGTAAGATTATTCGTAGAGATTGTCCAGTCTTTTCTAAGTTCAACTTCCACATGAATTATGGAGATAACGGTGAGATTATTTCTTATACTTTCAACGGCTATAAGAACAGTAATGATCTTCTAACAGAACATACTAAGAACATTCTACGCTTAAAAGATAAGATTACTTCTCTGCAAGATACTGTAGAGGATTTAGAGTTTTATATTTTAGACATTCTCACACAACCTCACTTTATCTTTTCTAAAGAAGATTTGAATTTGTAATATTTGTGTTGACTAGCACACAGATTAAACGTACTTATATGTTAATTCCACAATTAGGAGAATCTTATGAAACAAACACAAATTAATTTAAACGAAGAATGGGCTATTTCTTCAGACGAAATGAACTTAATATTACGTAAACGTCAACGTAATAAGAAAACAAACGAACTTAGTGACAACTACACTAATGTAGGTTATTATTCTAACGTAGCTTCACTTCTAGCACGTTTAAACAATGAAGTGGTACTATCCCACCTTCAAGGGTTAAACAGTCTTGATGAGCTTGTATGTGTTACTGAGAGCTATCTATCTAAACTACATGATGATGTTCGTATTGTTGTAAAGGAATTACGTAAATGAATATGTTTAATCAAGAGCCGTCATATCTAAAAGCTTCAGATTATAACACTGTCGCAGAACTGCTTTACAATCTTAGTGCAGGACGTTACAGTAAGCCTGATTTAAGTTTGTTAGAGGGTTGTAATATTGTAGCTGTTCTTCCTGTAGGAACTTATGTTTTATTTAAGATTGATCCTAATGGTAAAGATCGAAGTGTTAATTGTTATTCTCATGGAAATGGGAGTCACTTGAATAGTGACAAATTTTACCAAGAACGAGATGTTGTGGAAGTGTTTAAGTTTATCCAGCAAAATTGTGCTTGTTGGACAGAGTTTTAATGGAGGTTTATTTTGAGTTTTGCAGATAAAGTTTACAAAGATTTGGTTCACGAGATTTTAATCAACGGGTCTTGGGATTACGGAGAGGATGTTCGGACTAAGTATGCGGATGGTTCTACAGCTAATGCTAAAAGTATCTTCGGGTATCAGGTTAAATTCCCTAAAGGTGTTGTTCCTTTGATTACAACAAAGAAGGTCTACACTCAAACAGCAATCAAAGAGATGTTATTGTTTTGGGTACATCAAACAGTTAAGAAGGAAGATTTTGATAAGTGGAACGTTAAGATTTGGGATGAGTGGATGTTACCTGATGGAACACTAGGAGAGTCGTATGCTGCTCAATTTCAAAAGGGACAACGTAATCAAGTTGTAGAACTTTTAGACGGTATTAAAAACACACCTAAATCTCGTAGAATTATGACTTCATTCTGGGATTTTGAGAATGTGAGTAAGAAAGCTTTACAAGAGTGTGCTTGGGCTACCCAGTGGGATGTTCGTAATGGTGATTTAAACTTAATCCTAATCCAACGCAGTGTGGATACGGCATGTGGTTTGCCTTTTAATTGGTGGCAATACTATGTATTACAATGTTTAATTGCTCATTGTAGTGGTTTGGAAGTAGGTGAGTTTACTCATCAAATGGGTAACGTTCACTACTATTGTCGTCATGAGGAACTGCTATTAAAGCAAGTTCAAGAACCTATGTATGAGACAGATATTAAAGTGCTAATCAATGAGACTTTAGATGATTTCTTTAAAACAGAATTATCAGACATTGTTCTCGAAAACTTTAAATGTTCTAACAAGAAGTTTAATTACGAGATTGCAATTTAAGGAGTATTTATGTATCAAGGTAAAAAGATTACACAAATCGTTGCAAGAGGTTTGAAAGGGGAGATTGGAGCTAATAACAAACTCCTATGGAACATTCCTGAAGACCTTCAGTTCTTCAAAGAAAGTACGTTAGGTCACGTTGTTCTTATGGGTCGCAAGACTTATGAAAGTCTACCTAAGACTTTATCTCGTAGGATTGTAATGAGTGTATCTAGTGCAAAAGGACGTATCCCGATTACAGACTACCTCTCTTGGGCTGCATCTCAATGTTGTAGAGATTTAAACACAAATCAAATCTTTATTTCGGGAGGAGCGAAGCTTTATGCTTCTACATTCGATATTACAGATGAGCTTTGGATTACTCAAGTAGAAAAAGAGTATCCTGAAGCAGACACTTATTACCATATTCCAGATGGATTTAAGATGATTGAAGAAGTTTATGGAGATCATTGTAATGAAGTTGGAGTGGGTTATAGTTTCCAGAAATGGGTGAGAGTATAGAATAAAAAAGGAGAGCATTTAGCTCTCCTTTTTTAATGTCTAAAATATTTGTTGACAATACTATACAAGTATCTTAATATCTTCTTATCGAAACAAACAACCAAGTGGTGATTAAAATGGCTAAACGTGAAATGTTAAGAAACTTAATCAAAGCAACTAACGGAATGTTCTTCTCCATCTCGTTCATAAAGAAATCAGGTGAAGAACGCACTCTAACTGTTCGTGACGGAGTTGAATCAAAACTCGCTCTACCGAAAGGTATGGGTTCTAATCGACAGGAACATTGCGAAAATCTGATAACCCTTTTTGATGTTGTTGAGGGGAAGTACAAAAGTGTAAATTTAGACACCGTAACATATTTGAAATGCGGAAATCGAGTTGAATGGAGTGAGTAGTTTGAGTAGGTATATTAAGTACAAGGTGAATGCAGAAGGTAAAGTATTTGAAACTAATAATTTTGGTAAATGTTTTGTTTTAGAATATAGAGGTGCTACTAACGTTCTGGTAATGTTTTACAAACCAAAATGTATTGTAAAATGTACGATGAAGGCTTTAATGGAGGGGAAGGTTAAAAATCCCATCTACCCTTCCTTTTATAATAAAGGTTATATTGGTGTTGGAGAATATGGAGGCAAGGACAAACAGGTTTATCGTTTATGGTTGAGATTGTTAGAACGAGCGTACAATGAAAATTACCATTTAAAGTTTCCAACCTACGAAGATGTTGAAGTTTGCGAAGAGTGGTTAAATTTTCAAAACTTTGCTAAATGGTGTTATTCTCAAGAGTTTTATAACACCAATGACCATAAAGGAAACACTTATCAGTTGGACAAGGATTTGTTGTGTAAGGGTAATAAAATCTATGCTCCTGAAACTTGTTGTTTTATCCCTGCTGAAATTAATGGTCTGTTAATAAAAAACGATAAAGATAGAGGAGAATATCCTATAGGGGTTTACCCTAATAATGATCACACTAAGTTTAGAGCACACGTAAGCTGTTACGGAAAGTTGAAGAGTTTAGGTAGTTTTAGTACACCTGAAGAAGCTTTTCAAGCTTACAAGAAAGCTAAGGAATCACATATTAAGCTTGTAGCAGAAAAGTGGAAGGGTAGAATTGATGAAAAAGCTTACAAAGGGTTGTTATCTTACGAGGTTGAAATTGGTGATTGAGCATTGTCAGAATCTAATCACTCTATTTGATGTACAAGCAGGAAGATATAAGAGTGTAAACTTAGACACTGTGACTTCGGTGCGTTGTGGAAGTAAAGTTGTGTGGGAGGAGAAATAAATGACAACCTATACAATTGAAAGGCGCATGGTTAAAGTTCAATCAGGTTGGTTTTCATCTAAAGACGTTCCAATGTGGTGCTTGATCGAACACGGCACTCGTTATGAATACACCAACGGAGGAAGTCAAGTTCATTGCGACAGTTATGATTATTCTAAAGTCATACTTCAGTCTGAAGACAAAGAGTACGTTATTGAAGAATTAAAGAATTTCTCAGGAGAGTAGGGTGGAAATTCAACAAAACACATGGAACACAGCAGCAGTTTTTGAATCCCTGTCTAATGTGCAAGCAGGGAACATTAAACGTATTACTCTCTTGTACACTCTAAACTTTGATAAAACAAACTCTATTGTTAGAGAGAATGTGGAAATTTAAAACAATTAGCGTAGCCTTTGGTTGCGCTTTTTATTTATCTGTTGTACAATGAATTTAAATACTTAGGAGAGACCTCATGATTAAAGAGAAAGTTGTATTTGAAACAGAAGATGATAAGCAGTTCGCCACAAAATATGAAGCGGAACACCACATCAAACTTGGTAAGTTTGAGAAAGATTTCGACACCTTACTACTCCAAGCAGAAGATATTTTACATGCAGATGCGGTATTTGACTTCATTATGAATAACCACAAAGAGTTGCATTTCATGCTTTTAGAATTAAATGAGGTAAATTAATATGTCAAAACGAACAAGTAAATACGGTGTAATGTACGATGATAAGCAATCTAAAGCTAATTTAGATAAGATTGTATACAACATTAAAGCTGAAGTAGAGTTTAATATTCTTACAGGAGATGTTCTCCCGTTTAAGCTTAATGAAAAACTCCCAACTAACTTAAAGCTATGTGAATTGGAATACATTCGATTACAATTACTCTCTGCTGGTATTGTTGTAGATAATATGGAGGTTGTAGAGTTACTATGAAACAACACATTGTATCAAACACCAAGAGTGTATATTTTGGACTCACTGTTTATGAAACAGAAAGATATGAAAGTTTGTCATATAACGAAATTTGGGTTAAAGTTGTGTTAGACTTCGCTAATGATGGGACTTTCAAAGAGATTGAAACTTGGTTCAAGTTAGAAGAACTAGTAGATTACTAGACCTGTCAGACTATTAAATGTGTTGACAACAGATTCAAACAATGTTTAAATCAAGACATCAAAGATTTTAATGTCATTAATTAAGAGGGCTTTATTATGTCAAACAAACAAGTTGTATATGGTGTATCTTTCTTCGATAGTCGCAATGTTAAATTGTTCAACTTCATTGAGGACAATCCACGTAACACTATCTTAAAGATTTTCAAACGTGTTGAAGATGATTTAGAAGAAACATTTGTCGGTATTGAAGTTGATACTGAGGAAGATGGAAATATTAATATGCTTTCAATGATGTTTGCTCAAACAACTTGGGATAAAGATGAACATTGTCAAGCTACAGGTGTTACACCTAAAATTTATTTCTTAGATCGAGGTGTGTAATGAAAGTTAAAATTAAGAATTACTTTGGGGAACTAAATGATTTAACAGTAGGTAAAATCTATGAAGTAACACACAAATTTAGCGATGGTGACATAGGTATTAAAGACGATGAAAAGTTTTGGTTTATAACGAGACCAAACGAACCGTGTACTTTCCTAAACGGTGGGGAATGGGAGATTGTAGATGAAACATAAGATTGATATTGTTTACACAGAAGTGGATTCTGGTGATTGTGAATTAGGTTGTTGGAATACAGGTGAAGGTGTTATTGTTAAGGTAGATGGTAGTGTAGTTTATGAGGTTGAAGCTTGGGCTGGATGTTGCGATAATTCAATTGTAAATAAAGAAGATGTGCTTCAAAGTCTTCTTAAACACTTTAACATTGATTCTGAAGTTAGTATTCAAGCTGAAGATGATTACTATGACACGCCTGTTGAAGATTTAGAAGATGAATTGGAGGATAAATAGTGACTAATAAAACAGTTGTAATATTTAACGCACCACCTAACGCAGGCAAGGATGTAAGTGCTGACTACTTGCATGAATATTTCCAATCAGGGCAACGTCTATCTTTTAAAGAAGCTTTGTATGAAGATACAGCAAAGTATTTTGGTATTGATGTAAAAGATTTGATCGAGTACCATTCTGACAGGAAGCTTAAAGAGATACCTTGCGAGATGTTCCCGAAGCATAAAAAGCATTCTCTCAAACAATACTTCTTCGCTTTGTTATTTGTAATAGGAGCTGTATTTAATATCGGTTACTTAATGTCTTTAGGTTATTACTCTAGTCGAGAAGCTTTGATTCACGTTAGTGAAGATGTTATGAAACCCAAATACGGGCAAGACTATTATGGACGGAAGTTTTTAGAGAAAGTTGAACGTGGTTCAGAGCGTTATAGCTTCGCATCAGATGGCGGGTTTGCATTTGAGGTACTGCCCCTGCTTACTGCTGGTTATCAGGTCGTAGTGGCTCAATTAGAGCGTTCTGGAGCGACATTTGAAGGGGATTCTCGTACATTGCTTAACGAAGATGACTTCAAAGCCTACAACAACATTAAATTTACCACAATTAGTAACAACGGGAGTTTAGACGAATTGTACGAGAACATTCGAGAGTTTGCATTTGATTTAGTTTTAAACACAACTAAAGAGAGATATGGGGGGGGAAGATTACAATATGGAGGAGATTCAAAGTGAATATGAAATTGTGGAAACTTAGTGAAGTAACGAAGATGCTTGTTGTTGTCGCTATTCTGATATCTTTAAGTGTGTTGGTGAGTACGTGTCAACCACAAGAGGTTGTTCCAGCTACTAAGCAATTAAATTAATTTGTAAATATGAAGATCGCCTATTGACATAGGCGGTCTTTTTTATTACCTTATATTTAACGAAACAGAGGTGAGTTTATTATGAATAGCGTATGTGTTGTAAACCAAAACATTACAGACAAATTTAAACATTTAGATGATGAACAATATCAATCTGAATATAAAGAACATTGTCGTAAGATGTCTGTTATTGATTCTTACGAAGAAGAAATTAAAGAAGTGTTGTTCTTATCTTCTGGCTGTGTGGCTAAAGGTACTCATTCTTATCAGCAATTTGGTTTAGGAATGAAACCTGATTATATTAACTTGGAAAACCTTGTAGATAAGATTCAACACTTAAAAGCAACTAATCTAGGTTTGAAATATAGACCCTATAATGGTTACTCTATTTGAGGCTTTGTAGGCAACGATGATGGACACCAAGATTATGTTTTAGATTTCATTGGTCGCAGAGCTTACCAAGAATACACAGAATATTTAATTGAGAAAGTTAATCACTATGCTAAAGATTTTTACAACAAAGAATATTTCTTACGTTGTGAAGGAAGTTTTATGGACAGCTACTACACTTTAGTTACTAAAGATGAAACTTGGAAGATGGAATATTTACGACATCCTGATACACTTAAGACTCCTCTAGGTTTTACCTGTGCTACACTGTTACCTGTGTTTGGATGGTTCTTTTTATTATGCAGCTTGTATGAAGCTGTTAAGATTTATATGAAACATTGGAGAAATAAATGACAACAATGATCTGTAGACGGAATGAAGAAGGGGTGTTACAACCTCAACTGCTCTGTCACCAACACATAGATGAATTTGATGTGACAAAGTTCTATGTTGAGAATGGTTGCTGGGATGGACTCTACGTTAGTGGTGCTGTTTATACAGGAGACACAACCTATTGTGAAGAAACTGAATGGACTGTTCTAACAGATAAAGTATTTCTTTTTAACGGAGAAGTTTATCATTTTAAACAGAAGCCTTCAGATGAAATGTATATCTCAGCTAGAAACGAACACTCTAACTATATTTCAAATGGTGAGTATAACGCTTGGTTTGAATTGTTTCATGATTTGCAAGAAAAGGGAGAAATTAAATGATCTTATCTGAAAAAGATTTACCCAAGCTTGCAACAATTTTAAAACAGTTAATGATTGAGAACGATAAAGGAAATAACTTCGATACTGTTGTTGTTCCCGTAGACACTTTTGAAACGAAGTTTTCTGAGTTTGATCGTATTCAGTTTAGAGAATCCTCTTTAGTCGAGGAAGGTAGGTGTTTCTTTGTAAACTCTAAAGCTTGCTTATATTAACTTAATTGGAGAAAATACATGTTAGATGATTTAGAAGATAAATACCGTAAACGAGAACAACGTTTTCTTATCCAAGTGGACGAACTATTAGAAAACGTATCACAGCTTGAACACGATTTAAACTTTTACGGAGATTATATCGGAAGTGAGAAGTTATTTGAAGCTAAGAAACACGCTACAACTATTTATCATCTTGTAAAGAACGTTGAGGAGAGTTTGAAATGAAAGACTTGTACGGTTCAGAAGTTACTGTAGGAGATACAGTGATAACTTGGGTTAAAGAAGGCTGCGGGGTTGAGCTAAAGCATGTTGTCATTACTAAAGTAAATCCCAAAACAATTGAGTTTACCTATGACTATGTTCCTACAGCTAAGTATTACTCACCTTCAACTAACATTGCTAAACGTAAGAGCAATCAAATAATCTTACTACCACCTTTTTAACCTAACACTGGAGAGCTAAAAGCTCTCCTTTATTTTGCCTGTATAAAACATACCAACACTTCAAACATCCATTTAAACACATCACAGAACACCTATCACGTTCGATTCTAGCGTTATCAGCTACGCTGTAACCCCCCGTTTAAACAGTTTCCTACACGCATGTACCACATTGAGTTAAAAGAGCTTACAGCGTAGCTGAATGTCCCTATTGTTAGCTTACGCTGACGGAATCAGAGATTCCTATTTGCACACAAACAATAATTTATTATTTATCTTACTATCACTAAGACACTTTCTCTTAGATGCGTTAGCATTCTAAGTTTCGATACAGATACTAAAGAGTAACACTAAAAGTCTTAGTATTAATTTTAGGAGGAGTGATAATAAATATAAAATAACTTTTATAGATGTGCAATAATACTGCTAAGGTAACTTAGCATAGAGTAACTATTACTAACTACGATAGTAGTTACATCAAATATAAATCTTACATTTACACAAAACTTTTTCTACATCTTTTTATAGAGAGAATGTCAAATTTTTACGTAAATTATTTACATTTTTTATTGACATTTAGCATAAGAGATGTATAATAAAAAGATTACGTAAATCTGACAGGTGTTCTATGAGTTTTATTAAGAAAGGTTTAACTTTACCCTATGAAAAAGTTGATACAGACTTAGGTGTAGAACATATTTATACCATACCTAAACCTTTTAAATACATGAGTGAAGTCTTTGAAACATTACCTGATAATTCCTTTCTTTGCAAATCTGTTGCAGGGGTTGGAGGAACTTCTCTTGCTATAACTAACAATGAGGATTATGTTATTGCTGTAGGGAGTGTTGAATTAATTATCAACAAAGCTGAACAACATGACAACCTTATACCTGTTTACGGGGAAGTAAAAATAAAAGATATTGAAAATGCTATTACCATTAAGAGACTGTTAAAACAACCTATTAAAATCATGGTGACTTATGATAGTTTTCCTAGAGTTGTAGATGTTCTTGGAGATGATGTTGTAAATACTAAACTTTTAGTAGATGAACTTCAAGTGTTGTTAAAAGCTTCTGATACATTTAAACCTGTTGTTGTAACTAAACTGTTTAAGTTGGTCGATAAGTTTAAATCTGTATGTTTTATGACTGCCACCCCTACACCTAGAAAATACTTCCCTCCAGAAGTATCTAAACTAAACTATGTTAGGTTAGTTTGGGAAGGTAGTAGTGTTATGCACATTAAGAAAGCTAAGATGAAAGGTGATGTTACCTCTAAAGTTGTTGCAATAGCTTTACATCATTTAGATACAGAAGGCACTCCTTTATTCTTTTATAACTCTTTGAGAGGGATCGTTCCCTGTGTAAAACAACTCATTAAAGCTAGAAGTCTTACTCATAAAGATATTAAGATTATTTGTGCAGACAACGAAAGAAACAGAGCTTATTTGAAAGATAACTTAGGAAAGGAGTGGATACCAGAGAGACCTCTTTACAAAGAGATTGACGAGGAGGGTAATGTTACATTAAATCCAAGAAATAAAGCAATTCAATTTTGTACTAAATACGCCTTTGAAGGTTTAGATTTTTGTGTTGAAGATGCTCACACTTACATCATCTCCGATGTAAAGAATAGAAGTAAGCATCATACTAGAATTGATATTAGTACAGATTTGCAACAGATTGCAGGGAGGTGTCGAAATCAAAATCCTCTAATTAAACGCGAAGCTGTGTTCTTGTGGAATGATGAATTTACTGGAGTATCTTTAAGTGAAGATGATTATGAGGAATATGTTAAGAGTGAATTAGCTATTGCAAAAGATATGGAACAGAGATACACATTGGATAAGTTGAAGTCCATGAAGATTGATTTTGATTCTAGCCCTTACTTCCTAGAAGTAGATGGTACTGCACAGACGAACGATTATGCTGTTTATGGTTTGTGTATTAGTTATGCAGCATTAAATGCAGACTATGTAAACGTAATGGTTGATGGTGAGAAATCTATTCTTGAGAATAAACTAGAGCTGTTCTCTGAAACGGATGATTACCACATTCCAGAAATTAAACTTGAAGATATTGTTCGGATGGAAAAGAAGTTGAATTTCAAGGAACTTGCTACAGAGTATTATGAACTTAGTGAGCAGTTTAAGGTTGACCAAGACCCTAACATTTTTGATAGAATGACATCTCTACTATCTTTAGATGGTGAATTTAAATCTTATGTAGATGTGTTGGGAATTGATCAGATTAAGGCTACTCATTTCCACAAAACTAAGACAAGAGCTAAGTATAATAAAGCAGTTGGTATTGATGAAAAGTCTAAGCTCCAAGTAAAAGCTTTGAAGTCGATTAGATTAAAACCTCAGACTTTTTATACTTTTGCAGACTTGAAAGAAGTTATTAAAACTCAATACGGCAAGTTTGGTGTAACAGTTGCAGCTAAGGCTACTGATATTCAGAGCGTTTACAACGTTAAGAGTACATCGAGAAGTGGTTGTCGAGGCTTTTTAATTGTTGACAAAGTTGTTTAGTGTGTATAGTATTAGATTTAAGAAACAAACAACAGGAAATATTAATATGAAAACATCCACAAGTTATTACTTGCGTTATAAGAAAGCTTTTGACCCTCACTTCTCTTTTATTGATTGTAAAAATATTAAGAGTCTTGAGAAAGAGATAAAACAGATGATCGACACTAAGATAAGTTTTGAAGTTTGGGTTAAGTTTAACTTTAAAAACAGACCGAAAGACTTATACTGGTATGGTTTTGATAACTACGCATCATTTGAAATTTGGTGGTATGATGGAGATTCTGGTGGTGTTGGTACATATAACCTTCGTAAGAACATTTACTACAAACAGCTTCGTAGATATGAAAGACGTTTGCGTAAATTGATGATAACATATGACTATATTAAACAATAATGATTATTTTAACGTATCAGAACTTGAATATTTAGGAGAGTATTGTGAGTAGACAAATTAATGTTCGCAATTTACAACATATAAATGGAAGCTTATCTTACAGAGGATTCATAATAGATTATTGGATGTCTTACGATGAGCTTGTATGGGAAGCCTTCAATCAGCTTACAGGACAACGTATTGAGAAAGACGTTCTTGATAGTGTTCTAGAAGAAATTGAATACCTTGAACAAGAACGTATTGATAATTTAGGAGAATACTAATGAATAAGTTTGTCGAATTAGCTAAAGGTGGGTAAGTTATGAAGTATATTTTAATCAGTATTTGTATGGCGATGTTACCTCTTGGTTTATTAACAGGGTTATTAGCTTCTCATGATCTAAAGAAAGTTGCGATGAATAAGATTGAAAGAGATAAAACTAAAATAATTCTTTTCTACTCCCTAGTTTTAATGGTAACATCTGTATTATGTCTTAATTCTATTAAATGGAGTGTGTAAGTTATGACTAATCTATTATGTAAAGCTTGTGGTTGCAACTTCACAGTGTCAGAGAGAAAGATTAAACTGTCAGACAATGATTGGTTCTATTGCCCTAATTGTGGGAGTGGTAATGTTGAATATTTAGAGGGGGTGAAATAATGGAACATTTAATTTTAATCTTATGCCTGTCATTTGTATTTGCAATTGTCGCAGGGTTGCATCTATATACAATGAAGAAGATCAGTGACGTACAGAAGAACCTCATGATGGAGGGAAAGGATTGGAGAGCATTAGAGAAAGCATCCGCAAGTAGCTTATATACAATGCTAATGTTATTCTTGTTCTCTGTGTTACTTGCTATTCCAATTACAGGAATGGTTAAGCTGTATTTGTTATTAGATTATGTTGTTGGAGGGTGATATGTTAGAAGTTGACATTATGTTGAATCCTGATAAGGGTCTCACAGTTCCGCCTAGAAACTTGGGAGAGAGGGATGCTGAATATCTTGATAGGTTGAAAGCTTTTAATTCAGGGTATGAAGAGGGTCTTAAAAGAAATAAGCTTGACCTTATTCAAGAACTTTGTAATCGTAGCAGAGGAGAAATTCATTGGTTGGTGGATGATTTTATTAAAGAGGTTGAAAGCATAATTGATTAGGATGCTTACAAGTATTCCTAAATTTGTTTAAGTAGTTTAAATAGGTGGTACAATATGCTCTTTATATGTGGTATATTAAGTTTTAAATATTGTGAGGAGTTTTAAATGAAAATCTATTTATTAGTTAAATCGACATACCAAAGTCAAGATAATGATGGTTATGAATTTTGGCTACCAGAGGTTGTTAAATGTTTTGTCAGTCACGAGGACGCTATGAATGAACAGCTTTCATATAAAGGTAGTTATGATGAGGAATCTACATCATATCACATCGAGGAGAAAGCTTTAGTTGATGGGATTTGTGTAACATGCAATGACAATCAAAAGAGATTAGAAGTGTGTTATTACACAAAAGATAAACTTGTTGAAAGGATTGTAGAACTTTCAGTAGAATGTGAGAAACTTGAAAAGATGCTTAGGAGTAAATAATGAATCAAAACCTAACAGAACAAAATCTGTACCATATTGTTAAACTTAGGACAGGTGAGAAAGTCTTATCTTTCACAGGAACAAATAAAGACTTTAATCGTATTCTCTCTAAGGATTATGTTTCCTTTCATCGGATGAATGACTTTGCATTTGAACGTAAAGAAATTAGTAAAGATGGTTTTACAAGTGTTAAAGTTTATGGTAGTTTATTTATTAAGAAGAAAGACTTTATGAAATCCAGTAAACAACCTGTAGATTTCTATGAAGTGTTAGTTTTAAATTTAGGAGACAATTAATGCGAGATGTAAAAACAGGTCAATATGGTTTATTATTTGGTGATTGTTTAGAAAGAATGAAAGAGATTCCAGATGGGAGTGTTGATATGGTTCTAACTGATCCTCCTTATGGAACAACAGCTTGTAAGTGGGATTCAGTTATTCCGTTTGATTCGATGTGGGCAGAGTTAAAGCGGATTATTAAGCCCAATGGGGCTATTGTATTGTTTGGTAGTGAGCCGTTTAGTTCAATGCTGCGTTGTTCCAATCTCAAAATGTTTAAGTATGACCTAGTATGGGAGAAGTCTAAAGGAAGTAATTTTGTACATTCTAAGTATCAACCACTAAAAACACATGAGAACATTGTTGTTTTTTCTAAAGGTGGTGCAGCACAAGGGAGTAAGACACCAATGAAATATTACCCACAAATGACTGTCGGTGTACCTTACGACAAAGGTTTTGGTCAAAATAAGATTAAAACCTTAAATGGTGGTTTAAGTAAAGCCTCATCAATACATCTAAAAAATGAAACCGGAAACAGGTTTCCAAGAAGTGTTCATTATTATAAAACAGCAGAGTCTGAAGGTTCTTATCACCCCACTCAAAAGCCTGTAGCTTTACTTGAATATCTAATCAAGACTTATACACAGGAAAACGAAACAGTATTAGATTTTACTATGGGTAGTGGTAGTACAGGAGTAGCAGCCTTGAACACTAATCGTAAGTTTATCGGTATTGAATTAGATGAAGGTTATTTCAATATTGCTAAAGACCGTATTGAGGGATTGCGTAGCACAATTAACAATGATGAATTTGATGGATGTGCATTATGAGCTACACAACAATGACTAGACAAGAGTTTTACGAGAAGTATAAAGATGTGGATTTTTACTTCTCTCGCTACTATAAGTACACATTTACTTTTACTGGAGATTATGAAGGTAGAGAAGTTTCTATTGGTGTCGGTGGAAACTCTGATGAAATTTACCGATTTGAAGTAGATAAAGATATTTGTGAAAATATTTTAGATTTAGAACCTTATGAAGGGGACTGTGGTGAGGACAGTTTTTATGACTATTGATAGTGATGGGAGGGGAGGGGTTATTTGAGGGAGAATGATTGGTAAAATTAAGTTGTTGATATTTCTCAGGTTTCAGATATTTCCTTATTTTGGTTACATTTTTTTTCAAGCTCGAAAAAATGTGGCTGTTTTCAGAAAGTTGAAATTTTCAAAAACTCTCCACAAAACTTCCAATCTTTCCACAAATTCCAACAAGCTCTAGGAAGCTTTCAGAGGCTCTTAGAGCCTTTCTATACTATTATGGTACTAGGGTAGCTTATAGGTGTTTAAGAGGGTATAGCGTTGAGCTTAGGCGTGTTCTCGTTGATGTTTAAAGGCTTGTCTAGCTCTTTAGCGTTCTTGTTTTGAGAAAGCTGTTGACTTATTCTCTTTATTTAGTATTATATAAGGCAACTTGACAGAAAATTTTTGGGGGCGAAAGACAACTTGAGAGAGTTTTTCATCTTGAGAATTTTTACCCCACCCTCCTCCTAGCAAGGGAAGTTCTTAGTTTGGAAATTACAAAGTTTTAAAAACCTAGAAATTATTTTACCATTCATCCCTAAATGATTATTATTCTCATTTGTTACAAAACACAATAAAATAACATTTGACTTTAAAACTAAAATCATTTATCACACGTACACGTTCTTTTATACGTTTACAAACAAGCTTTAAAAGTTACCTTTGCTTTGGTGATGCTATTTTGCGCTTGTCATTCAAGCTTATGAAGTGGATAAAAATTAGATTTTTTATTCTGAATAGAATGATAATGATCGAGCTTATAAATATCTGAAATATAAAAGATTGGTACTTACTAAACTAATTAATTTTTATTGATTTAAAATAATTCTTGAATTTTTATTTTAATTATGAGCTGTTTTTAATAAGTAAATAATAATTATTCTCATTTAATAACAGTCGCCCACTCTGCCCGTCTTGTAGTCCAGTATCTTTCGGCTTGTGCCGTGTCGTTCCTGCTTTAAGCATTATAGCCGATATTAAAAACAAAATGCAAGCGTATTTTAAAAAATATTTTAATTTTTTTTTAATTTATTTTATGAAATAAGCTTGATCTGATTTTAAAATATAGCTACTATGTACCCATACCGAAGCAATAAAGCTTAAATTTTAAAGGTGAAAAGATGAAACGTACAATATTAAGAACAGTCAAAGATTTTTCTGAGATTATGGATAGCATTAATTTAGATAACATTAAGCCATTAAAAGCCATTTCTGAAATGACTCAAGATGAGTTACAAAGCTCTATGGATTATTTAATGAAATATGAAATACCTTGTATTTTGGAATTAATAACCAATGCCGAAAATGAAAAAGAATTAAAATTTTATCAGGAAAAAATGATTGCTACACAAACAAGATATGCTAAATATCACTTGCAACATTTAGAAAATTTTGTAAATCGTAAATGTTAAAAATATGGCAGCCTAAAAATAGGTTGCTTTTTTTTATTTCCCTGAATAAAAACACTAGACGAGTTGGGTGTTTGTCTTCCCAGTCTTGCCGTGCCAATGTCATTATAACAATAAAACAAAGCATAACACAAGTAGATAAGCACAATTATTTTAAACGTATTTAAACGCTATTTAAGGCACGTTAAACGCTGTCAGGTAGTGACGTACCAGGCCAACGCTAAACGCGCCATAAACGCAAGCTATAACGTTTTAAAGCGTATATTTACATATAGCTATACCAATACAAGGCTTAAGCTTTACAGGTTGCAATTATAATAAAGCTGTATTGTTTTAATAAAATAGACAGGGTGATGAAATAAGAGTGAATATTTTTATATGTCTAAATTATTGTTTTATAAAAGAATGTGTAAATATTTAGTAATTAATTTAAATTATTTTCCTTCAAACGCTTGCAATCTTTTTTCAATATGGTATCTTTGTTTTATCGAAACGAAGCGGATAGCTTCAAAACTTAATAAACAGGTGATGTTATGACTAAATTAGAAACAAATAAATTTTATTACTTTGGTGACGTTAATCCTGAGCATGGTGGCGTTGTGTGTCGTAAACTTGAAAATGGGAGCATTGAAGCTTTTGAAATTAATGAATTTACTCCAATAAGTTTTTGCAACTTTATTTGCCGCTTGATTGTTAACGAAGATTATGAAACATTGGAACAAGTGGAAGACGCTTTTTATAATGGTGAAATGCCTGCCGAAAGTTACACTGATTTTAAATTTATGAAGTCAATAGATTGGGAATTTACAAATGAGCGTAATAAAGACTGTATAGATAAATTTGTACGTTATGATTACAATATTTGGAATTTAATCAAAGGTTATATAGGCGTTCCAAAATACACTAAAATATACACTTTCAATGGAGTTATGTAATGTTAGTTATTAATCGTTATACTGATCCCAACACATTGAAAGTCACTTTATATGGCCACATCCTGAAGGGGGGAACTATTCACCAATCGTTAGGACGTTTTGACGAAAGCTTATTAAAACAAGTGACCAGAGGTTATAAGTTTTATATGTTCAGAGATGTTTTAAAAGTGCCTGAGTTAAAAACAGTTGAAATTGTAATCAAATGATTTTTATTAATGTTTTTAATAGTATTTTAGATTTATTTATAAAATTCTATCTTGTGTGCTTTACAGCTTTAATAAGATACTATATTATAAATATTGTGTTATCGGTTTTATATACAATAGTTGCAATAGCGAAAATTTAAAGGGTAAAAATATGTTTAAGTATACAATTGGCAGTAAAGTATTTAAAAGTAAATTTGGTTCGGATGTAAGTTTATTTTCTATCAATCCGCCTTGTTTAAAAGTTTTATCAGATGATCATTACTTTGCTTATAATGGCTATAATCCTGAATATAAGGAAGCTAAATTGTTTGATGTTGCAAGTAAGTATATTAATATTAAAGTTGAAAAGATTGACGGACGTTTGCAAGCTTACAAAGGTTTAAGATATGTAAGTGTAGGCGACTTATTTGAAGCTTTAAAAGATAATGAAAGTTTTAAATCTGAGATGATGGACATTTTAAAAGGTGAATAGTATGAAACATGCAGCTTATAATCTATTTAAGGCAGAAAAAAAGCTTAAACAATTGGAACGAAAAAAGAAACGCAATGATAAACAAAAGGCTTTATTAGTTTTTTGGAATGATGAGGATAGTAAGCCAATTAATAAATAATTTAAATTAATTGTAAAATACGGTTGACAAGGCTTTTAAAAGCCTTTAAAGTACACACTAACAAGGCGAGAAATTAAATCATAGCGATTTAATAAGCCATTCAAGCTAGAGAATTAAGATTATGAATACTATTGATCAAGTACAAAACGCTATCGCTGAAGTTGAATCATTGTTTGAAAATGTTAATCAGCAGATTAATGATAAGCAAAAGGAAATTGATTCTTTTGAATATTCATGCTCAGACGATGAATATGATGAAATGTTAGATGATGTACATGGTGACGTAGAAATTTGTGGTATGTCATACAGCTCTAGTCGTGCATTGAAAGAACTTGATCCTGTCGCATATCGTTGTGGGAAAATTGATTATGAATCGGATTATGATCTTGATAATTGTGAAGAGTATAACGATTTAAAAGATGAGCTTGAATCATTGGAAGATCAATTATCTGATTTGGAAAGCGAATTAGATGAGTTGAATGATGAGCTTGAATCTTTGGAAAATGACGAATAAATATTAAATTATTTATTGACACAACGCTTTAAACTGAGTTATATTAATCACACAACGAAGCATCGTGGTGATGCTTCATAATCAAAAGGAAATACCTCATGTCAAATTTCACTATTAATACTGAAAATATGTCACGTAAACAACTGTTAAACGTTGGGCGTTTAATTGCTAAAGCTGGAGAATTGGATTTCCCTATTGATTCTGCTATGACTCAAGTCGGTTATAACACAACATTTGGAAATACCTATCTTTGGTGTGAAGATGTACAATACACTTTATTCATAAGCGATTTTGACAGCCGAATTAAAGCCTTATATTCTTGTCCTTATGATGGTGAAGAATTGGAACGCCTAGCAGGCAATGATGAAACGAAACTAGATAAATGGGTAACTAAACTAGCTTTAAAATCCGAAGCTAAAGAGAATCAAGACTAAATAACCATATTTAAACTAAGCTATCCTTTTGGGTAGCTTTTATTTTGTCTAAATAAAAACTTTTTTATTGCTTGAATAAAAACACATAGAATAGATTGAATGAATAGCGTTAAACGCTCCATTCTTGCGTTTTAAGGCTTATTAAACAATAAAGTGATAGATAGGTAACTTGTTAAGGTAAACGCGCTAAAATCGCTTTAAAACAGCATTTAAATAATATTAAAATAAATGCAAATAATGTTTGACAGAACAATTAAATATCTTTAGTATTTAGACGCATTCGCATTTTAAACTGTAAAATTCAAGAATTGGAAGGAAAATTGAAATGACTACTATTTTAGCTTTACAAGCTTACTTGCAAGCTTCAGGCACATCAATAGACGTTGTGTTAGCTTTATTCTTTGGCCTCATATCTTTAATGACTACAGGCTATTTAATTGAGCAACATATAAACAAAGATAATGGATAACCTTTAAAATGGAAACAATATTTTATATAATATTTTATTTACTATTAAGTGCAGCTATTGTACTATTAATCGAAATATACGTTAAACATAAAGGAAGCTAAACAATGAAGACGTTATACCTGTTATTTGTAGTGCTAACAGACTCAGAAGGCTTTGAATCATTGCAACGTGTTAATGATGTTCAATACAAAACAAAGCTTGAATGTATAGCAGCAAAGGCACATTACAAAGAAATTGAGAACCGCATTCAATTCTTTTGTGGTGAAGATCATTTGTATTTTAACAAGCAACAAAAATCAAATTAATAAAGTTCAATAGGTGATGTTATGAAATATGATGTAGCTAAAAAAATATATGAAGCACTAAAGCTTGACGCTAAATATGTAAACGGTAAACTTCAGTTAAGAAAATCATTTTATTTTAATGAAGTTACTGGCTATATTAGTTACAAAAAGATCGAAGGTTATTCTTATCATAAAACTACTGAAGTCTTAAAAGCTTTAATTTAATGTAATCTTATGTAAACAAGATCATTAACAATTTTAGCCTACTCATAACAGTAGGCTTTTTTATGTCTAAACATTATCAATAACAAATAGTTATATAATACAAATGATCTATTCTTATATTGTTATGATTCATTTAGTAATGAATAAGGTTAAAATGATCACATTTAGTGTGCCTTTAGGTATGAATAGGTTATCGAGTAAATGTAGTTTACAGGGAATAAAGGACAACAGAGTTGTCAGGATCGTATGATTAGTCGCAGCATCGAATAGCAACAAGCGTTGCTTGTTATAGTGTGCAATAACATCCTATATAGTAGCTATTAGAACTATGTTAATAGTTCATTGTAACCAATGAAGGGAGGAGAAATAATAAATAAAACTAAAGTTAAAAGATTAACAATACTTGCTTGCATAGCAAGCTATACAAGGCATACAACGAAAAGCTATGCTTTTCAATAGTAGTTTATTCTTGTGTAGTCTTATTAAGCATAGCTAAGATTCTTAGCTATATAGTAGCTACAATGTGCAAGCATAGCTTGCAATATTATGTAAGCCTTGTGTAGTGAATGAAGACTATTTACAACGTATGTTGTAGGCTTAGTTACTCTTTGCAAGCATAGCTTGCATATATAAGGGATAAGAATAAGAGAAATTTATATCTTTCAATCAACCTTAATACTTTGACATTTTAATCATCGTTTAGATGATAATGTTAGGCACACCACCCCTATCACGTTAGTGATATCTTTGTCAATCAAAACTTTCAAATAATTACAAAACATTTAAAATAATTATCCATTCATCAAATTTATTTGACATTTTAATAAAAGTTTGAAAGTCTTATTCTCTTCGTTCATAGGTAGTTTTATTAATTGATTATGATTCTCATAATGATAGTGATTATCATTTACAACGAAGTTGTAAGCTTAGTTTATTCTTGTTTAATGATTGATAACTATGTCCACAGAATAGCTCCAGATTGCGTTACAACGCATAGTAATAAGAAGTGCTACATAGGTAGCAAGGGAAGGGAACAAGGCAGCTACAGCGTAGCTATGGAGCTTACAACGTGTTATACAATGACAAGGACGGCGCAGACGTTAATCAGCAACCTTATTCTATTTCTATTTAGTATCATAATTTGGAATCAATCCAAAACATCAAGGATAGGTGCTAGCTTGCTAGTACTCTTGATAATAGTAATCATTCTCATGTCCACATAGTAACAAAGGATATAATTAGAATCGTAGTGATAAGCATTAACATTCTGAGAAAGATTCTCGATAGTTACAAAATTGCTAGGATATAGCTGGCAAAGGTGACTTGACTATTATGGGTCAGTGGGATAAGGTTGGACAGACAAATGTACATTTTAGGTAAAACATCAGATAGGTTAACAATTAGTCAGTATGTTTTACTATGTGTTTCTACGAAACAAGGTGTAGTTAAAATGTCCACACATAGATATTTTACACAATAAAAAACACCACCTAAATTAATAAGCAGTGTTCTAAAAATTTAAAAAATAAAGGTTTAGTATATTAGTTTTAAGTTTTCACTACACCCAAGTTAGAACATAGTGAGGAAGCTTAATCATTCCTGTTTCAACATCACTCACCATCTTTCTATGTGTTACTAGTTTAGCATTTAACACTTTTTCCACCTCTCCTAATCTCCACCAATTATACAAACTACCTAAACCGCTTGCCTTATCAGATTCTAAGTCTTTCTTTGTCGTTTCTAATTCCAACAACCGTGTTCCTACTCTAGCTAATATAGCTTCTTTAGCCGTTGCGTATCTGTGGATTTTAAGGGTTTGTTTGTAGGAATACTCTCCGTCACTGAACTTGAAATTTGCTACATCAATATTATCTTCCCAATTGTATATCTTAGACAACATGACATCATACTTATTCCCTACCTTTAAGGTTTCCTCTGTCTTAACTTCAAACTTATCCAATCCATAATTGTGTCCACACACTTCAATTAACTTACCTAGAGCATCTTCATCTAGAGTTTCAAAATATTTGTCAAAAGCATCAATAAACACCTTCCGCTTAGTTTCCAAGTTACGCATTCTTGGTACCTGCCCTATACCTGTGTTAACTTCTCTAGGGAGGAATACGCAGTTATTTGGTGAGTAATGTTTGTTCTTTTCAGGAAGATTCATCAAGTCTTTGTCTATTTGGTAAACATCACCGTTCTCATCGGTACACATAAACCCAACTTTAGTTTCAGCCCACTCTACCCACTTATCAAACGTACTGAATTGCTCATCTAAAGTACAACCGAAGTAGTCAGGTCTCCGTTCCAACATCACAGGACTTCTACCTGTTCTTCCAGTCAACCCTGTATATTGAGCATAAGGGCGAGTTTTCATTCTACCTTCTTTATTACCATCTAAAGAAACATAGCTAATGTTCTTATACACCTTACTTTCATTAATGACATACTTATCTAAGTCAACATCATACACTTTGACATCTACACCATTGTTATTTACAACAACAAAAGGTAATTCATTGTAGTGACCCATTCTTCTCTCCTTTAACATAAATAAAGGTCAATACTCTCACCAATTGCAGTAAAAGTCAAGGATATTTTAGTTATAGTAAATCACCTCTTTAAAATAAAAGGTTGGTGTGGAAATTTTAAAAATAGTAAATTGTCTATTCAGATTTAAATGTTTAGTGGATACGATGCAACACCTAATCGGCCTTATGGTAATCAGATTTTCCTACAGGTATATATTTTCAATAGTCATCTATTTTCAACAGACAAAATAAAAGGAAGCCTAAACAGCTTCCTGTGTACTATAATCGAACGAGGTCAATAGCTTTTCTAACTTCAACCCAAAAAGGTTCTGATTGACTTGCACAAATCATGTATTCGTATTCTGCTATTTCTACTGATTCAAACCAATGTTCAATAAGTTTATTAGCTTCTTGTTTAGTCATCATCACTCCATCCAATAAAATATGTGTTAATACTTCCACAGTAACAACACTCATATCCATTTAAACACTTACCTTCTTCAGTAAATGCTTCCCACTCCGTATTACAATCCTTACAGGCGTACCAAAACTTTAAAGGTGTGAACACACTATTCATAATCCATTCCTCCAACGCTTAGTATCTTTCATTGCATACTGAATTTGGTACACACATATCTCAGGCTTCATAGAAGAAAACTTCAACCCTAACTTAGATACCTTGTTAATAGCATCTTGATCATCTTTAGCTGTTATTTCAATAATGCCTTTTGTGTATTCGTTGTAAACATCAAATATAAATTTCATAACAACTCCCTCCCTAATTTACTAAATGTCTTTCTAATGAAATAACTCCTAATATACGAAGTGATAAAGAATACCACTTGCAAAGAAAGACTCTGTGTAAGAGTCATCCCATAAAAATACAATATCACTAATGCAATAATATTACCACTAATTATTTGTGCAAGAGTTTCTAAATGAATTAATTGAGATTTTGTCATACATCTTTATTCCCCTGCATCTTTCATAAGTCATTCTCATCACGAATACCCACTAAGATAGGTTGTCTTGGTTTATCAACAACCCCTGCTTTCATATAACGAATACTCGCATATTTCCCTAAGTAACTTTCTTTGTTATCCCAAATCTCTTTACGAAGCTCTTTAGTAAGTCCTCTACCTGTCCCTACTGTGAATGTAATACTACCACACAAGCTTTGTACAATGAAAGCACCTAATGTGTTATTACCTACCATACCTTCTTTAGAGCTGCTACGTTCAGTATAACCTAACTCGTTGATAACAGCTTCGTTAGTATTTGTCTGTTGTTCAACAAACCCTGTAATAATAAATTCATCCTGTTCCATAAACTTATATTTACAACTTAACATCTGTTTAGGTGTACTACGTCCATACTTGTAGACGCCATCAGGTTTTCGTAAGATAATTCCTTCACCATTCTTCTTAAATTCAGCTTCAAAGAATGTATTAAATTCATCCTTATTATAAATAAGTTTCTGACGAATAACGTGTAAGTCGTCAGAATCAATGTCGATACACTTGGTAATTAAATCTTCAATGCGCACAATGAAAGGGTCATCTTTATTCTTGCAATAATCAAAGATGTAAAACTTAACATCTTTTGGTTCTCCTTCAATTGACATTACAGCAGAGGTAGACTTTTGAAACACATCTTCTGCATAAATATCGCCACAAACTAATTCACCAACAAAGAAGTTGTATTCAGGTTTACCAAACTTCTGTTGTAGATATTTATTACGAATAGGTTTAAGTGTACGACTAACTAACACTCCATCTAGGACAATAGCTAAAATACCATCCAGTTTTACAGAAGCGTACATAGGAAATACCACTTTATCAATTGGCACTTCACAAGCTAATAGAGGTTTAAATTTATTGGTCATTCTTTCTCCTTAATATGCTGTTTCTCTAGTTTGTAAATACTACCCTTAATTTCAATAAGACTTCCGTTCTCAGCTCTTTCATACCAATACATCATACTGTTGTAATACCCTGCAATAAAACCTACAACACCTAACAATATTCCGAATAAGAAGTTATCCATCACTCCCTCCCTTCTAAACTGTAACGCCAATTTGAACTGTCGAATTGGTTCTCATCAGGCCAGAAAAGAAAAACAGATTCCCCTCCACCGTACCAAAAACCTCTATGCAAATACCCTCGTGTTGGTTTACCTTCATATCCAAAAGCAAACCCACCTTCGTTTGTTGCAATGTACTTGATGTTGTCAGGAACATTAACCCAATTGTATTTTATTTCTCTCTTAATGGTTTTATCAATAGAGATTGGGTTGTCAATAAGGAAACGCACAAGCCAGTCTTCAACTTGTTCCCACTGTTTATTGGTATTCCAACAATACCAATTCTGATCTTTGAACTTCAAGTAGTAAATATCACCAACAGCCCCTTCTTGATAGTGTGTACAATCATCGTTTGGTCTATGCTTACAAAACATCTTGTGATTAGTCATCAACCAACTCCATACATTAACGAGATGTGTAAATTACTATTAATAACAACCTTTCCATCACCAAACAATTTATCAAAATCTATTTGATAATAATATTCAGGATTAAAATCAGAATACCCCAGTTCACAGTATAGATCATCTGCAAACAATAAAATTTGATCGTGTATAGACTTAGGGTTATTAAGGTCTACAGGAACAATAGAATGTTCAAATACACCTTGTCTTGTTTCCGCTTCCAAAAGCATGTATGTATTCATTTAACAACTCCTTTAGCGTTTTGGATAATACAAATGTTCTCTTGTAACCATTTCTGCTGCAATGCAATCTTCAATGAAAGTGTCGATTGTAACCGCTCAGTCTTTAGATTTAAATTCAGTATCTTTGTAAATAAGATCATAAGCTATTTTCTCTAAACTGTCCATACGTGAGATAATATATTCATGATCTAATTTCCTACCGTGTAAATTATTCTTCATAGAAGATTCTCACATATTCTTCAAAAGATACAGTCTCATCAGAATCGTCTGAGATGAAGAATTTGATACTATGTACATCGTACAAATCTTCCTTAGATAAACTTTCAGTCGTGTACACATAGTAAGAAGGATTCATAATATCTAAAAATCCAATTTCAACAACATTAGTAATAAAACCTTTTGTTGTTTCTACACCAACTAAACAATCGGGAGTGAACAACCCTTTATCATAATCACTTAACATCTTTCTCTCCTTTATTTGCCTCAATCATCTATACTTACCTCCCAAGACATTAATGTTTGATAAACTTTCTCATCAATCTTCCCTCTCCATTTTTCAGCAACCTCTTTAATATAAGATTCTTTAGCTTGCTTGTACGCTACAAAAGCCTCCTCTGGAGTTCTGTAACTACCTACGTAGTAACTTTTTCCATATCTTCTCAGTCTTGCAATAAACCTGTCAGTCTTTTGGTAGTAATAGACTCCTAATGGATTTTTTCCTCTGATACTATTCGCCTTTGCTGTCAAACTATTAATTTCACTAGGAACAAAGCAACAAGTTTCAGGAGAATAAACTTTATTTCCTTTAATGAGTATGTCTTTATCTAAATGGTAATTTCTGCCATTCTTCTCCTTCATCTTGTAAAACTCTTGGCTTTCACACCAAGCAGCAAAATTCTGAAAGTTTAACCACTCTTCACATACGGTGACATCTTTGTATGTCGGAAACAGAGACTTATATTTCTCACTGTAACATCTCTCTAACACCGACTGCCAAAGTTGCATAAATTTCTTATCTTTAGAAGAATACTTACCGATTCCAAAATACCCCTTGCCGTAAAAAGTTGGTATTAGTGGATTAAATATCCCTCCAGATCTTAATGAGCTTAGGTCACAACGTGTTATATATAAAGGTTCACTGAACATTACTGTTACGTTGTAATAACCTTGATAGTCAATAACTACACACTTACCACACCTATTAGTGCAGAACTCCTCACCTATAATATCAGACTTTTCAATCTTTCTCAACTTCAAGCACCTCTTCATCTTTGTTGGATGTAGCATTATTTTCTATTACCATCATTCCCCAATTCTGCAAAGTTTTCACTGAATTATTTAGTTTCTCAGCTTCGATTGCAAAATATTGTTTTCTTCCAACACACTCTGCAAGTAACTCTCCTGTGAGCTGTAGACGTTCGGCATCGGACTTATTTGACACTGTTCCATTGTTGGAATCACTAGTGGTGAAGTTTGATATTGCTTTGTGCAAGCCGATACTACTATTGTTAATGCGATTAATAGTGGTATTGATAGTTTCATTTTGCTCATTGTACTTCTCCTGAATACCTTGTGTCTTCTCAACAAGCTCTTTGTAATTGGCTGCTGATTCCTCTTGTGCAATACGTAAAGCTTGTTCGTTAGCTAAACGAATATCTGTAAGCTCTTTCTCATATTGCAACACTGTATTGTTGTGTGCAACAGTTTCAGCTTTATATTCATCCTTGTAGTTGTTACCACGTAGATATAACACAGTGATAATTACAGCAGTGAGAATGATAAACTTATATTCCCATAAGAAGCTAACCAGCTTCTTTAATGTCCCTAAGATAACGTCTATTGCGAACATTCTGATTCTCCGTAAAACCCTAAATAACAATTAAACCTTTTATCTTTAAAGATGTCAAACTTTACACCATCTTCGTAAAATTCAAAATAAACTGTATTATAGAAACCACCAGTCTTCAACTGAACCGTAGAGCCACTTTGCCCAATAGAAATTGCTACAACTTCGTACTCATCTCCAAGCTTAGGATTCAACTTGTCAAAATACTCTTTATCAAAACGGTATCCACCTGTTAAACTTACCACCTTAGCTGTAATCATGAATCTGAACTCTCCTTAAACTTACCAACTATAGTGACAACTCGAACGTCACTACCATAACTATCTAACAATTTAGAGAGATTCTTAATCTCATCCTCTGTAAAAAGATTCCTAGTTTCATGATTGTCAAACTTAGAACCTATTTGTTCAACTAAGACTTTTGCTGCATCGAAATCTTCTTGTGTTAAACTCTTTAACACTTCAACAAACTTCTCATCTGTAATATTCACATACTTCTCCTTTCACGCTAATAAACACTTTATTTAAGACATAATAAAAGAGACCCAACGTTAAGTCAAGTCTCTTGTTAAATTAATTATTAGAAAGTTCTTTAGGAACCTCTTTAGAAACTCGACTTGTTTTCTTCACCTTAGCACTTGCTTCTGATTCCTTCTTCTTCTCTGCAATAGCTTTACGAAGTTCTTTAATATCTTCTGTATACATCTTGAGTTCTTCTTCAAGTTGCTCTAAAGATAATTCAGAATAGTCAAACTCCATTTCCTCAAGCTCTTTAATCTGTTGTGCAACTTCTTCTTGAGCTTGTTTTTGCCGAACATTCTCTTGCTTTACAATACGCTCTAGGGTTTCTTCAGCAGAGAAGAAAAACTCCTTTCCTTCCAAAAGAAGTGGAATTTCCGTCTCAACATCCAAAAAACCTGCGTAAATATCGAACATTAACTTTTCAAGTTGCTTAGTTTCAAAATCCACTTGAGCTTTAATGTCAGCACTCTTACCATATACACCGTATGTTGCGTTGTGGGCGTGGAATGTTGTGTTTGGGTAAACCACTTTGTTGTGACAAGATAACAGTAACATTCCAGCAGCACTACAAGAGTGAGATACAAGTTTACCAGTAACCGTAGCATTTGTCGACAAGATTGCTGATCTTAAACTTAACAGACTGTTAAGATGTCCTCCATAGCTTGCTATAGTAAAAACAACCTCATCTTGTTCTTCAGCATTATCTAAAATAGCTAACACCTCATCATAAATAAATACGTCTGAGATACTGTCTGTAATGCTAATACAATACCGCACAGATGTTTGCGGAATTGCATAAATGTTTGGTGAAAACACACCTTCTTGTGATACGGTGTTCAATTGCTTTGACTTAAACATAACTTCTCCTTAATGTACTCTAAAATTTCAAACTGTTTATCTATTTTAAAACATTCTGTCTTACCTCCAAACTCTTGGTTAGGAAGATAGTCGTGAATTTTAAAAACCTCTTTTACGGACTTCTCAATATCATAAACTGTTGCAGCATCAGTCTTTGTCTGAAATATGACATCGTAATTGTAAGGCATTTCTCTTTTTGTACTGAAACGAGCTTTTAGAGTTCTACATGTATGTCCAACCTTAACAAAATTTTCAACATCGTTGTAGCAACGTATGAAATATATTGTCGACAAACCCTCATAATTGCTCTCTACAAACCTAATAAAACCCTCTCTCGACCAACTGTTCTTTACAGTGCAGTGTGGACACTTCTGACCTTCAAGATGGTTACTTGGCGTAAGGGAAAATTTACCATGTATTTGACAAATTACGTCTACAGGGATATTTGCCCTTTTATACTCTACACAAGAGTAGTCGTAAACATCTCCGTGAACATCTTTAGCCAATGTCACAAACTTATCTTTAGTGTAAAGCTTTAGATTTACCTATACCCTCGTTTGCACACAACCTACATCCATGTTTAGAGTTGAAATACTGAGTTGGTTTGCATGAAAACTCTCCGTGTTTCTTACAAAAGAAGTTACAAAGACTTATCGTGTTTACAAACCCACCAACATACTCTATATTAACAAGACCTTTTTCATTAAACATTTTAATGAAGTCATCTTCTGTTATCAATTTACCTGCACATTTAGGGCATCCTGACCCCTGTAGGTGAACGTGAGGTTCTTGATAAAATAGACCGTGCTCTCGACATATTATTCCAACCTTTGTGTGTGCGTTTTTATAGGTTACATGAGAGTAATCATAGAGACCTTTGTGCACTTGGTTAAATCTATTTACCATCTCTTGATTTGAGTAACGAACACCGCCCTTATTTATTCTACATTTAGAACAACCTTTTCCTTGTATGTGAGCATCAGGTGTTTGATAAAATTCCCCATGTATTGGGCAGATAATGCGTATAGCTTGCTTACAATCTGCATAATCATCAGGATATTCATATTTATCACCATGAGTCTTTCTAGCTTTAATTAGAAACCTAGATTTCTTCTTAACAGGGTCAAAAACTCTAGGTTTTCCATCTTTCCTAGCTACCAATTAATCCTCCTAAACGTCCAATTCACTAGAAGGAGGTCAAAAGACCTCTCTATCTAAATTACATCAAACCTTCTTTAACAAACACTTTAATCCATTCTCGACACTCTTTACTACGGACAATATCCCCAATGTCATCGAAGTTCACCATGCCCATAGTTTCTTGAATCTTACCGTACTTATTGTAAAGGTCAATTGCAAGTTTTAAACCACTGTCTTTATTCAAAGCACTTTGTCGAATATCACCTTCGATGACGATTGTACATCCATTCTGACGAGTGAGAAGGCTCATAATTTCCTCTACTGTACAATCTTCTGCTTCAGTTACAATAACTGCTGTAGTGTCATCAAAGCTACGTCCTTTAATCGTTTCCATAGGAACAAACTCAATGTCACCATTCTCTATTGCAAGGAGTGTTGCAGCACGACCAATTCTCCGATAAAACACATCAATTACAGGGGCAAGCCATACAGAGGACTTCTGCTCGATTGTACCTGCGAAATATCCTAAAGACTTACTATTCGATACAGCAGGACGCACTAATACAATCTTCTTAATGCGACTTGTACGATACCAATCAGCGAATACTGCTGTTGGGATGAATGTTTTTGATGTCCCAGCAAATCCTGTTGCTAAAATACATTTCTTAGTTTCAAGCAAATCCATGTACAACTGTTGTTTAGGATTCATAGGAACGATTGGGTTGTTCTTAACAAACTCATCTCGCTGTTGCTTGTGTTTCTCACTAAGATATTGTTGTTTCTCTCCAATCTCTTGACGATAATCTCGATTAGCTGTCTTACGATTGTTATCACGTTGTCTATTGCGAATCTTACCCATACTCAAAGCTCCTCGTTACTGTTACGAACACTACCACTCGTGTATTTACTACCAACCTTTTTACTGCTCTTAAAACCTTCTTGAATCACATCTTTAAGGTTCTTTAGCACCACCATATTACCAATAACTGCAAATAGGATACACTTCTCATAAGTTGTTAGTGTTGTATCCATTAACACATATACTAAGAATAGGATTAAGATAAGTCTATCTGAAATCCAAAATAAGAACGACTTCATGAGAATTTCTCCATTCACATTTAGTTAAAATTTGACATCTTATACATAAGGAAGAAGAATCCTAAGTAAGCCACAACACCTCCTACTAACATCCCTTTCCAACCATCTTGTTTCTCTTTAAGAACAGAGTGTGTATAGAACATTGCATTCAATGTTAACAACCCTATTGCAATAGCAAAATACCAATTCAATTTATTCTCCTCAGAATATCAATTCTCGTATAAATTTAGTTTACCACAGAATGTGTATTCATCTGTCATAATATTACTTGTAAAGTATACCTTTTCTGGAAATAACTCTATAGCTTTTCCTTTAACTTTAGTTAGAAGATAATGCAAAGTGTCTACAGTAAAACTATTACTATATCTTGTGTCAACAAAGATAGCAGATATTTCCTTGCCTGTCACCTTAGTGTAGTCGTTGTTTGTTCCAATCATAACAACTTTACCATTTCGACTATACTTCTTTTCATCTGACATAAGAGCAATACAATCACCTTTACTCAAATGCTTTAACACATCATCAAACTTAAACTCTTTATAGTACAATATACACCTCAGTACGTTGTGTGTTGAATTGATACAGGTTCATTACTACCTTTCTCCAAAGCTTGCACTAGCAAGCTAGATTTCTCTAGCATTAATTCCACCAACTCCTGTTTAGAAAGATTGTAATAGTCACTGTTAGTTTCATACAAGATTACACCATTTAGTAAGAGTTGTATATAAACTACCTGCGCAAACCTACCTTCAGCTTTTAATGGAATCTTCTTATCCCTAGTTTGAATTACAATCTCGTTCATAATCACTAAACCTTACTGTTGACTGTATATTGTCCTGCACCAAACAACTCATTGCATACAATTTGGGCTTTAGACCGTTCTCTACACTTGAAATAAACCTTATACCCATTAGCTGAAACAATATAGTACCCTGTTGCAGATGTGTAATAATTCAAGTTCGTAGGACAATCTACGAAAACAGTAGTTCCTTTTATTTTAAGAACACCACCATTAACTAAAACATCATTTAAATCAGCCAAACTACTTCTCCCATTGAAATCTAAAATACTTACATTTAGCTTTATGAAAATCGTGAGTACACTCGTGTTCTCTTTTTAAAATCAAAGATTTTGCTGTGTAATAATTCATCTTCAAATGGTCTAAATACGTATATACACCACAACCTTCTCCGTTTCGTTTGTAGTGACAAGTTTTCTCATAGAACCAATAAGGTAAGATACCAAAGTAAAAACACTTAAATATTGCAAAACATCTTTCTCTTTTACTTAGCAAAACAACCTCCAAGAAATTTATTTAAGATATAAAAATGGGAAGGTGTAATCAAGACAATCACTTCTTAACTACCCTTCCCTATTATTTATTGCGCTGTCTTCTTACTACGTGTTGTAGTCTTTTTAGCAGTCAGAGGAGCAATCTCCTCTACTACAGGAGCTTCTTCCTTAACCACAGCTTCTACAGGCTCTACTGAATCGCTTTCATCATTTACTTGTT